TAGGGCTCCTTTTAGTTACTCCCTAGCCCTGAGGTAAGTAGTAACCCATATTCTCCATCAAGTGGAGATATCTCTGGTGGACCTGTTTCACCCACTGATTCCAGGTCAGACCCGATTTTTCCCATTCCTGGGATACTACTGGGTCTCCCCAGAGAGCACTCCGGCCCAGGAAAATAACCTTAAAAGTGGCCTTCCAGAAAGGGATACTTTCGAGAGTTATTTCTACCCCCTGAAAGTACCCTTCAAAGGCGTTATCCTCCCCTAGAACGGGAGTGATTTGGAAAATAACCACCCCCCTTGAGAGGTCGGGGTAGACCTCTATGGGGGAAGGAATGCCCTCTGCCTTCTTCCAATAGTAAACCAGAGGATTTACCTTCTGCATTACCTCGTTCACTTCCCAATCTGCGGGATTTAACGCTTTCTGCATGATCTTGGTAACGTCCATTTTTTCTCCAGTACTATACGGGGTACTAACCCAAAGGTGTATTACGAAAAGAAATTTTTAGGTACTATTACCAGGGATAACTTCTTAACCCATGCTAGTCACAAAAGATTAGACGCCCCATTGATTAGATGGGGTGGGGTGTCAACAACTCCTGTAAATCATATCCCCCTCCTCACCGTCTATAGTCCAGGCGGTGACAGAAAACCAGCTATTGTTTTCTGTTTGTGCCAGTGACTTTGCATAGTCAACAGCACCGTCCATGCTGCTTAGGATTTTCAGCAGCATGGGTTCCGTGTCCCATTCTTGAACTAGATAGACTGTCACTTTATCCTCCGCAATGTACAGGGCTGTCAAGCTATGCGTTTGCTACAGTATCAAAGGCTCATCAGTGGCGATGTCGCCAATCACCTTTATTTGAGGTGTCAGCGAACCGGAAATCCAACCCTCCTGATCTTTGGGGCGGGTAACTAGATGCAGTCTGCGATTCGACGAGATGTACTCGGTCTTCCCATCAAAGACTTGGGCGTTTGTTGCCCATGTCATGAATTCTTCGTGGGATTTAACACCCCAAATACCGGGCGGACAGTGGTCAAATTTGTACCACGTTCCCCAGGGCGCTTTGACAGCCTGATAGGATCTTCCACCCTTTCCATCCCATTCCCAGGTGACTCCCCTGCGACTTCTCATTTTTAGGGTTAAACGAGGCGGGTGGCCTGTGTCGATCCCAACATCACGGCTACCTCTAAGCTGAATGCGACGACCATCAGCTTTGATGATCTCGCCCCCACACGCAATGTACGGCAACTCGCTGGGGCCGTCCCACCATCGCAACTCATCTCCGTCCTCAAGATAAGCTGCTGCTTTGGCAGACAGGCGCACCTCATACGTGCGGTAGCTACCACCACGGCAGCTAAAATATTGCTCACCGAACGAAACGCGCCCGCCCTCAAGAGGCTGACGATTTTCTTTAGTCACAATCAGATTTCTCATTTTCAGCTCTCCGATTATTTCTGGTAGCCGTATTTAACGGCCAGGGATGACCGTTTGGGCATCATGCCCATCATTACACCCATCACCTCCTCAGGGATGAGGAGGAAAAACTGTTCGGGGTTAGGCGGCAAACCCGGAGAACGTCTACGCTTACCTGCGTAGATGTGCTCATATATTTTGCCGCTCGGTCCCTTGAGGATGCGTCCTGTGTCATCCTCCTCAATCACTACTAAATTGCTATCGCTGGGTAACTCATCAATCTGGCAAGCGTAGCCGGACCGATGTGCGATTTTGTTAATGTGTCTTGCGAAAACCATATACCTTTCCAAGCCATCTCGTGGACTAACGGCGCTTAAAGGCTGTCTGCGCTAACGCCTTAATATTGACAAAAGCCCCGACTAATCCCTGGGGCGGGGTGGGTGTTGAGACTGCCTAGGGCCAGAGAGAAGGCAAGCAGCTTTCTAACTCGACCATGAACTCTTCCCAGGCTTCAACCTCTATGAGGCCAAAAACCTGGCTGTTCCCTGGAAACACAACACTCAATCCTTGGGGCGAAGGCCACACCCTTACCTTGTCGTTTTCAAACTGGGCATTGGTGTAATTACACCACACAAGCATGTTTGAAACCTTTTGATAACGTATCAGTCGGCGGGCTTGTGTCCCAGTTTGTGATGTCCCCATCATCAGCTCGTACATTCCCGCTTTTACTTCGTCCATGCTATCCTCCTCGATCTTGTGGGGGCGCGGTACTCATTCAGGGTAATGTCTCTTTTTCACGAAAAGAGCTTCCTGCTCTGAGTCGAATGGACCCAAAAACTGGTAATCGTTGAGGTTGTAACTCACCACCCCATCTTCGGAGTAGAAGATGTAACACTCGTCATCCTGGTCTTTTGTGTACTGAATCTCCACATACCACCCAGGGTCGGTACATCTTTCGCCAACGTTGTCGCCAAGGTCTAATCTTTCCATCATCTCATCCTCCGCGCTGTACAGGGCGCGTCCCTATGATTCTACGATTCGAAATGTTCTGTGATTAACCAGGTCGGGGGTAAGCATTGCTACGGGATGAACTAATATAGGACTTTTGTTCTGAGGCTCCCGTCACGCCTTTGGTATGTGCTAAGAACAAAAGTGCTTCCCCCCGATCCTTGGGGACGACCTCCCTTCCAATAGGTGAGTCCTGCGCCTCCTGCTACCCTTGTAGAGGCTACTAAGTAACACTCTTTTTTGAAAGACCCCCAAATATTAGCGTCCGACTGGGCTGCCTCCCAGCCAGAGTAGACCCGGACTTGTTCTTTCCCGGATTCAAGTAGAACCCTCATTCTTGAGCATGATGTAGGGTGACGAAGATTACCCTTGGCTGCTGCTATGAGAGCCATTTTGTTGATCCCCCGCAGGCCCTCCGAGTAGATGAGGATGCCTTCTTCACATTCTGAATGGAGAGGCAAGAAATAACCCTTGATCTCCCCTTTCAGTATTTTGGCTACTGTCGTTTCCATCTCGTCCTCCACGCTGTACAGGGCGCGTCCCTAGTGGTGGTGCAAAAATTCCCGGCTGACTATTAATTGACCTACGAATTGGCTGCCATCTCTTTCAACCAAGGGATGGGATCATCGTAGATCCCAAATGGGTGATTAGATCCACCCAGTAGAATTTCGGCGGCTCCCCTTGTCCCGAGCCGTTTTTCTGCGGCTAGCCCGATTGGGCCAGATAAAACCACAGTCCACCCTGCCGTGCAGTGGGCAGTTCCGCAGGATGAGTGCCAAACTTTTTGGTTCAGAGACTCGGGATTCTGTGTAATTTGCTCTAGCACTTGTTGGGCTAGGCCGGGGATGGGGGACCGAGGAACCTCCTTAATCCCGGTTGCACCTTTCAGATTCGCCCCCAGAAGTCTGGTCCTTCTCAGGTCAGCGCCCACCAGGTTGGCCCCCCGCAGGTTGGCATGGCGCAGGTCCGCCCCGATCAGATCCGCCTGCATTAGGTCAGCCCCCTGAAGATTTGCCTCCTGAAGGTCAGCCCCCCTGAAGTTTGGCCTCCTGAAGATTGACCCTCCTAAGGTCAGCTTCCCGAAGGATAGCCAGCTGAAGTTTGGCCTTTAGGAGGTTGGCCCCCCGAAGGTTAGCCTCCCAAAGGTCAGAATCCCGAAGGTTAGCCTCCTCCAGGTTGGCCCCCTGAAGATTAACCCGAGGGCCAATAACGTACCCCTTGACTCTTTCCATTTCATCTCCTGCGCTGTACGGGGCGCATCCCTTATTTTTACGTGACGTGTGGGTACTGCCCACAAAAAGCCCCTGCAAACCACCGGGGCGGGTGCAAACTGACTTAAGGTTAACGGTCTTGCTGCGCTTGCCAGTGTTCTTCGGACACTGCAATAGAATCGGCAATCGCCAACTCTAGAGTGTCCCCCTTCCCACCGACTCCTACAAGTTCGGCGTACCAGCCGTCCTCGTCGTATCTAATTTCGACCCCCTGCCGCCTTCCGATGTACAAACCGGGGGAGTACATAATGCACTCTGCGCCCGGAAAGCATTCGTTTACTTGGGCGATAAAAGTTTCGAAGGATTCAAACACTGTGACTCTCCGCGCTCTTACGGGGGCGCTCCCCTAAAGTTGTTGTGAGATGCCCCAGTGGTTAGCCGGGGGGTCAACTAGATTAATCGACGCGATAATCGGGCGGCGTACCCGAGTTTAATAAGGCGGTAGCCTTGCTAACATCGCCTTTTGTATCTTTAAGCGCCAGGTCTAGAGCTTTAGAGACACTAAACATGGCACTTTTGTAAATAAAGTAGAGGGTGGAGCACATGAGCACGTCCTCCCCCGCAATCCGTCGATCACTATTCCTCAAAGAGTGATCGACCTCCTTAGCAAGTTTATTAAGCTCCTCGACTAGCCCTGGAGTGATGGGCTTCTTGATAGTTAGTTCCGTCACATAATCTGACAGACTATTGTAAGGCTCTACCTTTACTGTAAGCCAATTCGGTAGATGCTCCAGATTCTTGGGATGGGTACACCCCTTTGGAGCCTTAAACGTAAAGCCCTTTTTCGTCTTTTCAAATAGCTTTGGCCGGAGGTCCGGCAGTGGAGATGACTCGATTAGAGGTTCCACTTCTAATCCGGCCATTACGTCGTATCCCCAGTCGAGGACATACTTGTTATTGCTGCCGTATCGACGTACGGCCTCAAGGCCTTTCGCTTTCATACATCGTCGAATTAACAGAGGTATTTGATCCTCTGTTAACTCCCTTGCAGTTATCTTTCTGCAAAGGGATACGTAGGAAACCCGACCTAACTGTCTGCCCTCCCGGTGTTTGATGAGAAAGCGCCGGGTTTCCTCATCTATACGCCGAACGGCGCAAGACGAGTGTATCCCGTCGGGGTGGTTGGTCTCGGCTTCGATATACTCCGCCTCTTCAAAGCTGGATTTCACCCAGCGGGCGGTGTTGTTCGACACTTTTTCGTACTGTATCTTGAATGCACACACTGAAGTCATGTTATCCTCCGCGCTGTACAGGGCGCGACCCTTATGTTTTTTATGGGGGTTAGTCTGGGCGTGGAGGTACTCTGTCTTAATAAGCAATTTCACAGAAGTTCCCACGGTCATCTTTTTGCCACTCTCCTACAGAGATGCAAAATTGCCGGAGAAATTTTTCACACTCTTCTGGTGTTTGCTTATAAGAGGTCCGGGCTATATATTCCCAGATGAATGGTTTTTTGCCAGTCCGGTACCGTTGTTCCCAAGATAGGGAGTTAAGAGCAACGGCTAGCTTAAATCTCCAACCCTGTGAAGGATCTAGGCTCTGGGCTAAACAATCCTGAAAATTTTCCAAGAGGTCGCACCCGCTTCCATAATCCAAAAGAGACCCCAGACCCCCTTTTAGACACAACTGCTCGTAATCTAGAAACTCTTGTGGGGGGTCAGTCCAGAGCGACACTTCAATCCACTCTGTCTCTTGGTTTCCCGAGGTGTGCCAGGCCTCTATAGCTTCGCTAAGTCTAGCAAGCCACTCTAAGTCTATATCCATGTCCCCTTAAAATGATTGTTCATGCAGAAACTCAAGTTCTGCATAGTCCGGATTTGCGTCCCAGACATGGACGTAATCAATGCCCCCATCAAAGCGACGGGAAGCCACGATAAACGTGTCAGCACTACCAGCAGGGGACGGGGCGTTTTCAACTCCTACTGGGAGGTCAACCCCCAGTTCCTTGCTGATATTCTCGGCATGATCCGGGTACCTGACGTGTGAAATGACCTCATGCCGATGACAGATTTCGGAAACCTGTGCAGCGGTCAACCCCGCCATGGTCACCTTAGCCCCCGGTATGGGGAACCAAGAGTTTGGTAATGCGTGAACGATACGAATGGTCATGATTTCTCCTGCGCTGTAAGGGGCGCTCCCCTAGAGTTTTGGTGCAAAAAGCCCCAGTGGTTAGCCCGAGCGGAGGTGGGATGCGAGGCTAAGCCGTACGCATGATGTCTACGGCCTTGTGACTTAATTCCGGGGTATTGCCTAAACGGATAAACCGCACTTGGGAGCAGACGCAGCCCCAAGGTGCGCTGCCCTTAGTGCCCAATTGGGCAAATGCGAGGCTGTACTGTCCCGCATCCCAGCAGGTGGATACGGAAGTCCATGCGGTGTCATCAAGCCGCCCGGTGGCGATGCTAGGAGCCACCCGAACAGAAAACGAACTCGCTCCCTTAACAAGGGATATGGCGGAGCAGGATTCTCGCCCACCCCTTTTCATAAAGCGGAGCAGATCCTCCATCCCATCAAGCGTAGATGGGTCAATGGACTCAAAGCATCGCATCGCCTCTTCCGCAAAATTCCAGTCTACGGAGTCCATTTTGACCTTGCTCCAGGCAGCGTAATGCTGCCCGTTGGAGAATCCGTTTAGGTTCAATAGGCTTTTCACTTCTTGAACGGAATAGCGTCGAAGTTGCAGCTTGGTTAAAGTATTTTCCATCCTATCCTCTGCGCTATTACGGGGGCGCGTCCCTAAAGTTTATGTGTGAGGTGCCCCGGTAGTGAGCCAGGGCGGGGGTGTGGGGTTAGTGAAAAAGGGTCAAGCGACGGCCTCAACTCCCTCCAAAAACGTGCAGTCTCCCTCAGGGAGGACTGTCACTGCCTCCGCGATAGCGAAGGGATGCTTCCCGCCCCTTTTGTCCGCAACCAGGGCAACAACGTCTTCCCATTGGCAAGGGTGTGCCCCTGCTTCATCCCAAGGGCACCAGTACCCTTCGTCCTGACGGTATCCCGTGCAGACCCATCGAACATATCGTGCACGTCTTCCCTCCTTTTCGGGTGAGGGGATAAACTCAATCCCCTTGTAGTCGCCTTGGACCCACTCTCCGTACTCCTCGTCTTCAAAATATTCATGGCCCAAAGGGACCACGAATCTAGCAAGATCCCAGCGCTTCTTCCAAACGTCAACGGGAGTCCACTGGCAGTCACCTTCAAATGCAAAGGCGACCACTTCTATCACCTCCCGGCGGGGGCCGTAGGAGTATAGTAATTCATCTCCTACCTTGCAGAGAATAAATCCTTTGTGGTCATTTAGCCCCATGGGGAGGGGTGCTTCTACTACGAAAACCTTTGGCTGGGGAGGTGCTGTCCCTCCCTCTATATCCGTCGAGTTGACGGAATCTAGCTCCACTTTCAACCCATCGACAGTAACAGATCGCTGCATTAACCAACCCATGATTTCTCCTGCGCTGTATGGGGCGCTCCCCTAGTATGTTTTACAGTGTGTGAGGTGTGGGTACTGCCGTGCTCTCGTGAACAGTACCCCTAGTTGTGTTTGGGGGTCTAATACAGGTTACCCCCTGTGACTGGGGAACCCTCCCCAACGGCTAGGGCCGCCATGGTGTCCTCCTCCGAAAGGAGGACTCCCCCGTAGTCGAGGGCCTGGGTAAGATCCCAGTAGTCCCTCCCGTACTGTGATATGGGTACCCACAGTTGGGCACCCTCCCGGGTTTGTCCGTTGCAGGACAGGGTGGAGTAGGGGATCCACCCCCCTTTCCCTTCACCGACAACTTTCTTGAACGTGGTGTTAGATTCCATGGTTTCTCCTAGCAGTGATATCGGGATGCCAGCCCAAAAGTGTGTTACGAAAAGAAATTTTTAGGTACTGTCACCAGGGAGAATTTCTTAACCCGTGTCTCTCTCAGTTTTTTTGACACCCCCTAAAAGGGTACAAAAAAAGAGCCTACATAAAAATGCAGACTTTCAGAGACAAAAAAAATACCGAAGAAATTCCTTCGGGAAAAAATATAGAATACGATCCCGCAGCGTTAACGCCTACGCTTGCGGGCAAAATTTATTCCCTGGGGAATATAAAATCCCCAGACCGACTCATCCTGAGCCAGCTTATAGATTAGCAGATCCCGTTTCGGGATCTTGGAGCCGGTAGCTACCCTACCCCGATAGTGGTATAGAGGGCAGTCTACGGAGCCGGGAATAGGCTCTAGCTTACGTGCCTTCCCGATAGCACGGGTTAAGGCTATGGACTCGGACCCTTTGGGCATCATGCCCGTGAGATACTGATAGGCTACGGAGCCGATCATAGCCCCATGGCCTTCGACGGCTATAAACAGGGTGCCTTCAGCTAAGGCAGACCGGGCTCTGCCAAGGCAACCGGGAATCCAGGCATTTTCCCGATCGGAGAAGGAAAAATAGTCGGATGATGGTTCAAACGGGAACCCATCCTTAATGGTTCCTATATTGGCACTATGGGTCAGGTAACCCCGATGATCTAAGGTAGGCTCCTCGCCATACCCTTTATGGATTCCGGTACTATCGGTCTCCAGAGTCAAAGCACAGGATTTGTGTCTAGTGACGGTCCACCCTGTAACATCCCCATAGGGGGACCGTACGGCATGAAGTTCAAGCCATTCCACCTTAGCGGTGCTGCGATAGACCACAATTCGGTCTGTAGCTGCTGTGATTTGTTCACAGCTTAAGTGATTAAAATGAATCGGGTCCATCGTAGCCTCCCCCCTACACTCTACTTAGTTATGGTTACTGTGGTTTTACCGGGTTAGTAACCCCCCCGGTATAGATTACATTACCTCGAATTCGTCCGTATTTTCATCCAACGAATAGCTGTATTTTGTGAGGAAGTCCCAATCGACTTCTAGGGTACTAACGAGAGCCCGTGTAGGCTCGACGCTAGAGTAAGGGGACGTAGCTAGGAATCGTCCTAGCAGGGAACACATTGTATATGCGGCCTCCGTAGTTAGGAAAATATTAGGGCTTTCGCGGCTATACCGCGCTACGAATACGGACCATGCCAGTTTAGACACGGTTTTGAGAGACATGGTTCCCCCGAGATAGAACTCCATTAAGGGGAGCGCTAGGGTCACCCCTAGCGCCTTATCGTAGATCTTTTCTGCCATGGGGGTCAGGACTTTGACCCATTGTGCCAACTTAGTTTCCGACGTATTATCGACCGATTCCGTGTCGGATAGCTGAGCCGAATAATTCGGGAACGGACTATCAAGATTGGAAACGGAGACTTTCAAGGTACCCTCAACGGGATAACCATGGCGGGTGAGTTCCCGCACTAGGGTACCCTGATCTTTAGCCTGATTAGGCCGATAGAGGAGGCTAAAGCTAAAGCCCGCGCCCTCGCTTGTATCGCTGACAGATTCCACCTTAAATTCCAGGGCGAGGCGATACGACACCCCAGCACTCAAGGACACCGGGAGGGTGTCACAGTTGACACTGTGACTAAACGGCTTGACCCTTTGGGGTAGCGTGCTATTAAGTGCCCGGTGTAACTTCCCCACGGCAGCACCCTTAAAATTGCCGCTAGCGGTGGTAGCGTAGCCAATCAGCTTGCCTTCGTTAAAGGCGGCAACCATATCGGGGTTAAGCTCCGTTTTACGGAGCGCTAACATTGAAGTTGTCATGATTTGATCCTCAATTATGTGGTTTGGATTTCCTGAGTCCTTTATAGTAGTTTGCCGATAGAGGTTCCTTCCCTCTATATAGGCGGTTTACTATTCGGGACTCAGGAAACCGATAGGTCTCAACCGAGCGGGATATTTCTCTCCCTGTTGAACACAGTATAACACCGCGAAAAATGGCTGGATCGCTTGCGGTATATGGGATGGAGGGTGTTCTATGACTACAAACCATTCTCTCCACCATTTACCAAAACTAGCCTTCTTCCTACCCTACCCTTCTTATACTGCTCTCTCTCACTACCTCACTACCTGCTATCACTACCCTACACAAGTCACCCTATACCACTGTGATACATTTTTTCATCATGTTAGAATGTTTAAGTACACCTTAAATTAAGGACCACATCCTAATGGATAACACAGCTACGTTTAGAAGAAAATTAGGTTTGATGCCACACAACGTCTATATCAATCGCAGATCAAAGTGGTCAAACCCTTGTCAAATGTTGATGATTCTCAAAAGTCGAAATAACGCGAAGCCCATTAATTCTGAAGATGTCTTTTCCCAAACTGGACGTACTACAGAATTACTAATCTCAGCTTTACATCTTCTCGACTTAGGAAAACACGTTTACCTCCTCTCACCTAAAGGAGAGACAGAAACACGTCTATTACAAACTACTCTAGAAGACTATGCTTCTATATGTGATTTAGACACTACTTTTATCGTACGTGACCCTTCTTACCTACCACACAACGTCAAATACACTACATTAGTAGATCACCCATAAACCCTATCTATGAACGAGAAATATCCCTGGGAACAGATAGCAACCGAATACATCACTGGCTATTTTGTGACAGATCCCGAAACGTTTACCAAGAAACACTGGTATCCCACATATGAGGATCTTCACAAGAAGTATGGTATGAATTTAGACTACCTACGTAAGAAAGGCCAGAAAGAGCGTTGGAGTAGTAGACGTGAGGCCCTACAAGCCAAACTAAAAGAAAAGACAGCTCAAAACACACTACATAGTTACATATCCGATAGCGCTCATTTTGACGCTATGACGATCATTGCTATGAAAAAGATGTATCGGCTTATAGAAGCTTTCTTTGACCAGTACGATATTCTTGAGTCTAATCCAGATGGAACAGTGTCTATTCGTGATCTATCAGAAGAAGATAGGGAGTCTCTACCAGCAATCAAAGTTCATGAACTTAAAAGTCTAGTAGAGACTCTCGATAAAGCTCAAATTCTTGTTAGGCGTACCGTAGGAGAACCTCTACATGGAGATGCTGAAGCTTACAAGTCTCTGGCTGAAGAGATCTTTATTGGCAACTCTAATGATCCAGAAGAGGCCCTTCAAAGAGAAAAGCGTATCTCTAAACTTATTGAAAAAAGAGAACAAAACGCTAAGAATATAGAAGTTATTAAAAAACAATTAGAAGAAATTAAGTCTAATTCTTAGGTTCCACGTTTCTCTCAAAGACTGAGATAGGATTAGTAATCACTTGGTATATATCATTTACCAGACCATTACCTAAAAGACTACCTGCTAAAACAAGACCTAGAAATAGAATAACGTTCTTTTTAGGTATGCTTTGCCAAAGTATACCTATTAATCTACGAGCTTTATTTGTAAGGATGTTTTGTAGAAGCTCTTCCATCTGCTCTTCATTTAAAGAAGCATAGTCTTTTCTTTTTGAAACTTGAAATTTATTTTCTAAAGCCTTACCTAACTTAGCGTGACTCTCTAAAGATTTATTCTTTAATTTAGTAGAAGTTATATCACGAGCTTCAAATATGACATAACTAACATTACCCGAATGATCTCGTATAGACTTAATTGTGACATCTAAAACAAGATCTCTACCATCTTTATTCGTAGTCTCTAATTCAAAAGTTTGAGGTTCGTTTTCTACAGCTACAGAGTATTTAAAGTTTTTTTCTAGAGACTCTCGATTTTGTTCATTCAACTTTAACCAAAAGGCTTCCCACAAAATCGTATGTAATACCGATTTTTTTTCTACACCAAATACACTAGAAAATCTATTATTTAGATCTCGTATCTTACCTGAGCTATCTAATAAAACTAATAAACTATAACTGTTATAAAACAGAGTAGAAAATTGTTTTTGGCTCTTTATCAAACGATTCTTAGTCTCTTGCAATTCATCAATATCAGATAAAACACTAGTAACCGTACCGAGTTCTCCATTATGTACAAAGGAAACTAGAAAAGTACGTAATTTACTATGTTTATCTAATACCCTCAATTCCACATTAAGACATTCACCTTCTCTTTTATAAGTAGGCCAAATTTCGTTATTAAACTTATGCCTACTTTCAGCATCTAAAAAGATAGAGAAACTCTTACCCACAACATCGTGATACTCATATCCCAACACCTTTAACCAGTGATTGGACACTTTTTCAATAATTCCATTCTCATCAAGACTCTGTAATAGAGCAGGAGTATTATGATAAATAGATTTATACTTTTCTTCAAAGCTACTTAAAGCTAGTTGAGTTTCCTGTAAATCTGTAATATCTCTACCAATACATTGATACTCAAATAACTTCTGACTTTTGGTATGATACAGACCCTTAATTACCCAAGAAATTACTTTATTAGAAGTCTTTTGTGTATGTGTTACTACGGGTGTATGAAAGTCAATGCTGTTCTTTAATACATCAATAGTTTCTTGACTTTCCTTACTAAGTAGATCATAAAAATTTAAAGATTCAGTAGAATCCTCTTTTAAACCAAAGAAATCTTTAAAAGCTCTATTACAGTAAGTGAGAGAACCCGTAGAACTAAACCTACAAACTAAATCTGTTTGATCTTCTACAATACTGGAGTATCTTCTCTCACTAGCTTCTAAAGCTTCTCTCTTACCTAAAACCTCACTAATATCTCTTATCAGAAAAACAAAAAAACCCACTTTATCCGTACTATCTATATAAATAGGAAGTATCTTTAAATGAGCCCAAAAAGAGGTACGATCCTTTCTGTACAACTGACAAACAAAACTACCATCAATCTCAGAAAGAAGAGTTCTATTTATATTTGCTATTACAGAAGAATCTGTATCTATCCCCTGTAATAGAGTGTAAGACTTTCGATGAATATCCGAGAAGTTATAATGTGTTAGCTCTGTAAAGGACTTGTTTATATAAGATATAGGATAGTTACCATTTTTTCTATTAGTGACTACCATTAAACTATCATGCATAGAAAAAATGATCTTCTTAAAAATAGAAAGCTGATGTAAAGCTTTTACTGAATCACTATGATCAATGGCAAAACCAGCTAAAAACTTATCACCATTTCTATCTCTAAAAGCAAACTTAATAACTGTATAGCTTTTACCTTTAATGATAAAGTCTTTTTGAATACTCTCTTCTGTTTCTAAGACTCGAAGATCATTTGCTAACCATCTCAGAGAGTCTCTATCTAAAGCTTCATCTCCTCTATCTAGGAAATCCTTAAGATTTTTATTCGCTTGTTCCAAAAGTATAGGATTTAAGTAAACGTATTTACCTTTTACGTTTTTTACAAAGAGAGGAAAAGGTAAATACTTCACTAATTCAGAACCAAGATTTGTATTTTGTAATGGATTAGGGGACATCTGTTATTATAAGAATAAATTCATTCTTATTCTAGCAAATATAACCCCATGAACTTTTCAGACCCTTCCCTTACAAAGGCTGCATTAGACTTACAACTTCAACTTCAAACACTAATGGAAGAGTATGAAGAAACTTCTTCTTTACTTCAAAGTATGCTTACAGAAGAAGCCGTAGAAAACAGTCAAAAAAGTCTATACCATTTCTATCAAAACTCCTGGGATGTTTTTGAAACGGTTCCTTTTTTAGGTAACTGGCATCTTCAATGTATCTGCGAACATCTAGAAGCTGTCTTTCATGGAGACATACAAAACATTATTTTTGAATGTCCACCTAGACACTCTAAACTATTAGCTAGTAGCACACCTATACTAACTCCTCAAGGCTGGACTACACATGGTCAACTAAAAGAAGGAGACTTAGTTTATCACTCTTCAGGAAACACCACAAAAGTAATTAGTAGACACCCGAATGATGTTGCCAATATTCTAATTACCTTTACCAATGGAGAATCTATTAAGTGTAATGAAGATCATATTTGGGCTGTATATGATAGATACAGACATAGAAACACCGTAAAAAATTATGATACTAAAACACTAATAGATTTATGGAATCAGTCTAATCAAGATAGAAGTAGATTCCAATTACCTAACATTAGTGCTCTAGAAAAACCCTCTGCAAATCTTCCTCTTCATCCTTACTTTTTAGGTCTATGGCTAGGAGACGGACATAGCAAAGCTCCTAGAATTACACACCACGCAGCTGATCTTCAGTCTATAGAAAGATTAGCCGAGTTAGGTTTCTCCGTAACTTCGAATCAAAACAAAGGGGTTGATGCAATAGATAGTTACTTCGGACATCAGGATCTACCGCGAAAACTTAAAGAGCTAAATGTTTGGGGAAACAAACACATACCAGAAATTTATATTCATTCTTCTATAGAACAGAGATGTGAATTAATAGCTGGACTCATTGATTCTGATGGTCATGTAGGGGCAAGAGATAGAGTACGCATTGTAAATACTAACTGGCAAATCATAGAGGGAGCCTATGAGATTCTTCTGTCTCTAGGACAAAGACCGCATATCTATGAAGCAGAACCTTCTATAAATAACTACGGAAACTGGAACATTCAAGGAAAACTAAAAGTCTACACTCTAGCTTTCCAACCAACAATTCCTTTTCCAACAGCTATACCACGAAAGAAAATATCTCGTTTATGTCTTCAGCCTAAAATTGGTTTTAAGAAAATTGAATACCTTCCCGAAGAAGACTGGGAAATTGGAAACTGTATCACAGTAGAAGCAGAAGACGGAATGTATCTCTGCGGAAAAAATCTCATACCTACTCATAACAGTTCTATTATCAACATTGCTTTTCCTGTGTGGAGCTGGATACAGAAACCTGCACTAAAGTTTATTACCTGTGCTCATGGAGATTCTCTAGCTGTAAGAGACTCGGTGAAGAGTAGACAGCTAATAGAGTCTCCTTGGTTTCAAAAAAATTGGGGTAAACTTGTTGCACTCAAACCAGGTTCAAATCAAAAGAGTAAATATGAGAACACATCCAACGGCTATCGTATTGCAACTTCTATCTCAGGCCGAGCCGTTGGTGAGGGCTATGACATTCTTATTGTAGATGACCCTCACAAACCAAAAGAAATAAACTCGAAACCTGCAATTCAAGCCGTAATTGAGTGGTGGACAGGAACAATGACTTCTCGTAAAAATTCCCCTGACAGCCGTAGAGTAGTTATGCACCAAAGATTATCCGATGAAGACTTGATTGGTTTTATTCGAGAGAACGATAGTGAGAGTTGGGAAGTTGTTTCTCTACCAATGGAATATGAACCTGTAAAATACTTCACTAGTATAGGATGGAAAGATCCACGGCAAAAAGAAGGCGAGATTTTATGGCCTGAAAGATTTCCCGAGTATGAAGTTAAAAGACTTAAAAGGGAATTAGGTAGCTATGGTTATGCTGCACAGTACCAACAAAGGCCTGCTGCTAAAGAAGGTGGAATTATAAAAAGAGACTGGATTAAACACTACGCAGTTCCCTTTAATATACATACTCTTAGAAATTTCGATATGGTAATTCAATCCTGGGATCTTTCTTTTGGGGATACTGGAGATTACACCTGTGGACAAGTGTGGGGTAAAAAAGGAACAGACAAGTTTCTACTAGATCAAGTTTCTGGTAAATGGGTTTTTACAAATCAGATTCAAGCTATTCGCAATCTAAGAGCTAAGTGGCCTATGACCCGCAGTGTTCTTGTAGAGGATAAAGCTAATGGCCGAGCAGCTCTAGATGTTCTAAAAAAAGAAATTCCCGGTTTAATTGGAATTGAACCTAGAGAAATAGGCGGGGGAGATAAAACAGTAAGACTTTCTGCTTGCTCTGTAGATTTTGAAGCGGGTAACATTTATATTCCATCTACCAATCTATTTGACTGGGTAGAAAAGTATATACATGAATTAGTTAGCTTTCCTAAAGCAAAGTATGACGACGCGGTAGATGCAACGTCTCAAGCTTTAAACTGGTTTGCTTATAAGGCATCTAATGTCTCCTCAATGATAATTAACGAGAATCATATAAGACAACTACTTGACCAATCTTATGGAAATCTAAACAACCGGGTAGAAAGGCCAAACTCGAATCTATTATCAGAACATAAAAAAGGAGAAACCCCAATTAGAGATTTCTCCAAGCCTTCTAGATCAGTTGTTAATGCTAATAGCGTTCGAACATTAAGAGATCTATTTAATTAGTCTCTGCTGTTAAGAACTTTCTTAGCGCTATCAAAAGCTTTAAACTGAATCTGTTTAAACGGAGGCACTTGCAATGCTTGACCTTCAATATGAGGGTGGGGAATAGTACGTCCGGCACACTGAGTAGTATAAAGCTTACCTAGTTTAGGCAGTCTCACTTCTCCACCATCTTTTACGCTGGCAAAAACAGTATCCACAAGATCTTCCAGAACGGAAGCTGCTCCATTAAGAGTAATGTAACCACCAGAAACGTTCTTGTTAATCAGAGTGTAAAGCACTCGGGTCAGTTCACTTTTATTCATTTTGTTTTGTCCTATAATGTGTTTATTAGGCTAATGCCTGAATTTAATTATAGCACAACTAAACCAACTCTTTTATGTTCACCCCACAAGTTACCCCTAAAAAAATCGGCCAGTTTCAAGATACCCTCAAAGATATCTACGTTTCCAACATCAAGAGAGCCTTTCAGGAAAGCTTGAGGAATTCTCTTCGTACGGCAAAAAAGCCAGAAGACATAGCTAAAAATTTTAACATCTACGTTGCAGCCCAAAATGTTTGGTCCTTTGTATGGCAACAAGCTGTAGTAGGGGGCATAAAGGATTGTGAAAAAGAAGTTAAGTCACAAAAAAAATCAGATTTTGCTTTAAGTTATGGTGTCTCTGACATAATTGAGTTTGCTTCTAAAAAAGATGTAAATGATGAATTAGACTCTCTGGCTAAAGAAATTGAAGGGGCTAAGATTATTTTAGGTCGAGATAACCAAGACAATGACCCTTTAGTAAGTAAGTACTTCGGAGTTAAAAAATCTAAAGTCACGGACCAGATGAGGCAAGACTTTAGAGATATGATTAGTGACCGGGCTTATCAAGCCTCTATTCGCTATGACTCTTTAAATAAAGAAAAAGAGAAGCGCTCAACTAGAGAAAGACAAAAAAGAGAAGTTACGGAAAAAGGCAAAGAAGCTATAGAAAGAGCGAATGAGGCTAAACAGACTGGAAGAGCAGTAAGCCCAGAAGACTTAGAGTTAATTAGACAGTATCAAGAACAAAAACAACAAAAAGAAACTACTTCTGAGGCGGACAAGATATTAGCAAAAGAAGCCCGAGAAAAACAGAAAAAACAAAGAAGAGTTAATTGGGCATCTAAAAAGAGACAAGAGCTTACACCTTCTTACCTAACAGCAAAACAGAGAGAGCGAGATCAGTACGAAAAAGAAAACGCGGACTCTGTAGAAAAAGCTCTCGCTTCTTTAAACTTGACAACCCAAAGAGAGATTCGCCGAAATTATTCAAATAGATATTCTTCTGTAAAAGAAGACTCGTATTTTGCTAGAGTTTATACACAAAAAAGGGGAGAGCAAATAAGTTCTTCCATGAATGATAATTTGCAAAGCACTATCAAACTAAAAGTATCAGAATACGTAAGATCCCAGAAGAAACCCAAAAACCAAGAAGACTTATTAAATAACTTAATTCGAGATCTAGACCCAGATCCAAGAGCTGAAAAAACAAGAGAAGCTGTAGATTTGCTTAGAGGGAAATTAGAGTCGAGAAAGACTGTTATCACCCAAAAACAATTAGATGCCTCGGCTAGTTTTGATCCCTCTCAAGATGATGAACTAAACGACCTCTCTGAAGATATAGCGGCTACAGCTCAAGAGGTATCGAAATTACTAAATGGAAGAAGGTCCGCCTCTTTAAAAGGAGAAGAAAAACAAAGGTATAATAAACTTGTTTTAGAAACAAATGGACTAAGAGATTTAAAAACTCAATACCGAGAAAAATTAAGAGAGGTAAGAAGAAACGCGGGCTTGTCTGAAGTTCCCTACCCTCCTTCTATCAAGAAAAAAATGGAAAAGGTAGAAAGAAGAACTCAAAAAGATTTAGAGAATCAATCTAATCTAGTAAATTCAAAAAGCCGAGAAATCTTTAACTTAAAAGAAGCTTTAAAATCCAAAGATAGCGACATATTTTCCATTGTAAATTTAACTCCTCCGCCAGCAGGTGCAAGTAAGGCCCAACAACTGGAGATGAGATCTGCCGCCAGAAGTCTCATAAATCAGAGAATTGCGTCTGAAACTAAAATACTAGAAAGAGCTACATCTCGTGTTACTGAGTTACAAAGAAGAATAGATCAAGAAGATTTTTCAATTACTATTGATCCTAAAAAAGTAAAGCTTTCAGATCAAGAAAAAAGAATGCTAGCCGATTCTCTAGGCTATAAATCTGAAGGAGCTATTAGAAGCTTAGATAAAGAAATGTCAGGGGCAGATCTTCGCAGGTTGATTGGGGTTGCTGAAAGAAAAGGATCTATTTATTTTGATGAGCGTGTAACAAAACAGGCAGAGGCCGTTGCTATTACAGAAGTAAGTGCCGCTTATAACTTAGGCAGAATTGAAGCTTTCTATGAAGAAGGTGTCAAGTATGTTACTTGGGTTTCAGTTTTAGATGACAGAACTAGCGAATTCTGTCAGGGCATGAATGGAAGAGTTTTCAAAATAGAAGAAGTAAGAAACGTAATTCTTTCTATGCAACCGATACCAAATACCACAGCACTTCCAGAAGACCCTAGCAATAGAATATTGTCTCCTAGCGGAGTTTGGGTTCCTCCGGTACATCCAAGATGCAGAAGTTACCTTCATCCAATCTATCTACCTGAAGATGAAAAATACCTAGCAAGAGATCTAGGAGTAAAGACAGATAAACTAGGAAACGTTATTCCTTATACAGGACAAAATGATTTAGAAAGTGTTAGGCTTTTAGAGTCATTACAAAAACAATCTAGAGCTTTTAAGAATAAAGAGAAAAATCAGGTAAAGAAAAAAGCTGTGGATCTTTTGATTTACAGACTAAAAAGAGGTAGCCCTAGTTTAAGACGGTCTCTTTTTAACGTTCTTAGATATGGAGACCTCTATCAACAGGGTATTTCTTTTCTTGTAAATAAATTAAATTCCGATGGAAACAAAACTATTACTAAAGAAGAAATACAAAAAAATGATAAGCCCCTAATGAAAGTTATTCTAGGTGGTGCAGCTATTTTTAGTGCTGGGTCTCTATTGTATTTACTACACAAAAGTAAACTACTAGACGGAATACAAGAGTACGTAGGCGAAAGGCTGGCTGAAGAAGTTGAAGAGGGTAAAAACTTTTTAGGAGAAATGGGGGAAGAAGCTGTAAGAAGAGCCGTAGAAGGAATTGTAGGTGAACTAAAAGCTCTGCCTCCGGGTGTTGTAGGTGAACTAACTAAAAAAGAAAATTCAGATAAAGACTTCATTGTTGATATTACTAGCAAGTCAGGTCAAGAAGTAGATGCCCTTTTAAATCGTGGTGAAACTGCTGTAGCTTTGGCTATTAATGGGGTACCCACAGAAGACCTATCTAAGGTTTTACTCCCTCAGGGTTCTAAGATAGATGCTCTTTATAGAGAAAAAATTAGAGAAGAGCTATTTAGAAAGATTAATAGTGAAACTAGCAAGATAAGAAGAGATGTTCTATCCATTACCAATGAGGTATTAGGAGACATTGGCCTAGCAACTTCTTTAGAAAATATTGATAAAATTTCTGTTAACTATAACGGAAGTATTTCTGTTAAGTATAAACCCGACTACCTCTCTAGAACTCCAGGTAGAAAGCCTACTTTACTTAGTGGTAAAAAGTATCTAAAAACTATTAGTGACAAGTCTTTTGACTCTAGACTAGAATTAGCTTCTAACAGAATTAATCAGCTAGAAAAGGTTCTTCAAGATTTAGCAGAGACAGAGAAAGATCCTATCCAGAAGTCTTTCATACAAAGAGAAATTTCTAGATTAGAGTCTCTTAAAGGTTTAAATAATATAAGATCTCTAGAGAGAGTAAAAAACCTTAAGAATTTAGAAAATATAAGAAACAACGCTGCCGAAGCAGATTCTTTTGGCTATAGAAGAGTAAAAGAGATGGAAGCTGGAATTGAAAGATACAATAGAGAAGCTTCTAAAGTACTCGATTCTTTTCGTTCTAAAATGCCTGGTGAAGATATCTTTAGTATTCTTCCAGATTCTATAGAAAGTATAGATACGGCTGAGTACTTATTAAATACAGTGGAAAGAGCTGTTTCTAAAGCAGAAGAAGAATTTATAGAAAAATCGGGTAAAAAATTTAGAGTCAGAAAAATTGAAGATATGGTAGATCTTTCCTTAACCCTATCTGAATTAGAACAAGCTTATAGAGAGCTTCAAAATCATAGTGGTAGAATAGATTATAAATCTCAACTCACCCGAATGAATGTAACTATCGGGAATGAAATTTTAGAGTATTATAGAAAACTGCTACAATTAAGAAAAGAGTTAGCTGAAAGAATTATTGAACTGGAGTCGTAATGTCGTTTATTAGTTTTAATCAAAAAGAAGATGGAGTAAGTACTTTAGCTAGACCTGCTCTCGTATTTATAGAGGGAGAGCACACGGACTCTCAAAAACGTACTCATTTTTTTGGCCCCGATAGAATTAAAAAAATTGTAGAAAATTCAAATAATTTTCTTCGTCAAGGAAGAAGAATTCCCTTTCAATTAGATCATAAAAAAGACCAGGGAAATAATATTGGAGATGTAGAATCTGAATTCTACACAAAAGTAATTACAGAACAAGATTTACCTAATAGTAAATTTCAACACTTAGTAGGAAAACTTGGAGTCTTTGTTGACAGCATTGTAGCTAGAGGGGAAGACGTAGTACAAAAAATTAAAAGTAAAAGTATTAGCACTCTTTCTCCTGGTATTGATCCCGCGACAGAAAGTTTCTGTGAAATTAGTGCTACTCCAGTTCCCGCTATTATAGGTCCCACTTTATTTAGTAGAGCTGGATCGACTGAAGATAATATTATCTTGTTTGAAAGCAGCTTAACCCCGGCTAACCAGGATAATAAACAATCTCATTCTGAATCTTCTAGAAAGTTTGAAAGAAAAGCTTTTAGTTTTGAGGAATTAAAAAAATTAAGCGAAGATAAAACAGAACTTAAACAGAGTTATGATAAACTAAGTGAAGGATTGTTCAGAATTCTTTACGATATAAGAACTTCGTCTGAGGAGGAGTTAAAAGGAATTAATCCTATTAAAGCTTCCTATGACGCAATTGAACATTTTATAGATCAAGTATCTGAAATGTTTAATTTACAAGAGTCAGAAGAGGATTCTGACGAAAATGACACAGAAACGGATTTACGAGTAACTAATAATACTAAGGGTTCTGGTGGAAAACCCTACCCTCCTAGTTTATCCGCTACTGATTACCATAGAAAACTGAAAAGCGTCGGTTTTATTAGAAACTACTAAATAGAAAAGGAAAAGAAAAATTATGGATTTTTATAGAGGCGATTACGAGGGACTTATTAATTTCTCTACTTCTGCTCTTCAAAACCCCTTTGGACATGCTCTTCTGGGTATTTTAGAAGATCAATACGATGATATCGACACCGCCGTAGAAGACTTGGTTGATACTTTTGAAAGTCAAGGCTTTGAGGCTGATGAGACTACCATTATTGGTCTTTTAACCGGAGAAGTTCTTCCTAGTGTTGAAACTGTAGAACTTCTAATGGAACTCTCTCCTGATAGCGAACTCGATCAACTGAGACTAGTAAACTCGGCTGAAGATGCTTATGATCTAGTGGAAGCTTTAGAAGAAGATCCTGAAGAAGACGAGGACGACGAGTACGATGAAGACGACGAGTATGATGAAGACGAGTACGATGAAGACGAGTACGATGAAGACGAGTACTACGACGAGGAAGATGACACTGAAATCGAAGATTACCTAGAAGATGAAGATTTAGAAGAAGCTATTCTAGAAGGTGCAGAAAACTTTAGTCGTTATGCAGAAGCCATGGAAGAAATGGAAGTTAGAATGGTTATTACCGATACTCTTTCTACTTTAAGAGACTATGCGGACGAACTTCTGTTTTCTAAGAGTATTACTCCTCATGCATATGCTCTTTTGTTTAGTGAGCGGCCTCAAGATGATTACATGAATTTCTCTAGTGCCGTAGAGGAGTCTGAACTAGATCCAGCTACTTATCTGCAATGTGTAGCTTTTGCTCTAGAACTCTTTGATGAGATCGGCCCTCTACCTGGAAATGAAATGTATTTTTCCGCAATCGCAGAACAAGAAATGTCTGATAGACCTACCTATGATTTCTCTATTAATGAGGATGAGGTAGAAGACGAAGCCAGAGAAATGCTTGAACTTCTAAAAAGAGACTAGGCATATAATAAATATCAAATATCGGAGAAAAATAAATGAGTAATTGGAACATTCAAGAAACTTACAGAGCAGACAAAGCCGTAGTAGGAAGTATTCACTTTAATGCTACTAAAAGTGTCTCTCTGGAAAATACAAATATCGGTTTAAACTCTGAAGGTAAAAAAGTAACTAAAGCGGGTTTATTTCTCGCTAAAGTGGGTGGTGTGAATCGTTTTCTGCCCAGAGACGTTGTTCAATCGGCTGTAACTGCTTCCGCAAACCTGCCTGTTACGATGCCTGAGATTTTCTTGCCTGGTGATGAAATTTACCATCTAGAACCTCAGGGCCTAGTCACTTTGAGTAGTGTGTGGGCCGCAGGAGATAAATTAACTCTAAGATTTATTGAACCCAGCCAGGGCATTAATATTTCTTACACGCATACTCAAGTCGGGGCTGATCTGGCTGCTTTGTTACCTGAATTGGTTACAGCGTTAAATGACCCGACTAACCCTCTACATTCTTACGCTCGTTTTGAAGCCGGTGGTGCAGGAGAATTAAAAATCTTCACTCGTGGAAAAGTGTTTACAGTGGAAGCTTCTGCTGTTACCGCTGGAGCTGGAGCAGTTGCTATCACTAATGAGATTAGTGCTACTCCTGTTTATCTGGGTGTAGTTTCCCATACGGACTATGCAAATAGCACAGTTGTTCTAACGGGTAACTCTGCCGCTAATCTGGGCGAAGGCGCAAGAGTGGGTACTTTGGTAGAAGATATCTATGGTCTTTATAATCATGGTATCGACTTTACTAACAAACCAACTGAAACTCTAAAAGCTATCGAACGTTGTGATCGGGTTTACAAGTCTGGTCTTGCTTATTATGATGATGAGCTTGCTTCTAGATTCCCCAATCTGATTTTCGAAGGTTAATTAGAAACATAACAAATATCGAAGGAAAGAATAATGGCACAAATCGCACAGTGGCTTAATGAAGCCCATCAAAATAAAATGGCCGACCTGATTGTTGAGGATACCCTTGATGATCTAAAAAGAAGAGATGCTAATGCTCTTGGCCCCTATGTACCTTTTAAAACGTACGAGAGTAGAAACTTCCTGGCATACGTGGTAGAAAACATTAATGTCATCGCTTCGGTGGTGGCGTACGGTGCAGAACCACCTGTGACAAACCAAGGAAACATTACCAAAATCACGGCTGAAATGATGAAATCCAGCCTTGCTTATGTTTGGGATGAAGAATATCAATGGCATATTAAAGACGCTCGTGCAGAGGCTCTAGCTAAAGGTATTAAAATTCAAAACGCTTCCAAAGATGGCAAAGTGATTAAGGGTTCTAACGGAGACTTAGCTTCCTTTATTTTCGGCACAATCGAAAAACTGTCAGCGGCTCAAGTGGAACTGCTGAATCATATGACTTGGCAGGTTCTTCAATTCGGAGAACTAAACAGAACTGACCCTCGTACGGGTGTTGTCACAAAACTGAATTATAAGAGATCCGGTAATTACAATCACTTCCCCAACGCTAAAGTTGGTGGTGAGAGGTGGTCAGAACATGCTACTGCAAACGGTATTCAAGACCTTTACAACGCAGTTGATACTTATGTAGATACAAATGGTTTTTCTCCAGATGTGAACTACATGAGCCGTAAGACCTTGAACGACCTAATGCAACAGCAATCTACCAAAGATGCTGCTTCTTCTTTAACTGTTACTCAAGTAGGAACCGTGAGTCCTAAAATGCTTGCTGCTATTTTAGAAGCTCGTGGACTACCTACAATCAAGACTTTTGACGAGAAGTACAGAAATGAATTGGGAGATCAAAGTCTAGCTAACTCTAGATTTCTGCATGATAATCGTTTCGTGTTTATGAAAGAAAACATGGGCGAAAGAGCAATGGGTCCCACTCTAGAGAATGATGGTAAAGCAGGTGTTTTTGTTACTACTTATGAAAAACAAAAAGTTCCCCCTGTGGATGTAAGCCAAGCCGTGGCTACTATTATTCCCGTATTTGCAGATCCCAAGCTGTTTTTCTCTCAGCAAGTTTCTGACGCTACCTAAAATTAACAATTAACATCCGAGTGGTGTGTTGTGTGTAGGGGGTGGGGATTAACTGCTCCACCCCCTTTTTAATTAATAAATAAGAGAAAAATGGAAGATTTTAGAGAAGACAAACCAGTAAAACTATTAAGAGTTTTTGTTAGCAAATCAGGAAATACTTTTTATCCCGGTATTTATAATCCTGGAGAATTACCTAAAAAGGCTTATACTTCTTACTATATTGTTCAAGAAATTGAAGAAGACATCCCTGAAGTAAAAGAAGCGGTAAAAGAAGTAAAAATGGCAGGAGAAGGGAAGTTTGAAACTTCTGAGGTAAAAGTCTCTAAGGGAAAACCAGGATCGGGTCTCTCTGAAGAAGTCTCTATTAAGACTAGACCCTCTGATAATATTTCTTTGAAAGCTACTCAGACAGAAAGTAAGCCTAATGGGGTAAAAGTAAATAGTGTAGATTTAGACACTCTACAAGGTTTACCTGGTATTTCAGAAGCAACTGCAAAGAAAGTAATTCGATTAAGAGAGAAGTCTGCTTTTACGGATTATAGAGATCTTAATGAAAGAGTCAATTTACCTTTTGGTAAAGATTGGACTTCTATTGAAATTGACTTCAATTCTTAAGGAGATTATAAATGTTACAACATAAAAGAAATACGTCTGGAATTAGTACGGGACAGTGCTTTGATGCCTCTTCTGTACAAGGTTCTATTAAAGGAGCTCCTTCTTCTAACAGTTTAGTAATTAAAAATATTTCTTCTACCGTGGGAGTTGATCCATGGGACGAGGGAGAAAAGATTGTTACCAAAAAGTTTAAGAACGCAAAAGGTAGTGTAGCTGCTAAAAAAATTAATGGTAGGAAAAGTATTGTAACTACTTCAGAAAGCGGTACAATTCCAAACGGAGTAGTAGTGACTAATGAAACTAGCGTAATTATGTCTTAGGAGTTTTTTAATATGAGAAACTCTTTAAGCAAACTTCAGAATAAAATAAATTTTTTATATAATAATAGTACTATCAACTATGCAAAGCGTAGTGAACTAGACGTATTTCTAGCTAGATCAGTTCCAGCTACAAAAGCTTTGAGACAGCTTGCGGGTGCAGCTTCTATAGGTCAAGGGGTCTATCAAAAACGTCAAACTGGAGCTAAAAGGTTAGATAGAGCTATTTCTACTGCGGGAAAAATTGCAAACGTAGTACATACGGGAACCAAAGCTGCTAGAGGGGGAGCTGCCGTAGCTAAAACTATATCCGGTATTAAAACAGAAGGAAAAAGATTAGACTACGATAAAAGTAAGCTAGAAGCTAAAAAAGCTGAATTAGCAGAAACCGCAAGACGTACTGACTTGTGGGAAAAATCTATTGACCAAAGTAAAGGAAAAAGACCCCTTATTAAAAGACAGTTAGACCTTAAAGAAAGACAGCTTGCAATGAAAGAAGCTGAAAACAAAGAGGGTGGAACTGTAAGAGTAAAAGGTTATATTCGTAATGGTAAAAAAGTAAAACCCTTTACTAGAAAGAAAAAGTCTTCTTCTGTGAGGTCTAAAAGAAAATCTAGGAGATCTAGAAAAAGATAATGAAATACACTACTGTCGAGAACATAGCTAGAAGACTTCGGGGGAGACTTAATATAGAAGAAACTCCTCCCATTGATACGGCTCTCACTCAGGCGCTAGGTTATGGAAACGTAGTAGCGGGAAATGTTGTTGACCCGGAAACTATTACTCTCGTAGCTGAACGAAAAGAAGGTTATATTGATTTAATTCTTTCTCAAATATACGTAACTCCTCTTCGTTTGAGTCATGAAGTAACTAGAAATATTCTGGCAGATATTAGTGAATCTTTATCCATCGCTGGATTAATTCAGATTCACTTTGAAGGCAGCAACCCTATTATGCAAGCTTCGGATATTAGTCAGACAGCTATGAATTTAGATGTTCATGCTAAGTCATTGCTTCAACAAATTACTGCCGGTTCTAACATTTATATTGCAGTTAGTCCTCCAGTAGACCATAAAACTCTACATGGAGAAAGACAGCCTCTTAGACTACCAGGTGAGAGATTACTAGGTAGAGATCAGATTCCTGATAACGTAACTAAAAACACTACTGTAGTACAAAATAAAACTAAACTACCGGGAAAACACTATTTTGGGGAAAGTGATTCTACGGCTGGATTTGAACCTAGAAGGTATCCTTTTACAGGGGATTGGTAATACCGTATGTCTTTAGATTTAAAAATAACTTTAGAAAACATTAAGGAGCTTGAGAATTGGGTGGAATCCATTCAAGCTAAGTTTAATAAAGCTACTGAACCTCAAAAAGAAAAGTTGAGAGAAGAGCTTACTAAAGTTATGTCAAAAGACATGGAAAAAAGATTTGGTAGCAGCCCACCAACCACTTCAGGAGGTATGGTACATGGAAACGTACAGTGGAAAGCTTTAAGCGAGTCTTACTTAGCAGGTAGGCCGGATAGAGTTCAAGGTAGAATATATATAGATACGGGAAATCTAATGCGAAGTTTTGATATAAATTCTCCTGAATTAATAGCGAACTTTGAAGAGGGCATGACCTTTAATTTTGGTACTAGAGTGGCCTATGCCGATAAACTTGATTCAATGCGAAGTCTTGTATTTTTACACGATGAGTTATTAGAAGAGCTATCAGAAACTTTTTTAGAATGGGCCTTAGAGGTACCCGAAAATAATAAATTAAAGATAGAAGATAAAAAATGAAATTTATAGGACAAACTAGCAATTTAAATTTTGCTAGAAAAAGAGGCAGTAGGGATAAAAAACCTAGGAAAAAAAATATTTCTAGTAAAAATAGATTAAGAGGAGCTGCAGCAGGGTTAGGGATTGGAGCTGGCGCACAAATCTCTCGTACAGCTCTTGAGGAGCTTGGCGATGGTTTCTGGGCAGGTAGAAGAGCAGGAAAAAGTATAGGAGGATCTTTAGGATATTCCCTTAAAACAAATTTCCCTAGAAGGCTGAAAGCAGGTCTAAAGAGGGACATGCCTGGGATAGTTGGAACTGCTTTAGGTACGGGAGCTGCAGGGTATTATGTTAGTAGATCTAAGGAACTTGGACACGGAAATTCAAAAAAAAGAAAAAAAGTTAGGTAAACGTAATGTACGAATTTGCTAGAAAAAGAGGCAGTAGGGATAAAAAACCTAGGAAAAAAAGAAGACCTATACCTAAAAAAACTAAAAAATATTTTAAAGGACTTGCCGCAACCGGAGCTTTAGCTGGGGCTGCTTGGTTAACTGCAAATCACGATAAAATTGGAAACAGAATTAAAACTATCGCTAAAAAAAGAAGAGAGAAGTCTAAACAGGCCTTTGAACAAAAAGCAAAAAGAACTAACGATACAATATCAGAAATAAAAACATCTAGACCTCCGGGCAATTTTGTTTTACCGGGCAATTTTGTTTCCAAGGCTATTAAAGAAATAGATGCTCAAAGAGGTGGACCTCCTAGCATCACCGTTAACAGGAGACGAGGAAAAAGGAAAACTAAGGGTCAGCTAGCTGACGACATATTTTAAACAAGAAAAAATGAGTTATTACGAATTTGCAAGAAAAAGAGGAAGCCGAGATAAAAAGAGGCGTAAAAAAAGAATCTCTCAAAAGAAAACTGCTCTAAAAGTAGGTATAGGACTAACTGGTATAGGTCTTACTGGTCTTGCTGCTAGAAAATTAGCAAAAACAGTAGAAGCTAGAAAAGAAGTAAAAAAAAGAGAGCCGAGAACAGAAGCTCCCCCACTAGACGGGTTTGTAACAGGTTTTGGTAGTGAGATAGATAGAGCTCCTGGTTTACAAGCTCACCCCGGTAGTCAAAAATACTGGAGTAAAAAGTTTTTAGAGAGAGCTCGAATGAAACAAAGAAAAAAGAGAAGCTAGAGTTATTAAAAAGTTTGAATAAAGTATAATAGTTTATATGAGTGATACTAGCCCCATTTACTTAATAGGAGAAAACGAGTACTGTTTAAAATTAGCTCGTTTTTTGAGAGACTTTGTAAACAACGAATACGTTAAATTACGAGAAACTCGACCTGAATTGAAAGATGGTTTAGTTATTAGAAATATTAGAAATTATGATGCTGTCAACATACCTCTTTCAGAGTTTCCAATACTAAAGGTATACAGACTCACAGATACTTTTAAAAGAGCTACCGAAACTACTGATTTTACTACAGGGGCAATAACTTATTCTGTAGTGTATCCTGACCTAGATAAACTTCCAGATCTTTTATATTGGATAGGTAGAAAATTAAATATAGGACTTCATAGTTATTCTAGAAGAGATTTAAATTTACAGCCCCCTCCTCAAGAAAACAGAGATTACACAGTAAATTATCTGTTAACCGCAAATGAACAAATGCAAGTAGTATACCCTTTCCTTCGTATTCAATTTCAATTTAAGGATTTAAATTAATACTATGTTTAATAGAAAGAAAAAAAAGAATGGACTAGTGAGTTTAGCAAATAGAGCTAACAGTGGAATTAAAGGGGTGGCTAAAAAAGTTAACCGCAACCGAACAAGGGCTGCATCTAGACAGGCTCCTGGAGCTTTAAGAGGTATAGCACAATATGGTTATGGGAAAGGCCAAAGAAGAGCAGCTAGAGAAGATGTATCTGGTAGCAAAAGAAGACGAGCGAAATACTACGCTCGGGGTGTTTCTAATCAAGCTAGAGGTTTAGCAAGAGCTACTCCTTTTGCTGTAAATTCTAAAATTGCTAGCGGAGCTAGAAGAGTCCAAAAAAACAAAGTTAACTTTGTTTAACGTTTAGTACAAACTAAAAAATAAAGTAATAAAAAAAGGAGATAAAAATGAGTTATTACGAATTTGCAAGAAAGAAAGGATCTAGAGATAAAGGTCGAAGAAAAAAAAGAAGACGTTCTGTGAGTGTTAATAAAAGAGGGCTTGCTGCAGCGGGGGCTATTGCTGGAGCCGCCGGTTTAGGAGGAGCTGCTTTGGCAGCTAGAGGAAGAAAAAAAGGTCCTAAAAGAGTAAACGGAGGTATTCCAATGCCGACCTCTGCTTTGAGTGCATCCGTGAGAAGAGATCCAATTGCAAGAGTTAGGAGAGGAGCGTCAAGCCTCGGACGTTCTGCTAACAACGCGGCTCTTTCTGGAGCGACTAGAGCAGGTCGTTTTGTCGGTAACACTCGTCAGAGAATCTCTAATATTAGAAAACAAGGAGTTCTCAATAGTGCAGCTTCGAGTCTAGGTAGAAATACTGCTAGACTTCAAGGCGCTACTTCGGATTTAAGAAATAGATTCCGCAGGAAAAAATAAGAGACTGAAGTAAAAAAGGTTAGTTATATAAATGGATTCCCCTATAACAAAAATGAAAAGAGCCATGCGATCAAAACTTCGGAGAGGTCGAGGTCAACAAGGCTTTACTACAATTTCAGGGATGTTACAGGGGATGAAACAAAAAGCTAGATCTGGTTTAGTTGCAGCTAAAAACTCAGATGCTACAATTAGAAAAGGGGCTGAAATAAACAAAATTAGAAATAGAATTACAGGTTTAAAAAATCGTATTTCTTATAAAAATAGAAATAGAAATAGAATACCTAGAAGAAAATTATGAAATTAAAACAAAAAATTAGAGTAATTCAAAATTGTTATACAGCCCCTCCCGGAGTTACAGCTAGAAGAGTAATAACTCCAGGGATATACTTAAAAGATGATTTTTTAGTTGAAGAGATTAATTACTTAGCTAGATTAGGAACAATTAAATTTGAATATGATGTTGACTCTAGCGTAATAGAAATTACCAAAACCGAACCAACAAATATCGAAACAACTACTTCTGCTGCTAAACCTAGAAAAAGAAGGAAAGTAGAAGAACAAACCGAAACTAATAACGAGGAGTAAATAAATGACTATTAGTATTAACCAACGGACCTATGTTGGTATTAGTACACTCCAGATGAAAAGAAAGAGCGATGGCGTAGTGTTAAACTGGCCTACCCCCGATAACTTTACTCTGGCAACTAATATTGAACAAAGAGTTCAAATGGGTAGAAACAAACAGGGCCGTAAAGTAAGAACTGGATCTTACGTTGCTGGCACTACACCAGAACTTTCTATTTCGTACAACTATATTCAACCGGAAATGTTAAGCTTCAACGTAGGTAACGAGCAAGCTGCTGGTACCTTCGATACTTATATTCCCCTGTTGATGGAAGTTTCTAGCAATGAAGTTGCTGGAGACGCTGCGGGATATCTTATGCAAGGTGTAGTAGCTAACGATGCTAGAGTTTCTGCTTCTGTGACTCGTAATCTGTTGTCCACAGCTTTGACTAGACAAGACTACGATACTTTTGATCCTACTACAGATGACAGTTTTGCTTTAGGCGCTGACGGTGCTCTCAAGTACTCTAACAACCTAGTGGCAGCAAATGAACTAGTTTCTTTGCTAATTCCCCACAATGTTACAGGTATTACCCTGAGTGATGTTCTTGTAGGACCACACGAAGTCTACGCTCTCATGGTGGATACGCTAAACCAAATTACGATTTTCGAAGCTAGAAACGTTACACCTAACGTTGAAGGTAAGTCTATTGACTTTGGTGGAGAAGGTCTAGAGATGTCTCTATTCCTGAACAACCTTCCTGGTGAATGTAGCGCTTGGAATGTCTATGCTACACCTTTGAAAGTTGCTTGTATTTAATTTCATTTTGAATAGTGTGTAGGTTAGGTGAGGAAGGGGGTAAGTGTATATTTACCCCCTTTTTTAATTATGATAAATTTCGCTAGAAAGAAAGGAAGTAGAGACCTAAAGCCCCGTAAAAAAAGGGGTAAAGCAGTCTTTTTTGAAGGTCGAAGAACGCCTATCTTAGTAAACGCGGAATCTAGAAGTGAAGCTATCTCTAAAGCTAGAAAGTTGAAAAGACGGGGTGGAGATAAAGTTATTCAAACAAGAAATCTCTCTTCCAAAGAAGAAGATCTAGCTAAAAAAGGTAAATGGGTTAGAGCTAGACCAAAAGGTTACGATATAAACAAACTTCGAGGGTACGGACCCAAACCAAAAGCTTATAAGGAATAAGGAGACATTATATGCCGGATATTACACTTACAGGAAGTAGACCAAAAGCGGAAACAAAAAACGTACTTAACGTTAATTTGGGTTCCGTAGCTCCCGTTCATAACGATACTACAGACCAGACAGTAGAATACGTAACAATGGAAGGAGTAGCTCCCTCTCCCGCATCCATCTCTATTACAGAAAATATTGACACTACAAATGCCTCTGCGGTAATTACAATTACAGGTGCTACCTTTAAGTTTGGTAGTACTAATGGAGATTATGATGTTAGAGTCGGAGACTCTGTAGCCGGTACAGGTATCGGGGTCGGTGCTAAAGTAGCTTCTATTGATAGCCCAACTCAGCTTACTCTAGATGTAGTAAGCACTGCAACGGGAACAATTAATGACTTAGTAATTACGCCACCCACGTATGATGCTAAGTTATTTTCTATCGTTAAAAACTATACTCAAAGTGAAGGAACTCTAACAGTTAGAGTGAGAGTGTTTTTGAGTGATGGCACCAAAAATATTGATTCTAACGGAGATGGGGCAGATGAATCTGTTTATACTGATTATGGAAATGCTATTTTAGATCGTAGCTTTAGTGTAAGTACAGATACATTTTTATCCAATCAAAGAAGCGCTAGATCTGTTTAAGTTAAAAAGTAGTTAAATAAAAAGAGGGGTCTAAAAACCCCTCTTTTTTTATATAACTAAAATTAATTAAGCACCTTTTTTCCTAGAAAATTTGCCTTTAATTCCATTTAGAATTTTCTTTTCTCTCTCAGAAAGAATTAGTCTTCCGGTTTTTCCTCTATCTCTTTCTAATTTATTTTTTACTGGTTTAACAACGGCTCTAGCACCAGTTTTAGCTGCAACACCAACTCCTTGACCCGCATCAATATGGTAGCTGCTTTTGCCCCCAGTTCCTAATTACTCATTAGTGTTATAATCGAAGATATTTATATACCTATTCTACACTAAACACGCTCCATGACTATTGACACAACAAAATTAGGTTTTCAGACTTTTGATTTAACATATTCTGATGGGAGTAAGGATATTGTTAAACCCGTAAGCTGGAAATATCTTGATGACGTTCAGATTCTTCAATTTCAAATTCTTCAAAATTGTGCATCTAAAGCTGGAAGTCCTGGAGATCTATTATCTCCTAAGAATAAAGACTTTTGGGATAGTGCTAGAAAGCTAGCTGATTTAATGCCTCTTGTAGGTACCGAAGAAAAAGGTATTGACATTGATAGAATTGAAGATATGAACGAGATTTTAGAGATTTTTGTAACTACTACAAAGCAGAGAGATGAAAATACGGGTTTTATAATTCCTGAACCTACATTGGGTTATCTTAGACCCTCTAGAATTTCAAAGATAAATGGTATAAATTTTATTCGTCTCCTGATGGAAGTGAAAGAGAGTCTAGCGTAGTCAACGAAAAGAAGGATATAGAGTACTTCGTTGATATCAAAACTAAACTTGTTTCGTCAGGAGATGCTGAAGCTGACTTTTTAGCAATGTTATTTGAAAAATCAAATGGCAATGTTCAAGGGGTTCTACAACTTATGGAAGAATTCCCTCTTGCGAAGATAGAGAAAATTTATTCTTTTTGGGTAGAAATCACTCTTCCCACTGAAGAAAGAGAGAAGAGAATGAGAAAAGAAGCGGATGCGGCGGCAGAGAAAGCACGACAACAACTATTTAGTGCTACAATGGAAAATAATAATGGTGAAACTGAAATAGACGCTGAAACTAAAGCTGCTATGGAACGTTTCTCTGGATTATTAAAAAGAAACTCCTAATCACAATACACATTATGCCTCGACAAACTACTAGAAAAACTACACCTCCAGTATTTAGTCCTCTAACAGATCATGAGTTTGAAAATTCTCATGAAATGTACGATGAAGATATTAGAGGCTTACACCGTATTATTCAACCAGTAGAGATTCTTGAGAAAAAAGTTCGGTATATTAAACCAGCTTTGCCTCAAGTAAGCTTTATCATTAGTTTTATTATTGATGGGTTTAAAGACCTTCTATTTTCTCCAGAAGAACTAGCTACAAAAAATAGAAATGAAGTTTTTACCTCCGTTCTTGAATTTGTAAGTAGTACTACTGCCAATTTAGATACCACTAATCCAGAAAGTCCTGAGTTACAGAAAGCTCAAGAAACTCTAAGCGCGGCTTTTAGTAGTGAAGCTGCAATTCGCTATCTTCTACCTGTCATGAAAATTTGTTTTCCTGATCTAAAAATTGCATATCTAACGAACGACGCTTTTGTTCAATGTTTTAATCGTCTTTTTGAAGACACTTTTGGTGGATAAATAACCTATGGAAAAGAATACCCGAGCCTCAATTTCCTTTGAAGGTGGCGGAAATCTAGGAAAAATATTAGAAAAACTCAACAAGTCTGTTAAAGAGTTTGGTGTCTCTACCAAAAAAGGTAGTGAAGCGGCGGAATCTTTAAATAAACATACTAAAGATTCCGCAACAAACTTTAAAAACATGGCTAAGGGAATTAGCGATACGGTAGAAGGGCTACAACTCTTTGGCCGTAAAACTAAAAATACCACAAATTTTTTCTTAGGTTCAGCTTCTAACGCAGTAAAGCTTAATGACGCTTTATATGAAACTAATAAAGGCATCTCGGGCTTGGGTATTCGATTTCTAGGCCTACACAAACAAAGCACGTTTTTAGAGACGGCTTTAGATGGACCTGCTTCTTTATTTCGTGATATTTCTGATGCTAGTGGTGTAGCCGGAAAAGGTCTTGTAATTCTAAGTAAAGTAGCTAAGCCTTTAAGCGTAGCCCTCGGTTTTGTAGAAGACAAGTTACAAAAAGTTTCTAACTTTTTTAAAAATCTAGAATTTGTTTTAGTCGGACTTGCAAAAACAGGCATTAACTTAGTAGTTAAAGCAGTAGATACTTTAGGAAAAGTTTTTGATTTTCTTGCTCAAAAACTAGTTCAAATTGGAGTTATCAGTGAAAAAGTTGGTAACTCTATGAGAAATCTTAGCTCGGGTCTTCAAAGTGGTTCACAAGCTGCAAAAGAGTTTGGTGATAATCTAGATCCTAAAAAATTAGAAAGAGTCGATAGTGCTGGAGAAAAAATGAGTAAGACCTTTAATGGTCTTTCCAAGACTTTCGACGGCTTAGGTAAAAAGGTAGCTTTAGGAGGTTTAATCGGTAGCTCTGTTTTAGCTTTTGTTAATTTAAAGCAGAGAGTTGAAGATACTAAAGAATCTTTTGAAGAAACCTTTACTTTAGGTAACACTGTTTTAGAAAAGACTAATGGTAGAGCTCTTTTGGTCTCCCAGAAGATGTCCCTAATACAGTCCTCCTTAAAAGGAGTAGCTACTGTTACTGGAAGTCAGTTAGCTAAGACAGCCGCTCTTACTCTTACTAAATACACTGCTTTAGTAGCTACTCTTGAAAGCTTCAAAAAATTAGTTTCTACATTACATCAAGCAGTTATTCAAGCTACGGGTCTTTCGGATGTATTTGCCCAGATGCAGGCTCTTGGAATTGACACCTCTGCTGCGGAGATGGCTTTTCAGTTTGGCATTATGGGAGAAAAACTCCTTTTTAGTGCGGAAGCTGCTAAAGAATTTGGAAAACAGGCTGTAACAGCTTTTGCTCAAACAGAAGATGCTGCCGCCTTTGTAACAACACTCGGAGTAGGTGCTAGAACTCAGATGGAAGGGTTAGCAGCCGGTACAGAATCCGTAGCCGCTTTTACATCCCAATTAGCAAACGAGCTTAATAACACAGTTACTAGCGTACAAGCAGCAGAAGCTATGTACCAAACACTTTCTGCCGGTATTGGTGTTGCTATTGATGGCACTTCTGATTTAGCTTCGCAGCAAAAGTTTCTAGAATCTTCTCTTAAATTATCTTCTGGTACAGGAGCTAATGCAGCTGAAACACTAAACCTCCTATCAAAAACAACTACAATTTATAAACTATCTGCATCTGAGGCAGCTACTACAGCTTCTAAATTAAATCAGGTTGTAGAAGAGGGTGTGACTACATTTGGCGAACTAGCTTCTAGCTTACCGGATGTAATTCCGCAAGCTCAGTCTTTAGGTATTGAGCTAGATGAAATTCTTGCTACTGTTGCTGGTTATACGAAAGTGAGCCCGAGTACCGCAGAAGCTACTACTGGTGTAGCCTCTCTGTTGTCGGCGATTGCAGGTCAAGGAGCTCAAGCTAAAGAAGAGATTGCTTCTCTGGGTATTCGATTTGACGCTAACTCTGTTAGAGCCAAAGGTTTAAATGCTTCTCTAAAAGAATTAATGGAAGCTACCGGAGGAAACCAAGAGACTCTTAAAAAGATTCTTCCTGACCAATTAGCCTTCCGTACCGCACTTGCTCTTACCGGAGCAGCCGCTACCTCTGTTCAAGGAACTCTGCAAAACATGGGAGAGATTGCAGACGGAACAAACTTAGAAAGGGTGTTTGGAGCAGGTAATCAATCCACAATTAAACAATTTACGGCTATCGCTAATGGTTTTAATGAGGTGATGGTAGACTTTGGTAGAAGAACTCTTCCAATGCTACAGCCCGGTATTGATATTCTTAGAAACATTCTAGAAACTTTACAGCAGTTACCAGAACCCCTTAAAAATGTTATAGGCACAATTGTCATAGCTCAAACAGCTTTTAGTAATATCGGAGGAGCTGTTCTATCGGTTGTAGCTTCTATAGGTCAGTTACTAGTAAGTTACGCTTTGATGAGACTTGCTGGTAAAGCTTTAAGTGGACAGCTAGGTGTAGAGCTGGAAGTTCTTAAACAACTTATTTTCGTAGAAAAAGACTGGGCCGGAGGCATTTCTAGACTTTTAGGATTAAATGAAAAATTAAGTACAAGTTCTGTTCAACTAAGTCGCTCCATGAACAGCACTAAAGTAGCTCTAGAAGAACTTAAAAAACAAGGTGAGAGTATTAACTTTGAAGACGCTACAATTCACAATTTTAATAAAGCTCTAGAAAAACTAAAAAAGAAAAAAGAAGAGCTAGATAAATCGCCTCTCAAATTAGTAGATCCCGAAGGATTTAAGAGAGAAATGGATAGTATTAAAGCGGCTATGAAGTCGGTTAATATAGCCATCTCACAACTTAAAGTAGCTAGAGTTCAGGCACTAAAGGATATTAAGATTACGATAGACAAAGCTCTATCTGAATCTAATCTCTCAGCAAAAGAAAAAATAAATACCTTTAAAAATCTTGTTAAAGGCATGGTGAGTCCTCAGCTAGTAAGAGGTGACTCTGCTATGCTTCAAAAAGAAATTGAAGGTTTATTCGGAGATACTTTAACCAATTTAAATCTAACCGTAGAAGAAAAGGTTGGTAGAATTGGTAGTACTTTTGATCAGTTAAGAGCAAAAGCTAGCCCCTCTATAAGAGGATACTTAGGAGATGTTGAAAAAGAGATTCTAAGTGGTATGGGAAGAATTTCTAAACAATCAGAAAAGTTTGAGAAACTTCTCACTAGTATGAACTCTTCGATTCTTAGTCAGATGCCTGCTTCTGTAAAAGAGGCGTACGCTGAGGCTATTCAACGAAATAAAAGTGGACTACTAGATTTAGAATCTGATTTATCAACTAGAAAAGTAGCATTAGGTAAAATCTTTGATGAGACTTTTGCCGCAATGCCCGACAGTGTTAGAAAATATAGGAATCCTCTTGCTAAAGAAGTAAACAAACTATTAGACAGTTCAAGAGGAAACATACAAAAAAGAATTGCAGAGTTTAATGTAGCTTTTGCAAATATGTTTAAGGATGTTCCTAAGGACATTCGGGTTCAGGCAGGTTCCATTAAAGTAGCAATTCAAGAACTTACTAAAACTCTAGAAGCTCCTTTAGAAGGAAGAGACTCTATTTCTGATGCAGTTATGGCAACAGCTTTAGGTCTTAGAAGGGGAGTGCAGAGTATAGAAAAAGCTAGTAATGAATTACCTCAAGCGGTAGAAACTTTTGGTGAAAAGTTATCTACCACGCTAGGAAAGAAAAAACAAAAAGTTCTTGCTGCTTTCAAAGGTATTCTGGGAGATGAAAAATTATCTGCGGAGATCAAAGGTAATTTACAAGAGTTATCGGATGATTTAAATAACTCTTTGAGATCTTTTATTAATGGAGATATTCTTTATGAAGACTTTAGAAGACAATTTGAAAGAGCCCAAGAGGTAGCAAATAGAGAGCTCAGCAAAATTGGGGATAAAGAAACCGCTGATAGAGTAAGAACTAATTTAAATATCATCAGTAGTCAAATAAATGACACGGCTGTAGGTTTAGATAAAAAAGCTTCTAAGATATCTACTTCAGGTCAAAAGGCTGTAAATGGAATTGCAAACTCATTAGATGGTTTAAGCGGTCTATTATATGGGATAAATCCTGCTGCGGCTTCTGCACTTGATGGAGTCACAAGGTTCTTCTATAGTTCTAGAGAACTGTCTGAAGGAGCGAGTGAAGTCTTTAGCTCTATGTCTAAAAATACAGGCAAGCTGTCAGAAAGTCAAAGAGTCATTACTCAAACCACTGAAAAGTTTAACGCTACCCTAGGACAAACTGGAAGAATTGCCTCTACTACAGCTAAAGAACAGGGTAAGTTAGCTGGAATTCAACAACTATTAAATGCAAATATAACACTAGGATCTAAAGGAGCTAAAACTTACTCTTTAGCGGCCATTAAAGCCGGTGGTGCTAGTACCACTCTAGGTGTACTAAGCGCTAAAGCCGGGGCGGGTTTTGCTGCTTTAAGTGGAGCCGTGGGAACAGCGGGTACCGTAATAGGAAGTTTTATAACTGCTGCTGCACCTTTTATTGCTCTTGGTGCGGCTGTTGCTGCGGCAGGTTTTGTTCTAGTAAGATTATTCCAGCAACTAATTCCAGCTTCAAGTCAGTTTGCAGACGGCAATAGAAAATTAGCTTATAGTCTAGGGGAAACAAACAAAGAACTCTCTGTTACTATTGGTCTGGTACAGCAATACCGAGAAGACGTTGATAGTTTTAAAGATGAAGATGGAGCTCAGCGAACTTTCAAAGATATGAAAGAAAGCGCTTTAGAAGCTGCTGATGCTTTAGGAGAAGTAGACGAGGAAATAAAAAAACTTGATGAATTAGAATATACTCAGGGTGTAATTGGAGGAATTATTAATGTTTTAGATGCAATGGTAATGACTGGTAGGAATGTAATTAAATTTATAATTGACCTACCTCTTAGAATTACTCAAGGCATCAATGACTTACTTTCCAAAATTCCTATTATTGGAGCTCCTTTTAAATTTATAGCAAACCAAGTAGGAAAAGCCCGAGAATTAATAGATGACTTTTTCTTTGGTGTGAGTGAAGGCCAAAGAGGTTTTGTCAATAATGTTAAACGCACTACTCAAGACTTTTTAGCCGCAGGCGTAAGAGAAGAAGTTCAACAAACTACAGAGCTGCTAGGACAGCTTTGGCTTGAAGGTAAAAAAATTACTATTGCTCAACAACAGGGCAAAATGATTACCGAGAGAGGTGAAGAGCTTATTCGTCAAGCAGAAGAACAAAGAAGGGCTCTTACAGGAAGTGAACTAGAAGAAACTATTGCTGCTGAGACCGGGGCAGCTAGGCTTCAGTTGCAAGCTAACAACGATGTAATTGCAAGTTTAGAAGAAAAAATTGAAAAAACTAAAGATCCACAATCCAAAGAAGCTTTACAAAGAGAACTAGAATTACTTCAAGAACAAACAAGTGAGCTTGAAAGAGGTATTCAATTACAAACCGATTTTCTTCGCAATCAAAATGCTATAGCTTCTACTATCGCAAATAATCAAGCAGCTCAAAGTCAGGAGGCTGCTAACGATGCTTTTCAAAGTACAGTCGAGTCTTTAAAAGAAGCTCAAGCTGAAGGAGATAGGACCTACGATATTTTTAGCAATATCATGGGTATTCGAGAGGAAGTCCAAGAAAACGGAGAGATCGAGTTTATCTCTGAAAATACGGTAAATCAAGCTTCTCAAGCGGGAAGAAGGGCTCAAGCAGCTATTAACGCAACTATGGAGAATCTCTCAAATACTATTGCAGAGATTCCAAATCCCGACGCTAAAATTACTCAGGATATTATAGCCCAGAATTTATTTACTGCTATTGAAGCTGTAAGAAAAGGTATTGAGGAAGATCCTACTTACGCAGAAGCAGGTAATGAGTTAATTAAAAACATGCTTGATACGGAAATTGATTCTGAATTTTTTAGTGGTCAAGTAAAAGACGCTCTTACAGCTAAACAGATAGAAGAGTTGTTAGAGTTACAAACAGAACTAATTAATCAAGAAGTAGAACAAAGAACGAAAGCTCAAAAAAGAGCTCTAGAGCAAGTCTCTACACTTCAACAATTAAATCGAATCAATATTGTAGAAGAAGCTGAAATAGCAGCAGACGCTCAAAGAGAAATTGATGATGAACAACTAGCGGGCATGAAGAGGCGTCTTCAAAATGTCATTGATTTAAAAGGGCAAGAGAGTGCAGCAGCTCAATCTGTTAGAAGAGAAATAGAACAGTTTGAATTAGAATCAGAACTTCGAGTAGTTAATGGAAGAAGGAAGATTGTTGAAAGTAATCTCAATCTTTTAAAACAACGACTTGATAACGAGGTTGCTTTAATTCGTAACTCTAATCAAGAGACGCTAAACGAAATGCAGCTTATTGAGAAAGCTGCTCAGTTTGAGCAAAAAGCCATGGGTAGTAAGCAAAGTCTTACTAAGGCTATTGCAGACTACGAACAGAATGCTCTTCAAAATAAACTCAAACTAACGGGGGACGTTGAAGAAAGAGCTCAAATTGAAGTTGAACTTGCAGAGCAGAGATTAGAAATTACAGAAAGAGAGATTGAATTTGAGAAGCAGAATATTCTCTTTCAACAAGAGCTTAATGCTCTAGCTATGGAGAGAGAGCAAATTGAGTTGAGAATTCGCACTGCTGAAACAGAAGCTCAAGTTGCGGAAAATAACTCTAGGCTAGCTCAAGCAGATAAGTTAAACCTCACTAAAGAAGAGATGGAGGCTTTAGAAGCTCAAAATGTTTCTCTCAATCAACAGGTTGACCTTCTAAGAAACACCGGGGAACAGCTAATTGAGTTTGGTGAAAAGCAAGAAGTTCTAAATCAAGAGCAACTCGAAGCTCTCGATGCTCAAAGCAGAGCTAGAAGAGAAACTGCTGAAGTAGAACTAGAACTTGCTAGAAATAGAGAAATTCTAGCTTCTTACGATAAGCAGATAGAGAAGATTAAACTACAGGCCAAAGAGGTAGAAGTTACAAATCAAGTTCGCAAAGTAGGACTTGATACGGCCACTTCTATTATGGAAAGTCAAACTAGTATTCTAGAAGAGCAGCAGAAACTAATTCAGAAAGCTTCTGACCTATCTCAACAAAACTACTCTTTAGCTGCTAGCGGCCAAAGAAATGAATTGAGAAGAAGAAGAATTGAGGAAGAAGCTGCCAGGGCTAAATTAAAAGCTCTTGAAACTCAACAAAAAATTGAGTACGAGATCTTTAAAATTAATGAGTTGCAAAAAGAACTGTCTCTAGAAATTAGGGAGATAGAACTTAACGCTGCAAGAGAGCAAGCTAAAGCTAATATTGCTATAGCAGAAGCCGAAGCTAGCAAAGTACTTGCAGATAAAACATCCACGCAAGAACAAAAAGAAGCCGCACTTCTTCAAATTACAGCAGCAGAAGCTTCTTTAGCAGCAAATGAAGCTCAACTTGTAGGTTTGGGGAGGCAAAGAGAAAATCAACAAAGGTTTGCTGGCCTAAGAGACCTCCAGTTTAGAGAACAACAAGGAAATGATCTTTTACAAGCTGAATTTGCTGTGGCTCAAACTACGAGAAGAAGCAGTGATGATAGGGAAATTGCAGATAGAGCTTTATTAAGAGCCCGACAAGGACAGGAAGAATTCGAAGTTCTAGGAGAAAGCTTTTTAAGAGGCCTACAGAGCTCTCCAGCGGCCACAAGTGGTTTTACGAGTCCTACTATCACTAATCCAAATAGAGCCGCTGTGAACTCATTTGCCCCTGCTGTGGAACCAATTAATCGTATTCCGTCAGCCTTTGAAGGCAACTTAAACATTAATGTTAGTATTGAGGGCAATACAGACAACGTAGATATTAGACAACTACAGGAAGAAATTAGAACGTCTACTTATCAAGGATGGAATGAGTTTCTCGATGAAGTTAGAAGAAGAGGAGGAACCTAAATGCCTGCTACAGACTGCGGACACGCTTATAGTAATGCTCTCACTATTCCGGGAATCGGCAATTTCCCCCTAAGTCCAGATGACGTAAAAGTCTCTAAAGAAGGGGGAGATAAAAGAATATCAGTTAAAATTGGAACTTTTGTAGACAACATTACATCCGTGAGGCTTAAGTACTCCGTTACACTAACTCAAGTAGAAAGAAGCGTTTACGAAAGTATTGTTGATTTTGCTACTCAAAGACTCAATGAGTATTACAACACTTTTGATGGTGGTATAAATTTAAATTTAGCAGGCCATACCATTCAAGGTGGAGTTATTAAAATGATTGACACCCCGGCAGGTAGTTATATTGATACAGATGAAACTGAGTATTTCGAAGAAGTCGTAATTGAAATATATGCAAATAGCTTAAAGTGGTTTTAGATGTTTAAATTAGAAAGTTCTGCTTTACCCTTAGAAAGTTATACTCGGCTCTCTTCTAAAGGAGTCAATCTTTTCGTATCGGGAGAAAACCCCACTTTCTTTTTTAAAGCTGACCCTCAGGCGAAGAGTAGTAGTTCTGCACCTTTACCTTATCAGTCTGCGCTTATTGAAGATCCCATACCAGAAAATTTATACTTATACATTTTTAAGGGAGCAGTTAGATTTCCCACACTGACGGAGAAAACGAGTCTTTTCTATCTAGAAAAAAATTGTTACTTTATAGATCTTCTCACAAATTTTACTTATTTAGTTGTAGATAAGACAGAAACAAGTTTTTTGGGTACTTTGGATTTAGAGTACAATTATTCTGAATTTGTAGAAGTTTTAGAGGACGACTACTTTAATTTAACTTTTTCTTTCGTAGATTCTATTTATTCTTTTAGTGATATAAGTTCAGTAGAATCTGGTGGTTTTGCTTTTAGCAAACAGAACTCAGAAGCTCTTGGAGATAGTGAGTTTTATTATGATGTTAATTCAAAAAACCTCACTATTCAATCATCTTATGCTTTCGGAGCTACGGAAAATCAAAGCTTACTGTTAAAATTAGATATAGACTTTACATCGTATGCAGAAAGATTTGATGTGTGGTCTTTTACCTACCCTTCAGATCTAAATATTGATTTTATAGATTATTTGCAGTATTCAAATAAGTCTTTTTATTCGTCTACTTCTATAACTTCAGGAAGTCTCTTATTTAATAGACTTAGTAAAATAGCCCTATGCCTGCACTAGCCCGAGTTTACACACCTATTTCTAATAGAGTAACTAATCTACCTGAACTTCCCGTTCCCATTATAGAAGGTTCAGTTAATGTCGAGTGTGGATTTGAACAGCATCCTTCGGGCTCTATTAGTATTACAGCAATACCAGAATCCGAAATTAATCTGTATCGAAAAGAACTTAATAACCTCGGTAGAGAATTAAGAATTTACGATTATTGGTTTAGAATCTCGAACTATGCAGAAACAAGAGATACTCTAGAGGGTCCTGGTCTGCAAACCGCTCTTACGACTTACTCTGTTTCTGTAAATCTAGAAGGTTATAATGTTACGGCTCTAGAAAAACCAGTCTATGTAAAACGTTATGATGAAAACGATTTAAATAGAATTTCTCTAGCGAGTACTATTAGTCTCAAAAACCTTGCAGAAAGAGGTGGTATTAGTTACGCAGGTAATGATCGAGAAATTACAATTCCTAGTGATCAAGGAACAGAGTTTGCTTTAACTGTTTCTGGAGAACTAGGTAAGACTTTGAGAGAAGATAAAAAATTTATAGACTACAGTGGTAAAACTATTCGTCTAAAAGATTTAGATCAAGGTAAAACATTTAAGTTTACCACAAATGAAATATTAGATAGTATTCAAAGTAGTGTACAAAAACCATCTCAATTTTTAAATACTAGACTGGAAGGAAAAGGCGGCGTTATCGGGGAAAGTGAGGCTGCGGTAAGATCTCTTCGCAGAAAAAACTTTTTCGGAAATGACCCGGTTATTAAGAGACCACCTCTTAAAAGAACTCTAATAGAAGGTGATGACAATCCCACTATTGTTCCCAGAGATCTTAGAACTATTACAACACTAGACTTAAACTTTGACAGTAGTGGACCGAGAAAAAGTTTTAGAAGAACTAAGTATATAAACAATAAGTTAATTGAAGAAGAGAGTTTTCAATATGGCCTGGCCTACCTAGCTGTGGAAATTCACAACCCTCTAGCTGAACTACCAGATGCTCCCACTGACACTCCTCCTCTTTTAAGCCAAAATCCACAATCTTTCTGGACTTTAATTGAATACAGAAAAACTAAATATATCTATAAAAAGCTCGAAGCTTCTGCACGTTTACTCGTGAGAGATAAAAAGACAAAGAAAGTTTTTACTGTAGTTTATAGAGACGAGGTAGGAAGACCTATTAGTACAACTTTTAAAAATAAGTACCTAGTTGAAGTACTAACTACAGGTTGGAAATTGGGAAGATTTAGTCAGGAACAATTAAACGATGGTAATACAGATAGTCGAATACTGAGAGAAGAGATAGATAGTGGAGAAAACACTGGCATTGATCTTGAGTATTTTGAAAGACTCTGGGAGGCAATTCAATTTAGAAAAATGCCGCTTAAAGAACAAAAACTTAGTTATCTAGAAGATCCGCTAGATTATTATGATCCTAGTGAAGATGTTCCTTTTGAAACTCAAAAAGCCACTCTTCAAGATATTGGTCTTGACGGAAAACAAGAAGTAATCGTAGCAACTCCTTCAAGAACTTATATTTACCCAATGATGGTAATATCTGAAGTAAATCAGACTCATGCTTTTAATAGCATGGATAATCCCGAAAACATTATTATTCGTGATGAACGAAAGAAAATATCTGAAAATCCCAATCTAACAGACGAGCAAAAAGCTGAAGAACTTAGACTTCTTAGATTGCAAGAAGACCTTAGTACGGGGGAGGATACTTATTCTTTCGTAAAAAGAGAAGTTCAACCTTCTCGTTGGACTAGAAAAAAAGTAGAAAGAAATAGAGACATTGAAGAAGATAGCTTTATGGAGTATTCTTCTTCCGCAAGCAGCCAGGATTATAAATTCCAACATAGTTTGCAGAAGATAAAATTTAGTGAAAATTTAGGCAGGCCATCTTCTCCCGACGTATTACAAGATAGATACGCTAGAAGAAGTGAACTTAATAGAGTAAGAACACCCTTCGGATTAAATAGTAGGTACGTAAATACTTTAACTAGTTATTACATTTCGGGGAAAGACACTTCTAAGTTTTATAACACTCTAGACAGTATTTCTGTAAATACAAGTTTATTAGATACTGCTATTGACTCAGCTAGGTATCAATTAGCGGTTCAAAATTTTCTGCAAGCTAGCGAAGAGAGTATTACTCTAGCTTGGTTTTATCCCGAACTTACACCGGGGGATTTTGTAACTACAGTTGATACTTTTAATAAACACCCTAAAAGAGCAAAGAATGTTAGCTTTACCTTAAACTACCAGGGTTTTGTAGACGGTGAGTTGTTAGTCACTTGTGATGGTACGTCTGTAAGTTTGGGAGTGTGGAACATTCCGAGTAGATCAGATATTAAGATAAATAAAAAGTTTGAAAAGCAATTAGATGGCCTAGATATGGCAGCTACGTATAACTCAAGTAGCAGTAATCTTGGCACTAAAAATGTCTTTGCAAACGTGCGTACGAGACGTAACAGAGCAGATCCTAACAGCCCTAACCCTATACCCGTATAATAGAATGAAAAGAGTTTTTGATTACCAACAGAAAAGAGTATTAGTAGACAAATTTTTGCAATACGTAAATAGTAAAAAGCTGTCAGCTAAACAAGTAAGTTCTCATGAGGTCGAACTTACTATAAATAATGAAGCTTATACTTTTAAGTCTAGACCCAGCTATGAAAGATCCTCCAGAGAACTATTAAATAGATAATGAAAGTACAATACGCTAGTGGAAGAACACAAATTACGGCCCTGAATGTATCTACAACATCAGGCAATCTTACTGTACCCCAAACATACTATTTTTGGATTCAAGGTAGAAACGATATTGGTTTTAATTTGCCTTCTATTGTATCTAGTGTAAGTGTTACTGCGGGACAGGGTATATCTATTACGATTCCCGCCGATTGTTATAGGTCTGGGGAGAACTGGCAGCAGTTTGTAATTTCTGCGGGAACTGAAAACGACCACTCTACCTCTACTGTAATTTGCGTAATTGATGCTGTAATTGCCAGCACACAAGAACCTATTACGCTACCTAAGACAATAACTATTACAGAAGATAGTCATCTAGATCTTTCTAGAGAAGGAGTCAGCACCTTTCCTTCTGGAGCAAATCTAACAGAAGGAATGATACGGCTGTACAACGCTAACGGAAATATTTATCGTTATCATCCTAATAGCTCGGATACTGTAGATGGAGTAGAGGTTATAGGGGCTTCTACAGGAAGATGGTTGAAGTATTTAGATGAATTTAATAATTCAATTACTGACACCACAAATACTGTAAATGGGGCTGATATGGCCTTACTTGAAATTACCGACACTTCCAAACTTCTTCCTTACAAATATGCCTTAGATGGAAGTCAGGGTAAATATAGAAGGCTTTGGATATTAAATCAAAATAGTTCTGAACCTATTTCTAAAGGAGAAAGAGTTGGTTTTGTAATTACAGTAAATGGTGTTCCTGCTTCGGAAGACTTTGAAAGTTTACTAAAAATTGTCTATGAAGGAATAAGTAACCCCGCTACTGGTCTGTTAGATATAGTGGCTGAAGATGAAGTTAGCCCACAAAAAGATATTGGGGTAGAAAAACCATATACTTTTGAAGCTAGCGATATAGTAATAGCTAAAGATATTCAGCCTAATTACTGCTGGCAGTGTAGAGTTTTTCCAGAGTTTCATAGCTACCAACTAAAAAGCCTTCCAGCATATCTAAGTGATATCAGTATTTACCCTTTCATCTTTGCAGAATCGGGTACGTATAATGACGCTAGCGCTATTGTAGGAGATGTAATTTTACCTTACCCTACAGGACTTCGAAGAGTATATCCCTCTTCCCTTTTGGAGGTACTAGTAGATGAAGGAAGTGGTACTGTTAATGGTTACTTTTTTAAAGATAAAGCTTCAGTCAATATTTTAAATTTAGATGTAGACACAGCGAATCAAAAAGTAATTATTAATAATAGCGGAGATGTTTATACCTCTGATATCGTTCAAGATTTCGAAGCTCAAAGAGCTTTAGTTAGTACAGTATCAGGAGAGAGTCACTGTGGAGCTTTTGCGGCTTCTGTAACTGCTGATGTTTCACCAAACTTTACAATTCAAGTTCCTTACCCTTCCAGCATCCGGTCAAATTATCCAGATGTTATCGCTGGAAGTTCCAGAGGTGTTTTTAACGTAGATGAAATTATTTTCTTTATTCGTAAAAACGGAGTAGAGATTAGAAAGTTTTTAGGTTTTATACCCACGAATACTACGAGTGATACCTTTACGGCTGTTTGGGCTGAAGGGGCCGTAACTCCAAATTTAAATACGGATTATTTTGGATTATGGACTCCCCTAGCTCCGAGCTCTGTTGTTCCCACGACTACGGGAACCGACGTTTATGAAGTTTGCGTTTCTTTTAGGTATCTCGGTAACGCCGTAACCGATATTAGTCATTCTGTTAACGATGGCTGTATTATAGAACTTACCAGAAATTTAGCGGATATTGCAGAGAGTACTCAAATTTGGCAGTATCCTATTTCTAATCGAAGCAGTCTGGAAACTTTAGTACCAGCAAATTTAATTAACTATGAAACAAGATTTACTTTCGAAAATGAAAACCTTTGCCTTTGGACTTGGTTTGAAGCTTCTACTAACAACAGCAGCAATTCGATTAAGCCTGCCTCTATAACAAGCGTAGATCCGGGAAGATGGATTCGTTTTGAAGGGGGTATTTGGTCTTCTTCAATAGACACGTATGCAGCCCTTACAGCTATACCTTCAGCTAGCATTCAAAACTTTGAAACTCGTTTAGTACTAGAGAATCGTCCCCCTGAGATCTGGGTTTTTGACGCATTGAGTACAGACAACACGACTAATATAACTTTAAGACCAGATGATATTTTAATTGAAAATCCGGGCAGATGGTTAAAAAGTGGAGGTAGCGGTGGTGGAGGAACTGTAAATGTAGAATTTCAAACTACCCCTCCGTCTACGACCCCATTGGCAGCCGGAACTCTTTACTCTGATACTCTCTCAAATTTTGTATATCTCTCTAAAGATACTATTTCTCCAGACGACTGGTTAAACGTTACTTTTGAACCAGAAAGAATTGTTACTCATAATGGAAATGTTCTGACTCACAACGGACACGTTGTTTATGTAAATGAACCTACTCCCGAGACTATTGAAATTCCTGTAGACGATAGGCTATCTGTAGCCGATGATGATATTGTCGTTTCGGAAAATGTTGGGAGATTAAATTTTAAAGGTTCTGGAGCTATTACTGTTTCTGGCGATGAAGTAGTTATTAATTTCCCATCGGGGGGAGGAAGTACAGCCCCTTCTAATTTACCTATCAGCACTGGGGCTATTACTATTGATGCTCCCAACCAAAATTACTATATTCTTACCCTGACAGAGAATATCACAACTATTAATCTCACGAATTTTGTTGCTGGCTCTCAAGCTACCGTCTATGTTTTACAGGATGCTACAGGGGGAAGAACTATTGCAGGTTGGCCGGTCTCAGTGGGATGGGAAAATGGAATTCCTTCTTTTGGGGGTGTAGCTAATAGCTGGGAATCAACTATATATTTATATTCTCCAGACGGCACCACTATTTTAGGAGGCTTTTTTGGTGGAGGAAGTAGTGGTCATTCTATTAAAGATGAAGGTTCTACCCTTACAACTAGAAGTAGTCTAAATTTTGTTGGCGGTGGTGTAACAGTTACGGATGCAAATCCCGATACTCAAATTGAGATTCCTGGTTTTACAGTAGAACAAGCTCAAGACGCCGTAGGTGGAATTTTAGATGATGGTACTCTAGGAGACATCGTTTTTAGCTACGATGATATAGGAAACACAATTCATGCAAATTTAAAGTCAAAAGGTACGAAAGAAACTCTTCTGGGTAATCGTACACTAGATGCTTCTGACCCCTACTATTGTGTTTTTGATACGGCTAGCGACTATTTGGTAAACCTGTATAATGGAGGTAGTCAATTTCAACATCACTTTATTATTAACACCTCAACCACTAATACTTTAGATGTAGTAAATGAGAGTAGTGTATCCCTATCTGTACTAAATCCTGGAGAACAAGCCTTAGTCATGTGGGATACAACAACCTGGAGATTATTATAAGAAATGCCCGTTTCTAGCGATAAAGCTGTACAACTAATTAAAGACGCCGGAGCTTTGACTGTAAAAGATGAGGGCGTATCTTTAGGTTCGAATATAAACTCTATTAATATTGAAGGGGCCAGCGTAACTGCTACGGGTACGGGTCAGGAGGTTACAGTTTCTATTGTATCCGGGGATGCCGTTGTTTTTGGGGCTAAGTATATTTTTAGTCCCACAACTACGAGTTCTCCAGCTAACGGAGAAATAAGATTAAATAACTCTAATCTTTCTCTAGCCACAGAAATTTACGTTTCAGAAACAGATAGGAATGCAGCAAATACTTCTGGTCTCTTAGATTTTATTCAGTTAAATTCTGTTCTAGCCGTAGTAGACGAGTCAGACACTTCTAATTACCACTTCTTTTCGTTAAATAGTCAAGTTGATAACGGTACGGATAGAACTTATAACGTAACCCATCTTTATGGAAACGGCACTATTGCAGGAAATACTACACTTGGGGCTTCTGTAAGAGGGCCTCAGGGTATTCAAGGAGAACAGGGTAATCCCGGAGTTAATGGTATAACGGGGTTTGGATTAAGACATACATTTAGTACTTCTACTAGTACTTCTCCGGCTGCTGGTGAAATTAGATTAAATAACGCTACTCCTTCTCTTGCTACAAATATTTATATTTCTGAGATAGATCGAAATGGCAATGCTACAGATTTAGTTTTAGATGAGCTAACTTTAGGTAGCATTCTAATGCTAATTGATGAAAGTGATTCTACTTCGTATTCTTTTTATCGTTTAGACTCTGTTGTAGACAATGTAAATTATAGAGACCTTACCGTTGCTCATCTTGGAAGTAATGGAACTCTATCTGGTAATATTACTTTTTCTTTCGCATCCCGAGGACCACAGGGACCGAGTGGTAGTGCCAGTGTAGATTTAAGTGTAATTAATCACACCGACACAAATTTAGAGATTAATAATACTGGAGGACAAAATATATCCATAGGTAGTGTTACAAACACTTTAGCTGGATTAATGTCTTCTGCTCTTAAGATTAAACTAGATAGTATTCAAGAAGGCTCTCAAGTTAATAGAGGTATTCTTTTTCAGGGGATTTCTCAAACTTATAGAAGTGCTTTAAATTTTACTGGTGGTGGAGTTACAATTACAGATGATGATATTTTAAATCAAACTGTAATAGACATTGCTGAAAGTGTTCCTCCTAGTAGAACAGTTTCTACCGAACTTGGGTTAGAAGGAGGAGGAGCTCTTTCTACAAATATCACGATTTCTTTAACCGCTGCTACTTTAGCTTCTTTAGCTTTAGCAGACTCTAGTTTACAAGCATCAGATATAGGTTCGACCATTCAAAGTTTCAGTACTATTCTTGAATCTCTATCAAGCCTTACTCTGTCTGCGAATCAAATTATTTACAGTACTGGAGCTACTACCTTTGCGAGTAGTACGATATCAGCTTTAGGTAGAACTCTTTTATCTGGCGTTGATGTAGCTGCTATGCAAGCCACACTCTCTTTACGGCCCGGTACTGAAGTTCAGCCTTATTCTTCTAAACTTTCCTCAATAGTCTCCGGTTTTGATGCGGCTACTGAAGGGCAGGTATTAAAGAAGGTTGGTAGTAATTTAGTCTACGGTGATCCTCCTGCGGGAGGAGGTAGTTCAGATACACTCAATCTAGTTCAACAAGTTCCTGGAAGTGTCGCTGATCCTGGAGGTACAAATACTACTGTATATGCTGGTACCGATGGAAAACTGTACTACCGTAATAGTGGTGGAGTAGAAACAGAAATTGGATCTGGTGGGACTGGAGGCACTTCTTTTCAAAGCATTCACTTCTATGCTACTAAGGATGGTGGTCAGACGATAGCTTCTGGATCAAACGTCCTTGTTGATTGGGACACACCTACAAGCGATACCGAGGTCGCCTGGGACCCTGTAAACAATGAATGGGAAGCTCAAGAGGATTGCTACCTTCAGGTTTCTGCTGCCATTCACTTTGATAATGAAGATAATACTCCAGTAAGTGGGAGATGTATTATCATTCTAGAAAAAAAGCTATTAGACTCTACCTATATAGAAGTAGGAAGGTCTGAAGTAGCTAGAGGAACATATAGTGACGCTGAAACTATACCTGTAATTTCTTCAAACCTCTCTTTAGTTGCGGGAGAAAGAATTAGAATCCTAGCTCATCAGGGGTCTGGTCTTCCTAATACGGTAATTAACTTTCATGCTGGAAGAGGATTCTTTTCGTTGTTAGGGTGGCGAAAAAATACCGTGGGGGGAAGTTTTGGTTCGAATACTATTTATACGGCTATTAAAGTAGCGGGGGGTACGCTTTCTTCTTCAAGTAATAGCCTTTTGGCCTCTAATTTAGATGCCAATTCTTATGAAAAATTAGAACTTAATTATAGTCTTCGCTCGGATTCTGCTACAAGAACTTTCCCAGAAATCAGAATTAACGGAGATTCAAATGTCTCTAACTACGATAAGTACTTATTAAACCTTGACAGTACACCCGCTTTATTAGAGGGAGTGGGGAGTAATGTTGGTTTTCCGATACCAGGATCTAATTCTGAAATATATACGTTTGGTAGCCTTTTTATCAAAGTTTTAGATCCCGGAAGTACTTCTAAGTATAAAAATCTTGAAGTCTATGGAGTAGTACCTAGAGACTCTACAAACGTAGATGATAGTCTTAGACTCGGGAATATTATTTGGAAAAACACCGAAGCGATACAGAGTATTGAGATAACTCAAGGTGATAACTTTATTGCGGGTTCTAGCTGGGAAGTTTTAGGGTATAAAGAAATTACTGTAAATCCCGCCAATGTTGGCACAACAAGTGTTAAGCAGTTAGTTCCTTTAGTAGATGCTAGTTTAAGTGTAGATACAGCATTTGCTAGTTCGGACACTGTAACTTGGGATACAGACAGTCTAAATAACACCAACTTAGTGGGAGGTGTTTATACAGCTCCTCAAGATGAAAGCGTTTTGATCAGTGTCCACGTTAGACAAAATACTAATAGCAGAATTGTTTTTGGTCTAGAAATCAACGGTGTTAGAGAGGCTACTATAGACCACCCTTTTTCAGAAACGACTGGAGCCTCATCTGCTAATTTTACAAAAATTGTAAGTCTTTCTTCAGGAGACCAGATTAAAGTAGTTTGCTTTGAGGCTAATACTTACAGAGTAGAAAGTTTTTTCCAAATTTCTCGAATAGAAAATACATCTATTTCTGTTGGCTCTAGTGAAGGAGGAAGTAGTCTTACTATTCAAAGTACAAACATTTCTTTTACCGCTGAACCAGAAAACCTCTATTTAGTAGATACGACTGCGACTTCTATTACAGCAACTCTACCTAACAGTCCTACTAACGGAAGTAGAATTAGATTTGTGGATAAAGTGGGAAGCTTTGGAACAAACTCTCTAACCATTAATAGAAGTGGTACAAACACTCTTACGGATGGAACATTAACCTCTTTAGAGTTGAATAGCGATTTTGCTAACATAGAATTAGCCTACTTTGATGGTATTTGGAGTCTTGCAGGAGGTAACTCTTTTCTAGACAATAAAGGCCTTACTCCTAATCCCGTGTGGGATGGTAGCAGTCTTGGTTGGGATACTACTGGAGATGGATCAGCAGATATCGCCCCGGTGAATCTGCGAGGACCATCGGGGGCAGCCACCGGGGGAGTAAGGCAAGTGGTATTAAATGGCCCACCGTCTTGGCTGACGGTAGGGACGGGCTTACAGGTGGTTTCAAGTGGCAGTGCGATCGCCACAATTGCTAAAGGTTGGGGCGGGGCAGGGGCGATCGACGATATTTTTGAAATCCCCAGCGCTACGTCCTGGGGTTCGCTCACCGCCAGCGATATCTGCTACCTGTGGGTGGAGTGGGATGGCACCACCGTCACCACCGGGCACAGCACCCTGGAGCCTGCCTATGGTGCCACTGCCCCTACATCTCCAGCTTCAGGGCAATGGTGGTTCGACACCGTTAATTACAAAGGGTTTTCCTGGGATGGGGCGGCATGGGTTGATGCCCCTCGGGTATACGTGGGGCAGGCAACCACGGACGGCAGCGGGGTCACTGCTGTAGTGCAGTATGCGTACAACGGGCGCTATCAAAGCGGGGTGATTTCAATTAATGCCAACACCCTATATTCCCTGAACGCTCATCTAGGTGTCCCAGAGGCAGGCATGCAAGTATTCGCCAGACAGCCAGGGGCTGTTGCTTGGGTGTTGCTCTCAGGCGGACACGCTGAGCAAGCCGCAGCAGGCTCGGCGTTTGTTCGGGCTGGATTGTCCGCAGGGTATTCAGGGATCCCTGGGGTGATCCGGTTTAGGACCGGATCTAACCACGTAATTTTAGGTTGGAACGAAGCTGGCGCTGGGGTAAATGGCGCGGGCGGAACAACGACCACAAGTGAGGTTAATTCTGGCGTAGATTGCTACGCCGTAGCTTGGAGGTTTTTCTAAATGTGGATTGATGCCGCGACAGGCGAGATTTACGGTGGCGATTTGCGTTTTGGAACTAACGACTTTGCCGCCCCTAACACACCGCCCCCCGGCGCTAGCCATGCGGTACTGGATGAGGATGGCGCGTTTGTGGCGTGGGCAGATCCACCCGCACTACCAGACTGGGCTGGGTTTCGCCAGTGGCGACGATCTAATGCCAGCTATCGCGATCTTCTGCGGGCTGAACCAGGGTTGGTTATGGCCTTAGAAAATGATATAGAACAGAAAGACCTTATTAGTGCATCTCTTCTTTGGGGTGAACTAAAAAATTTAGGCGCTATATCTGATATATTAGAAATAGAAATAAGCCAAGCTTTACTGAACTTCAACTTAAACGAGTTAGCCGAAGCTCTAACAAACTATAACGCTTCTTAAAATGACACTTATTCAAAATCTCTATAATAATAGACAAGGAATTACTTGGGTAGACAGGATTGTTTCTCAAAGTACTTCTTTTACTGCTTTAGTAAATACTGTCTATCTAGTAGATACTACAACGGGAGCTATAACAGCTACTCTTCCAAATAGCCCACTAGAGGGGTCTAGAATTAAATTCACGGATAAAAAAGGCAACTTTTCTACTAACAATTTAATTATTGAAAGAAGCGGGACAAACACTATTATAGATGAGGTGAATACAACTTTTACTTTAAATAGTGATTTTGCTTATTTAGAGTTAGTTTATTCTAGTGGAATCTGGATTCTCGTCTCAGCTAATAGTTTTGTTGATAATTTAAGTTTTACCCCCACACCAATCTGGGACGGAACATCCCTAAGCTTTGACCTGACGGGGAACGGCCTTTCTGATACGAGCCCGGTAGACCTACAAGGCCCCGCCGGTCTGCCTGGTGCTAATGGGATCATTAACTGGAATTTAGATACAACGATCACATCATGGGTAGCGGGGGGAGATATCCAGATCGCTCATGGGCAGGGGGAGGCTGCAAAATTAATTGAGGTCCGGCTTGTTTGCAAAAATGGTCCTAGCAATCACGGCTGGTCTGTGGGGAAAGAGATAAACACAACAGGCGTCGCATACACAGACTATGGATTCCAATCCAGTTCAGACGCGACTTACGTTAATATAAATATCGCCAGATACGGTCCAATTGTCATTCCCGCCAATGGTGGCGCTTCTGCAACAGTACTGGCGGCTGATTGGAATATCAGAGTTTTGGGAGCGTTCTAATGAGAAAAAAAATTTGCATTGTTGACGATCGCGCCATTGGTGGCACCCTTACCAATTGGGGCATAACGCTAGATTCAGCAGGGAATGAAATTAGCCGGGTACAGATCACCCCTGCCGATTTCCCCCAGTGGCAACCTACTCCCCCAGACTGGGCTGGGTTTCGCCAGTGGCGGCGGGGCAATTCTGCTTACCGGAATCTTCTTCGGACTGAACCGGGGCTGGTTATGGCTCTAGAGTCCGATATCGACAAGGGAGATTTTAATAGTGCCAGTTTAGTCTGGAATGAACTCAAAACATTGGGATCTATATCTGAACAACTAGAATTAGAAATAATACAAGCTTTAAATTATTACAACTTACAAACTCTTTTAGAAGCTTTAACAAACTACAATCTAACTTAAAATGAGTACACTACAAAGTCTATATAATAATAAATCTGGAACTGAAGGAGTTAAAGTTGGACGGACTCTTCTTACGGAAGATAAAATTTATTATGTCCGGTCTGATGGCAATGATTTAAATTCTGGAACCTCAAATAGTGCAGAAGGAGCTTTTGCTACTTGGCAAGCAGCTATAGATTATGTTTCTAGTTTAGATTTAGGTGTATATAATGTTACTATTAAAGCAGGTCTAGCGGAAACTTGGGATTTAGGAGCAAATACTATAGAATTAAAAGACCCCGTTGGATCTGGTCTAGTTACCATACAAGGTTTTAGCTCTACTGCTTCTGATAGTACTTTTCAAAATGATGGTTCAAGATATCTTTTTAAAGGTGAAAGAGTAAAAAAAATAGTACTGAAAGATTTTAAAGTCAGAGTAATTAACCTAGGAAGAATATTTATAGACAACTCTTTCGTACAAATTGATAATCTATCTTTTGTACTAGACCCCTCTACTCCTGTAGGTCCTACTGGAATACAGGCTCACAACCAAGCAATCTGTAAAATTATTTCTGGAATTACTATTGAGGGTAACTTTTCATACTTTTTTAATCTTGGGTATGGTAGTGTTTTAGATTACTTTGTGCCTAATGAAGAAACCCGAACTTTAACTCTTGTAGGAAATCCCGTCTGGGGTACCTGTTTTATTTTAGGTAGATTAGGATCTATAGCAGATTTCGCGGGTCTAGGAGTAACTATAACGGGAAGTGCTTCAGGACCAAGAGTTAACCTAGACCAAAATTGTAGTGTACGAGATCGAACCATTTATAAAATTCCTGGAAGTACAAATGGTATTGTATCAGGTAATTCTACTTATTCAGACTATTAATAACTAACACAAAAAAATTATGAGCAGTCTAACCACAGCATTCAGCCAAATTTATTCTTCCACTAACTTTACTACATTAAAAGCTAGAACAAATCTTTTACCAGGTCAACCTATCTATGTTAAAGACAATTCTGATTTAAGTGATGGCAGTGGACAAGCGGCTTGGTATATTTTTGACGAGAACAGTGTAGAGGCAGAATCTTTACCTGACGTAGTAGAAATTACTTCTGGTGGTAGAGCACTTCTTTTTGCTGGAAGCAGCGGTGGTGGAGGTGTTGCAGTAGCTAGCTATGAAGAAAATGATATAGATCCAGGTCCACCAGCACAAGTAGGAGAACTTAAACTCTTCTATCACACCCAACAAGAAAGCTATAAAGTTTATCTCGGTATAGATCCATCTGGATCAATAGGTATGAACGGATGGGGTTATTTTGATTTTTGGACAGTTTAAATTTATTCTTTAATGAGCAGTCAAAATCTTTTTAATTCTTTTGGAAATAATTTACTGAATATTACTTCCGGGGCAAGTCTTTACAGAGCCACGAAAGAATATCTTCCTGGACAAGTAATTAGCCACTTAAGTAAAGAGTACCGGTGTCAAAATAATATTTTTCCTGGACAGAATGTTCTTCTTACAAATGGTATAGCCATAGGGCAAGAAATAGAAAGAGAAACCAACGAAACTATTTTATTAGATCGACAAACGGTACCCCTTCCTAATCCTGTAACAAGAGCAGATACTCAAGTTTGTATTCTTTTTAGCCTAGAATATTTAAATCCAAATAGAAGAAGTCCAAGCGTTGTAGAGTTTTTTGACTACAATACAAGAGACATCGACACAGAGAAAGTATTAGCTGCCGGAAAGCATTGGCCCGGAAGTGAAAATTTTTATACTCATCCTCAAGGTCTCTATCTTGGTGCGAGAAGTTTTAGACTTGAAAGTAGACCCTCAGATGCAAGTTTTGATAGATATCCAAATCCCGCATGTGTTTCTCCTAGATTAGATTCTTACTATCCTAGTACAGGGTTAGTTGCGGAAAATAGAAGCTATAACTTTTTTGGTGAAGATAATGTTTTAGCCAACTCTTTTTATAATCCACCTCCAGAGGCTATAGGTTGGATTCCTTCTCCTTGTACTCCAGAATCCTGCACTTGTGGCTCTCTAAGAGAGTATGGCCCTAGAAATATTACTCTGCCTTATAACGATGCAGTCTCTCCACCTCAACCCCCTAGAGATAGGTACGTAAACTATACAGAGACTTTTTGGTATACCGGGGGAATAACAGAAGGGCCTCCTATAATTAACCCCGACTCTAGTGCGGATGGTTGGACTAGAGTTTGGCCCGGAATAGTATACACTAAAGACATCAACGATCTCACTCAAGCTTGGGCCTATAACAGCTCAAGTTCAGTAAGCTGTGATTCTCCAAGTTCTATTTCTCCTGATCCAATCTTAAATTTATACTCAGGAGGCAATATAATTTTTACGGGAACATTAACAGGGAATATTATACCTGGAAGTACTAGTGGCAACTACTCTTCTTCTGTAACTGTTTTTGATGGAAATTCTCCTTACGTAGCTCCAAACGAAAGTTTACTTCCCATACATCCCTCCTGGGACCAACCCTTTGTAGAATACTATGCTTTTTGGAAAGGAAAAGTACATAAATTTCCAAAAGCTTTTATAGCTAGTTGGTCTGGAGAAGGTCCTCTAGATGAAGGTCAGTTTTTACTTTTTAACAATTCTGAAAAAGCCTACGTTGTTTTTCACGTTGGGGGATCTTTTGGTGATATCGACAGAAATCAAGATCCTGAGACTTATTTTGATTTAGATCAACCTTGGATTATAGGCATCTTCGAAATTTCTGAAAATGGAGTAACTCTTGTCTACGAAAGAAATAGAGTTGTAGAAGGGAATTTACTTCCTGGAAGTATTGCAGATGTTAGTACATCTTTAATTGACGCTGCTATATACCCAGAAGTAGTACTAGGTCCCTTTGATTTTCTTTCATCTCTTTTTATGACGGATGATTATGAAAATGAAGTAAACTGGGTAGACAAATATCCTAATACTCCTAAAAGTGTAGCTTTTACCCTTTATCAGAGAGTGAGAGGAGCATGGCAAAGAAACTGTTTAGGCTATAGTACAGAAGGAGATCACCTAATTTTTACAGACGAAAGCAGTCTTCCTTTCTTTCATTGGAGAACCGATGATGTACCAACAGAAGGCTTCTTCTTTCATGGGGTAGAATTAAAATATGGCTTTTACCCAATTAGTAATTTAGACAATACTAATTACACAGACAACCTAGCTTTAGATACTGACATGACGAAGAGAGTTAGTATTCCAGCTTTAATAGATTTAATTCCCGATACGAATCTTGAGACACTCAATAACTTACCCGAAAACCAATTTGAAAAAATTGAAGTACTAGCAATAAGTATTAACGATGGCCCCTAACTTTAAAAATTTATACACACAAAAACAAGACAAAGTAAAAACTTGGAATCCTAGCTTAATGGCTCCTGTTTCGGGTCAAATCAGTTCGAGTTTAAATTCTATTACTCAAACTTTTTTACAAGAAGTTTCTAATAATGATCCTAAACTTATTGACTATCTCAAGATGGCTAGAAAAGATCCTCTTGTTAGAAGTTGCATAGAATTAAAGTGTTTACGAGCTGCTTTAATGTTGGGGAAATATAGCCATGAAGATGCTTTTATAGAAAGATGGGTGCAAGAAAATTTTGATGGAATGAGGGGAAGCCTGACTCATATTGTAGGTCGTTTAGCTTCCGCTATGGCTTTGGGGTTTTCTGGTGGGGAAATTGTTTTTACAGATGAAATTTTAGGTCAGTGGCGTCTAAAGAATATAAACATTTTAGATCAAACTCGTATCTCTTTTGAAGGTAAAAACGGTGAGATCTTTTTTCTTCGTTATAGAGAATCTACTGGAAAAGTTAAAAAAATTCCATACCCTAAAATTATTCATGTCGTAAATGGTTTTTCTTCGAATATCGGAGAACACGACATGGTTTATGGAGATCCTGAATCCGGTACAGCTTATCAATACTATAAAGCCAAACAAGCAATTCTTACAGAGATGATGATCTCTGCAAAAAATAGTGCTTCTGGTATGTGGCTTGGAAAAGCAGACTCAAATGAAACTGTACAAATTGTTGATTCCCAGGGAAATCCTCGTTTTAACTCTGACGGCACTCCAATGGTTCAGTCCGCCGTTCACGCTCTAGCTCAACAACTTTTAAATCTTGAAAATAATTCCGTTCTTGTAACAGATAATAAAAACCAAGTAATGCCTCTCATCCCTACAACCAAAGAAGCTACTTGGCAGATGTATATTACAATTCTTGAAAACGGAATTATGAAAAGTTATGGAATTCCAGAAATGACTTTTAGAGAAGGTGTCTCTTTTAGTAATCTTTCTCGACAGAAAAAAACTATACTAGATGCTCAAATTGAAAGTGTAGTTGCTCAAATTAGAGATCAACTAGTAGAAAAAATAGTAAAACCCCTTCTTATTTGGAACTTTGGTGTTACCAAAAACTTTGGCACCTTTAAGATGGACGAAATTGAAGATCAAGAGTCGATCTCTTTGAGAGTTCAAAATATTATTAGTGCAGTAAGTAGTCAAATATTACCGGCACAAAATATTAATATTCAAAATGCTCTGTATGATAGTCTTGGACTTCCTACAGTTACTAAAGAAGAATCTCAGACTTATCTCCAAGAACAACTTCTTAAGTCTTACTACGAAAATCAGGTTTATCAGGGAGTACATCCTATGTTAGGCACTAGTTATACTCCCCCACCTGATTCTAGTGGACAAGAACCTTCAGCCGTAGACACGCAAGCTACAGAAGTGCCAGAAGAAAATCAGCAATAGAACACATTACGAATAATGTGTTTTCTATCTACAGGGTAGTAGAGGTTATAGACTGGTATTTTTAATTTTTGGGCTAAAGTCACAACTGCTCTTTGACTATTTGGAAAGCTGTCATATTCTAATTTAGAAAAGTCATAACCTAGTTTTGATATGCCCCTCGTCTTACTAAAAAGTAAGAGGCTGTTAGACATTTCTCTTTTCCCCTCTAAAAAGTTGCCTTCAGAAAGGTAGTAGATTCCTCGTGGGGAAATAAGTGCAAATAGAGCAGACAAAAATTTATACACACCGTAGTAATTCGTAATACTGATACGCTGAAAATTTAAAGATGGAAACAAAGTACTAAGTACTTTTAAACCCCTTTGCGGAAAATTAATTTGACCCGGCTCCTCGTTATAAAAATTAGAAAAATTATAAAATTTCCTAAGTATATAATAAAGGCCATACTGAGCACCAGGATTAGAACTATACAGCCTCTCTAATGAATACTCAGTAGTATTAGTTCGCCGTTCTGTTAAAAGGTCCGACACACTTTTCCCGGAAACTTTTAAAAGCCACTGAAGATGATCGTTTTCTAGATCTTCTTCTGAAAGGTAATAGACAACACTACTAGATCCTAGATTAATAACACTAGTGCTTCTAGCAGTATAAAGAAAAGTTTCCCTCATCGCAGGGAAATAAAAGTGATTTAAATCTGTTCTAAGTCTAGCTTTCTTTTGATTAACCAGATTTATAAGAAAGGGTCCAATATCGTCTCTCAAAGCATTTGTATTTTCTACCAAGTCACCAATGTAAAGATCGGGTGCTTTTGAGGGAGTGTTAAGAATAAAGGTGTGATTCATGACTTTTTTGTATAGAAGACAAATAAAGCCCCCTAAATATCTAGGGGGCCAGAATAAACTCTTTTTCCGGTTTTAATTAGAAAATTCCTAAGTTTACTTCTTCCTCAGAACCCGGTTTATAAATAACTTCAAATTTAGGAGTAGGCCAGCTCCAAGTAAATTTAGTAACAAAGCGGTAGTTTTGACTATTTTTAATAGTCTGGATAAGACCTTTCTCGTCAATGACAAAAGGCGGGATAAGACCTTTATCCAAAGCAGTTTTATTTACTGCTTCAATTCTAAATTTAGCTCCAGAACTGCGGTTGATAAGAAATTGAATAGGCATAGATTTATTTTAATAGTTTTTTACTGGTAGTTATACAGATTGCAGCAGCATCACTTTCGTGATCTGTATTGAAAGAGATAGTTTCTGAAGTAAAAGGCTGCAATAATTCTTTTACTTTTTTCTCGACTTGAACTTTTTCAGCTTTTCCACTTCCCGTAACTTCTTTTTTTACGGTGGCTGGACTCAAAGGAACTACGGGTAAATTAAATTGACCTGCCTTAAGGTTAATTAAACCAGCTACAAAGTATAAACCCATAGCGTTAGCCCCTTTGTTCATATACGGAGCCTCATATCCTATAGCTTCTATAGAATAGTCTTTAATCAGATTACTTATTAGATTGTTTGCTACTACAAGTCTTTGGGATATTTCAGGGTGAGTCATAACAAGAGTGCCTGCTAAAAGTAAGCTACACCTTTCTTTCTCAAACTCACAAATAGAATATCCTAAATTTTTAGAGCCAACATCAAAGCCTAGTATTTTCATAGTCACGATTTAAATCCTGACTATATTGTAACCTACTCTATCTTACTAGGCCTTGCATCAAATAAGTCGTGCCGTAAAGAGTCTGAGCTTCAACGGGATCGAAAGAGGAAACAATCTTAAGAACTAAATCTCCTTTCTCACAAAGTTGACTTACTGCAATAAGTTGTTTGGTTTGTAAATAACAACAAATATATTTTGGTGAGATTTCTACTTCGTCATAGACAAAAGAATTTGTTTTTTGCTTACCCTGATAAAAGCTGATAGCTATTCTAGATAAACTAGGGTCTGTTTCTACTTGACATAAATCATACTTCGTATCAGCAGAAGCCGAGTTCAATAAAGACGTAAATCTTTTACAGTTTTGTATCTTTAAAGGAGGCGTATTATCTTCATGTAAAACTCTGAGTTTTCTTTCGCTATCTATAAAATCTATAGAATTTAAGACAGAAGAGGACACAGATGGTAATGAAATTACATACCTAATAGTTTCCCCTTGAACTCCTAAAATACAACCAGAACTTCCAAAAGAAAGATCAAAACCCAACTTAGTTAGTTTATTAAATTGGGTAGTATTACAAGAATACGCTCCGTCCCATGTACTAGAAAGACCCTCTACTTCAATAATAGATAGGTGATAGGTGCCCGGACAGTATATTCTGTTTGGTAAAACAGTAAAACAACCTTTAAAATTATCTTTCTTAAAGCGGGCTAGAAGCTTACTGAGAGCAGTAATCTTGTCGTTACTTACTACCGGGCTACTGGTTACACTAGGCGCTGTCTGTTGGCTTGTGGCGGCCTCTGAAGGGATATTATAGACTACAGCAGACTCCACTCTAACAGAGTTATTTTGAGAGAATAGATAAACGTGTTCTTCCAACACACTAGCTTTAAGAGCAGATATCGGTTTGATATTTTCAAAAGTTATTTTACAACTTGAAAAAGTTTCCCCCTCTCGCTCTTCTACTGGAATATAAAAGCAAAAGTGGCCGGGAAATTCCCAACTATCTTTTTTCTCCAAAAGTAAAGTACCCGGATTATTTAAGTCATACAAAAAGTACAAATAATCTTTAGTATTACTAAAACTAACAAGTGTATTTAGAGCGGGAATTAGATCACTAGATAAAACTTTCATTAGAGTTTTGTATCTTTAGGGCAGAAAAGAGTAAAGCTCTACAAGCTGTTTTTAAATCGGGGCAGATAAAATCTGCTGAGTGTTCAATCATGGGATGTGACCTCATCTCAGATTCTTCTGGAATTATATAGATAATTGTTTTATCTGTCCCGTACCCTAATCCAGCTTCCCAAATAGAACCTAGAGAACTAGAGCCCCCGTCTTCTAGAAAATTAAAAAGAAGAATAGAACTTCTTTCAATTTGCCAAATACATTTTTCAAAAATAAATTTACTATTGTAGAGAAAAGAATTACTCTCATTTAGGGAGAAACTATTTTCCTTAGTAGACATTCCCTCGCAAGGATTATGAAATTTAAAAAGAGGGGGATCTATAATATTTTCTTCCTCTAAAAAAGTATTCAACATCTTAGGAAAGAAAACTTGTCTCCACTGAAGAGCATACGAAGGAGTTTCTGCAATTAGAGACATTACAGGCCCGCCTAAGTAAATTTCAATAGGTTGATACGAGGAAGAGATTACAGTACCGGGCATAGATAGTAATTGCTGAATTTCTTTAGGAAGCATAGTATTTTTTATACGTTAAAAGGTGGGATCTTAGCATTCCAAGGCTTAAGAGCCTGAACGCCAGTATTTTTAATAATGTAAACTCGGGATAGCCAGTAGAAATAACTACTGAGTCTATTTAGAAATGTTTCGTATCTATAGATACCTTCTAATATTTCGGGATTCTTTGCAATCTCGTGAGTTATTACTCTTTCGTTGTGAAACCAGCCTACAAAGTGTCTTTCCACATCTCTTACTGACAAACGAATAGTGTTAAGAGATCCCGATAGAGTTACAAAATCAGATTCAGCCTTCTTTCCTGTAAGGTTTTCCTCTAAATCTTTTAGTTCAGATATTCGGGTTTTTAAAAATTCTATAGATTCTTGAGGTGGAACGTGTCCATAATTCACGTCAGTTATTCCTTTTAGATAACAAAAGGAACTTAGACTATACAGAGCTTCATAGAGCCAGGATATAAAAGCAGCATCTCTTGGAAAATTATCTACAAAAGAGGGCTCATTATAAGATATATTTTGAAGGCGATGCTGAAGCCATTCAATAGAAGAATATACCGAACTAAAATGAGAGCCCTTAGAAATTGTATCTCCCACTAAAAGATTACTAAAACCCAGGTCTCCGTTGGAAAGACCCTCAGTGTACGAAGAAGAAATTCTAGACATTATCTAATAATTGTGATGGCAGGTTTACATTTTTAAAGGCTAAAAGCTCTGAAGCTTTACCTTCTTTATTTTTTCCGTGATGAAAGCTCTGGTTGGACTCCGCTTTCATTATAGTATAGCCAAAATCGGCATAGAGTTCAAGACCCTCTGACCAGTATGAATTAGTTGCAATAATTGGACCTTGATGATCTAAGGTCAGTTTTAATAGATTTTCTGTTTGAGATAGATTAAAAGAGGGGCGACCATAAACTTTACCTGTATTTAAATACGGTGGGTCTAAAAGAAGAATAGAATCTTTATTGCAGTTGGCTAGAGCTGTTTCATAGGGGGAACAAGAAATACTCCACTTTTCCATTATAGCGGGGTACTTATCGAAAGGTTTAGAAGGAAGGCCTTTATACTCTCCCCAAGAACTATTAATCTCCCCCTTGAGATTTGTTCTACAAGAGCCTCTGTGGGCAGAATAAAGGACAAGCCAAAAAAGTTGGCCTATTCTTTCGTCTTCGGTATCTCTAATTTGATTAAAAAAAGACCTCAGTTTATAAAACTCTTCTCGGGAAGGTTGATATGGATAGGTTAAACCCTGACCAGACTTTAGCCAGAGAAGACATTTTATAAGATGACTGTTGATATCAGAGAGAGTGGCTTTTTCTACACCGAATAAAAACTCTAGAGCACAGGAACCGCAGAATGGCGATACCCACCCAACGTCTAAGTCTAAGTTTAATTTTTTAAGGTATTTAAAAAGCCACCTCTTTGATCCGGGATACTTAAGAGGTAATTCATTTTCTCGGAGCATTTTTAATTTTAATCTGCTGTATTTTCAGGAATCCACCACGAGGACTCTTCTTCTTCCAATAATACAGCATCTTTCTTTTCCCCGTCAAGCTCTACACCCTGTAAAGTTTCAGTTAGTTGTTGTAGGGTTGTTGTCTCCTCTAAAGAATTGGAACTAAGTAACCATCTAAATATATTAAACATTTAAAAAATTTCCTATAGTTGTTTTGAGTATTAAATTTTCTGCCATTCTTTTTAACTTTTCTGAGTTCTCCTGAATAAGCATATTCGCCTCTTCCCAGGCCTCATCGGTATCAATCAGAGTTTGTTTTAAAGTGCAAACACCTAGACCCTTTGGACTAAACATAAATACCATTACAGGTTTAGAACCTTCGGGCTCGTCTACCTCGTCACACCAAACTACAACCTGGCCGATTTTGTCCAAGTGTACTACTGCTGCAAAGTTCTGATTCTGGGACTCACTCATTTGTTTCTTTTGTTGTAGAGGGCAATTCGAAAGTAATAATCTCTGCTTTATTTAAGGCAGATTTAGTTTCTTCTACCGTAGGTACTTCATTTGTAGGACTAGAATTACAAGAAAGTAAAATAAGACCTATCAAAGTCAGGAGTAAAATGTTAATTGTTTTCTTCATTTTCGAGTAATTCCTCAATAGTATCTTCCAGAGATAAAGGCATTCCGAATAAAAAGCCTTGTCCAATATCGGCTTTGGCGCGTTTTAACTTTTGTGCAATTTCTAAACTCTCTACTCCTTCACAAACAACAGACAGTCCTTTACTGTGTCCTAGCCCAATAATATGTTGTACGGAATCAGTCCAGTTAATAATGAAATCTCTATCAATTTTGATTCCTTCTACAGAAAGACTAAACATAAGAGTTAGAGAGCTTCCCTTAGTTCCAAAATCATCTAACAAACTTTTGAGACCCTCTGAATTTAAATACTGAACTGTATTTTCTGCCTCTTGTATGGAAGGAATAACAGACTCAGTAATCTCAAACTTAATTAGATTATAGTCTAATCCCGACTCTTCTAGCAACATATCAATGCTATCTTTGAGTCTTTTATTAGACAAGTCTTGACCTGATACGTTTACAGATAGATAAAGAGGGTATTTAGAGACTCTATTTATTTCTTTACAGGCTTTACAGGCTTGAGATAACACTAACAGAGTGATTGCTGTAATATAGCCGTGATCTTCAGCTATAGGAATAAACTCAGACGGAGGAATAGGTCCAGAAGGAGTATTCCAACGAACTAAAACTTCGTATCCTACCTTCGGTGTTTTTTTAGGATTTTCTTCGTTTAATTCTTGAAGATTTACAAAAGGTTGTAAAACTATATCAAAAGCATTTTTTTGAATTGCTTGATAAAGAAGTTTTAAAAGTTTATGTTGTCTAGTATGGGAGTCTCCCATACTCTCTTCGTACCAAATAGGAATACCAGAAGCCTCTTTGTCAGACTTACCTAAAGCCTTACTTTGGTACATAGCAAGATCCGCTTTTCTTACCGTAGTATCTACATCCTTTGAAAACTTAGCTATACCACAAGAACAAGACACATTTTTAATAATAAAGCTTTGAATTAGATAAGGTTGTTTTAGGACACTACAGATTTCAACAGCAAGCTCAAAAACCTCTTTCTCGGTTTTACCCTTTACTAGAATGAAAAACTCATCACCAGAAACTCTAACTGCAACTTGGTTTTTAGCAACTTGAGAAATTCTCTGAGCTACTATTTGTAAAAGTTTATCTCCAACAGAGTGGGTATAAAAATCATTGACACTTTTAAAATTATCTAAGTCTAAAAAGAGAATGTAGTCAAACTCTATTGATTGACTGCCTAAAAGTTTTCTATTAAATAGGCCTGTTAAGTTATCATGTATTAATTCAAATTGTGTTTTTTGAAAAAATTCAATTTTAGAACTTATATCGAACCATTCACAACCCAATTCTGTTTCACTTATGGGAAAGAGCGTAATAAGATAATACTTTTCTAAGGCCTCTAACTTTATTTCTGTAAGATCAGAAGTTTGAGTTTCTAAAACTTCGAAACAAAAATCTATAAAAGTTTTTTCTTCTTCCAACTCTAACCTAGCATTCGAAAAAAAAGTATTAGATAAGATAGAGCCTTCAAGATTTATTCCCGGATTTTTAGTAGCGGCATATTTATTCCAGTAGACTATTCTAAAATTTTCTCCTTCTTTTCTAAAGATTGCTTTACCTGTCATACTGCAATCTTGAAATTTATAGAGAGATTCTTTAAACCTTGTAACTTCTGAAACGTTTAAGCAAAGAATCAGAATTAGATTATTTTCTAACACTGAAACAGAATGAAGAAGAGCCTGGTTATTAAACCATTCAGGTTTATAAGTTACGGAATAACCAGAAGTACTCAATACTTGATTGTAATCTTTTTCCCAAGCATAAGGAACGGTTTCTAAAAATTTAAAATGAGATTCTCCTATGTAGGATTTTTCTTTTTTACCAAATAATTGAGGCCACGAAGCAGAGTGCCACAAGTACTCAAAAGAAGAGTTACATACAGCAAGGCCTATAGATTCATGAAAGTAGTCTTTAAAATTCATTTACACATTGTAACATCTGCCCTTAGAAAGAGGGGGAGTAGTATTCCCCCTCTTAAAAAACGGCTACTCGGCTATTTTATTTAGCTTCCCTATCTTCTTTGTCACTCAAGTAGGAATGAACTTTTTGTTCTACATACCTAAGAAAGTCCTGGGACTTAAAATTTTCTCCTTCGACAATTTTTCGAAGCAGAAATTCTAAAATTACAACAACCTCCTTTTCTCTAGCATCAGCTAGATTTTTAAGAGTTCTAGATAAACCCGGACGAACAATAGAAGCTAGCTTATTAAGCTGGTAAACTAACGTGCCACAAATAATTAGTACTACAATCTCGCTAAGGAAAAGACCTTGAGTACCAAGGATGTCGTTGATAGAGTTAATTTGGTCTAACATATAGTCGATAGTAATTAGATTAACGTTTTTCCCCTAGATAGAAATTCTTATCTTACAGGACAAGTTCCCGTAGAACAAGTCGGAGAAACATCCACATCATCGGGATCTTCTAATTTAATTTCTTCATCCATCAGAGTTAATTGATCTACTAAAAAGGTACATCTTCCATCCTCTCTCTGCTGTTTATAAATGTCTGGAATACAAGCAATAGCATTTTTATAATCTTCTTCGTCAATCGTTTGGAAAGGAAGAAGCGGATAATTACCTCCAAAGTAAGGCAGAAAGGCCGCTGTTGTAAAGGTATCCCAGTTATCATAGACCCAATCTATCACTTGCTCCCATTCGTCGTCTTTTACCGTAATAGTACTAGAAGGCATATGGTCACAGTAATAGAGAGTAAAATTCCGCATATTTTCTAATTGCTCAAGAGCAGTAACTTCGCTCTGGCAAATTTTAGCAGGAGATTTTACAGGAAACTCTAAAACAACTGATTGAATAGAATCCAAAATTTCTTCTTTCTCGTACGAAAGTAAATTAGAAAAGACCTTTAGTTTAGACTCTACATCCAAACGACTCCACTCTTTTTCTAAAGTAGTGTAGTCATAAAAAGAGTCTAAAGAATTGTCTTTTCTACTAAAGATTGATGCCAGGGATTGTAACCAAGCAAGAAGAACATTGGAACTTCGGACAACGGGCTTTTGTTTATGCTTTCCAATTTCTGTTAGATACGTAGAAAGGGATCTTGCATACGTATGGTACCAGGTCTCAAGGTCATAGATTTCTGGGTACCAATTAAACCCTTGCTTAATTAGCGTTTTTGCGAGAGCGTCCGAAGAAGACATTCTAATTCTTCTTAAATAGTAGGGAGCCCAATCCCAATGCAATCCACTACTAGTACCCATTATCTGACTAGCCGTACCCTCAGGTTTAATAGTAGTAACTAGTAGAGGAGTAGGAATACCAAGCTTTTTACTATACCTTTCCGATTCCTCGTTAGCCCACTTTTTACAATTCTGAAGAAGGTCTTTAATTTTAGAACCGTTGGTTTCCCAGCCTAGAATATCCATAAGATCTCTCCAACCCGTAGAAGAAACACCTAAGAGCCTCTCTTCTTTTTGGCACTCGTCCATGTGAGGGTAGGGCATATCGACACAAGTTTGTCGAATAGCAATTCTTACGGTTCTCTCAAAAGCTTCTTTTAGACTTTCTACATCTAACTCTGGAACACCATTAATGTAAACAATATGGTTCGTAACTGCAATCGTCGTAAGATTACAGAAGCTAACTTGATCTTTAGTCTGAAATCCCGCACTAAGAATAATTTCGTGGCATGGGTTAGTACCGATATCACAGTAATACTCCCAGATTTGTTCTGGTGTGTATTGAGGTCTTTTGCGGATGGCAGCATAGAACCGAATAAGACACATTCTAGCCCAATTATCAAACCCAGGCTCCCCCTCTGATCTAACGGTTTCGAACATGCGAGTAAGTTCGATTTTATCCGGTCTAAAAGTTTTGATAAATTCTCTTACTTTTAAATCCTGGATAGATAGTGTAGGGTTATTAATTGCAAATTGCCTGATTTTCTCTAGACTCTCGGGGTCAGCTCCGATGTTCTCTGTAATATTTGACTGAGCTCGATAGGACTTAGAAGCCATCTCTGGATTCGTATATAAGCCCTTTTTAGAATTTCTACATAGGAGATCTCCCTGTTCAAATAAGGGAATAAGAGCCGATCTACTGCTACTTCCGGCAATAATACCTCTTGCAGAGGCACAAGCGATATCCATTGCATCAATAGATAAAACTCTTGTAGTTCCGGTATCAAATCTATCTTTTAAAATTTGTAAAATATCTCTCAGAATTTCTTTTAGAGCTTGAGGGCCAGAGGCCGTTCCTCCAAAACCTTTAATTCTAGAGCCCTTTGGTCTCACATAATTAAAGTTAAATTCTACTATTTTATTTTCTTTATTTGAGAGAATAAATTCTTTAGCATCATCATAAAGATTTAGATGCGGAAAACTTTCATCGCTCTGAAAAATTAGAGCTAACAACACTCTAATAGAATCTAGCCAACCCTTTCTACTATCACCAACATCAATAATTAAAGCATCCTGGTTTAAATTGTAAGGTACTAGAGCAATCTGAGTATCTTTGAAGCTTTTATTTTTAATATACTTATACTCAGAAAAATGTACCGATGGAATGTTTTTAATATCCGGCAATTTTTCTAAATCTCTGGAATGAAGTCGAAATCCCACTCCCGTGCCTAGCATCAGTAACTCGGCTAAATCTATGAAAGCCTCTAGTCTATTAATTGCCAGAAAACTGCAATTAAAGTTTGCTGCGGGATGTAGTTCTGTAGTTTTTGTGCCTCCTACCCAGGCTGTTCTACCGCTGGGCCAATACTTTAAAGTGCCTAAAGAGTCGTAAAAGTGATTAGCATCGTTTAATAAATCACTAACATTATCAAAAGGCAAACCTAATTGAATATTGTAGTCAACAACTCTAGCGTTTCTCTCACCAAGAGTCTCTCTTCTAAGTTTCTCAGGAAGAAAGCGTCGATAAGTTCGAATATCAACAAGCTGTCCTACAGGGCCAAAAGGAGTATCTTTTTCTCCTTTTTTATCAAAGTTTTTAATTTTCTCGGATGGAATAAAAGTTGTTTTCAGTTTCATCTTGTTATTTTTGTGGTAAGGATTGTATGCCAACAATTATTTTGATATATTTGATGCTCCACTAGCAAAGGTTTTATGGGCATTGGAGACATAGACCTAGCTAGCTTATAGATTTTTTCTAGCTGTTGTGGTGTAAGCGGTTTTTGAAAAGACCAGATGGCTTTATTAGGGTGTTGGTAGGATACATTAGCTAAAGCTATCCTACCAGGTTGACTCGGATATGTAAAGAGGATTCTGTGCATTTTAGAAAAAGTAGTTTAAATTTCACCCTATAGTAACACAGAAATTAAAAACCCTATTTGTCCGGGTAAAACTTATAAACAGAAGGAAGTGTAAATGAATCATGTACTTTAATTACAATTTGCAACCCATAGTCTGAGGGCATTAATCCCGGATGAACTAGTCTACATACCGGAGACTCAGTTCTTTTATGTTTAGAAGTGAGTCTAGCTGCGTATCTAAAGCTCGTAGATACATACGCCTGATATTTGAAATCAGATTTAAGTGCCGCGAGTAAACACAGAGATTTCAAATTTACCGGAAGTGGGCCGTAAGTATAAAAGACCCTATAACCTTTAAAAGTTTCGTATATTCTAAAGAATTTAAAAAGCGGGTGATTCTCTAGAAATAACAAAATCTGTTCTTTTGTAAGATCTTCTTCCTGATCAATATCCGTAATAAACAAATTCTTTGTAAAAAGAATAAGCATCTTATGGTTATTGGAAGTATAAGTTACTTCAGAAATATCGAATAAACTCTTAGTCGTTTGTTTAGCTTCCAGTAAATCTGTTTCATTAGTTTCTACAGTGCTTTGTGCAAAAGCATTATAAGCTACACCAGCATTTCTTAAGGCATGTAGATGTCGAGCATACTCTGAAACAACACCAGTCATTTCAGCGTAGTCACTAGGCACCTGAACCATTCCATCGGGTGCATAGGAAGGAATTGCTATAGAAGTTGGGAAAGAACCCCATCCTATGCGAGATTCAAAAGAATGCAAAACGCCTTGTGAGTAAGTCTCTAGAATATTTAGAAGATTTTCTATTTCTTGCTGGGACATAATTTTTAGATGTATAGTTAAGAGGGGTTTAAGGCCCCTCTTTGTTAAGACAAAAGACTAAGTAGGTGAACCCGAAACGTTTCCACAACAAGTGCAGCGTCTCTTTCCACTTTTTAGTACATTATGTACAATACCGCCGTGAAGACCCAACTGAAAGATTACAGCAGGTGACTTACGAGAAATGCAAGTAGGGCACCTAAAAATAGTAGTGCCAGATTTACTGGAAGATCTTTGAACTGTTTTAGCCATGATTATTTCTGACTCCAATTTTGACAAATAAAGCTTTTAGGGTCGGCTTCTTCTAGAGGAGGAATGACTGTTAACCAACGGCCAAAAACCTGCCTCATTTTTTCTCGTATTTGAATTGCTGCTTCTAAAGCGTACTCCTCCTTGATAACAACGTTAATCTCATCATGAACCAAATTGCAAATATATGCTTCCCATTTGGGGTTGTCCAAGAAGAGATTAAAGACTTCTACAGACCAAGCCTTAATCATGTCGGCTTCAGGAAGCAACCAATTAGAAGCTGTAGCATCTGTGTAAGACACCTCTAATTGCCCCTTCTTAAAGCGGCTTGGATACTTTTTGTAGTAAATTATTCTACCTGTGAGAGTTTTCATTCTGCCCCACAGACCCTCTACTGGTTTTCCATCGTGTGTTTTAAAACCAGAAAAGTCATGGGACGTTCTATTAATAGCGTCATATCGACCAGATATAAACTCTACTAGATTTGGATAAATTCTTTTAAAGTTACTAAACAACTCTTTACCATGATCATAGGTAAACCACTCCAAACCGTCAGAAATCATACTACTAGTAATTCTTCCTGCCGTACTACCGTTAAGACAGCTATATAGAACTGTTTTAGATTTATCTCGAAAATCCTTACAAGTACCAACAATTTTAGGTAGCCAAGCACTCTCTTCTTCATCGGAAGGCTTAGCCCTATCCTTATCTAGATTCCACTTTTCATCTCGCGGTCCTTTTCCTAATACTCCAGATATAAACTCTGGGGTCCAGTTTTTACCACTTTGTTTAGCCAGAGTAGAGGCCAGAAGGCTGTGACCATCAAAATCATCCTGAAAGATTTTTACTAGAACGGGGTCTCGGCTCAGTTGACTAGCAATTCTCATGTGCATCTGAGCCCCATCAAAAATGCCGAAAACATACCCCTCTGGAGCTTGGATAATTTCTCTTACAGGTCTTAATTTACCCTTAAACTGACGAATCATATTAGGAGGATTTTGAAGTTGTGCTCCTAATTTATAGCTCCTGTTATTAACCGTCAGCTTTGCAGAACAAGTCGTTCTACCACTACCACCGGGAGCAATTTGTCTATAGAAGCCTCTAATTGATCCACGAAAAGAATTTTCTATGTAGATCTTAATATTGTTCATCGAGGTTGTGAGCATTCTGGAATAGAGAAGAGCTACACAAGCTGGATGATCTAATTGGTTTAGGACTTCGGCAGAAACAGAGGGTTTTTCTCCCTCTTTAAAGATATCTAAAAAACCCGGAATTTTTTCTATAAAAGCCTCTAATACCTGTTTGTTGCTTGTCCAAAGAACTTCTGGAAAATGTTCTTGAAATTTAACTACCCACTCGTCTCTTTCTTTTTCGTAGTCTTTATAGAGTTCTTTAGCAAGTTCTATATTTACCGGGGCCCCCCTAAACTCCATCTCTGAAAAAACAGAAACCGCGTTGCACTCAACAAAAGCCGTATATTTTAGACCTTCAGCTACAACTAGGTCTTTCATCTTTTTGTAGATTTCAAGGGCCAGCAATACGTCTTTTGCTGCGTAATTGAATTGTTTATTGGAAAGCTTCCAGCCCCAGTTAGAGGACTGCTGTGTTTTATCCACTTCTCCAAAACCGAGTCTTTCAGCAATAGCTTTAAAACCGTGTGAGATTTTGCATCTTTCTGCTCTATTCTCACCAGCTTTTGCTTTCTCTACGGCTACTCCAGCCCAGAGAATTTGACTCAAAATCATAAGATCTCTTGCCTGACGACCGATAAACCCAAAATGCTCCCTAACGGTAGTAAAGTCAAACTTTAGGTTGGTACCTATTACTGGCACAGCGGGATCAAAAAGTTTCTGACCTAGAATATCTAGGAACTCAGAGTATTCTTTTAGTGTTTCCTTGGGACTTTCATTTAACCAACCTCCTAGATCTGCCATTAGACAAATTCCACTAGGAAGACCTACTTGAAGAAGTCTTATTTTATTTTTATAGAAAAATAAGGGGTGCCAGGACTCTGCTCCGTAAGTCTCAATGTCAAAAGCAAAAATAGAGCAAGCCCTGAATTCTTCTAAAGCGCTCGACCACCTAGAATCTGAAATAAAGATAATATTCGGATCTATAGAAGTATTATCTTCTTCAAAATACTCAAAAAGAGTAGGCTGATAGATAACGGTTTCGTAATTGTCATCTTCGTCTACTTCGTCTTCGGCATTCTCCCACTCTTCTAAGTATTGGCTGTCTACTACTAACATAAGTAACTACCCCAGAAATATAAACCAACAATCATCGTCATAATAAAAAGATAGCCGAGAGTTAAAATTAAAAAGGTTAATTTTTTATCAGAAGAATTATTTTTCATGACCTTTTAAAAATTTGTTTCTATCAAAGATAAAGAGCGAGAGTCTTCATAATCGGGGTGCTTTTCAAAACAGTTTTCAGCAAAAATTTCAGATTTTCCTTCAACTTCATAGAACCAACCTTCATCTGGATGCCACCTTTTTTCAGTAATTTTAAAAGGTTCTTGAGTTTCTACGTTTCTTACCCAATCACCTTCATTAAAAGCCGGAGGGTTAAGAAGACTTCTTATCGCGTTTCTTTCTGTGGGAGTTAATAATTCCCAAACTTTTTGTTTATGTGAAGGATCTTTTACTTTCCAGTTTGAAGTTAGAGATAGTACATCACTTGCGGTTTGACATTGTAATAATTTTTCAGCATCTTCAATTTCTTGGGCCAGGGCAGCAGAAGCAAAAGTAGAAGAGACCCACGCACTAGAAGCAGAGACCCAGTAAACTCTCCTAATTTCGTCATCAAAATCCTCCATAATTTGATAACTGTCGGAAAGTCTTTCTAATGCAATATTAAACAGAGCAGAACTAGCATCTGTAATTTGTAGGCACTCACGTAGTTGCTCAGAGGTAAACTTACTTTCCGGGCTTAGTACTAATCGTCTGAGAATTCTTTTTTCCCACTTTAATACATCGGGGCTAACGCCTTTAACTTCTATAGTTTTATAATGCCAAAAACCGTAAGTGTCTTTCCCCCGCTGCACGGTCATTTTAATGGGGAAACCCTCTCTGGGTACAGTTTGTATATCTACAGCATGTCCAGAATATTCTGTACTGGGATTTAGTAAAATAATTCCATCGGTTGCCCCTGGTATACCACCACTACCAGAGACACTATTTAATCCTTCCCCACTCTTATTATTGTGGTGAATTACTACGCCCGGAACTTCCAGATAATTGTGAACAGCTTGAAGGGTATATAAAAAGGATGCGAATTTAGCATCGTTTTCAGAAGTATCTATATGAGAGGTAATTCTTCTCAAACTATCATAGATAACAAGAGACGGTTGAAAGTCTTCAACAATAGATCGTAAATAAGATAAATCCGCATCTATTTTAAATTGTCTTTCTATTCGAATAGCATCTTCTCTGAGAGCTTTCTGTACATCCTCATTGGGGACTTTAGGATTAAAGCCCTTAGTTCTAAATCTTTTAATAATTGTTGTTATTGGTTCTTCAGCTTCAAAGAAAAGAACTTTACCCTTTTTACAAGGTAAACCCAAAAACTCACCGGAAACGGCTAGACTATAGGCCAATTGATAACCAAAAATTAAAGTTTTTCCCGTTTTTGGTTTACCACTACAAAGATATAACCCTCCCCCGTCTCCTAAAAGATTAGGTACTAGCCACTGAGGGGTGGTATGATGAAGGCCAATTAGAGAAGAAATAGAATAGATTTTTCTTTCGTTATCTTCTTCTGAAGTCGGGCTACTAACAATAGCTGCGTGAGACTTAATTAAACTGGGTAAAAATCCTAGAGTATCTCTATACTTATCATAAATGTACTGAAGAATATAATCCCTTCGAATCTTTTCAGTTTGTTCCGCATAATTCTGTACGTCTCTCTTGTATTCCTCTAAAACTAACTGAATATCTTCCTGTAACATATTGTATAAAAGTTTTAATAGTATTTTCGTCTACGTCTGCAAGATCCATTCCAGGTTCAGGCGAAGAAACTATTTCTTCAATACCAAGAATGTCACAGGCTAAACCGACTCTCCAACATTCTTCTCTAAGTCTTTGAGCTTTCTTTTCTCCCGGCTCATCATAATCTGGACAGTATAAAAAGTTTTTAATATGAGGGTAGAGGCTTTTGAATACGAGGAGAGTTTTGTTTAACGGGCTATGAAAAGAAGGGCCTACAAAAGTAATTGCCGCAAGGCCTTTTTCTTTTAAAGCTTCTGCTGTTTTTTCTCCTTCTACCACAATTAAAGTGTCAAAATTTGGGTCTGAGATTATATTTTCCAGACCTCTTTTATAAATAGGCCACGTTTCTGAACCCATACCAGAAGACCAGGTAAAGTCTTCTTGCCTAGTTTGAATAAATACGTACTTTGTTTGAGTGTCTAGATTATCTATTCTTAGAACTCTTTGAGTATTGGAGTACTGATAAATGGTTTCTTTCGTACAGTAATTACCGATATATCTAGTTATTACTGATTTAATGGGAATATAATTAGGGCATGTAACAACAGAAGATCCACGAAAAGAAACTGGAAGAGGTTTAAGTTTAGTAATATAGTTATGCTTTGGAGGTGGTGGAGCAAATTCTTTGTAGCCTAAATGATCTTTAACCTCTGTGTTAGAACATAGATTAGACCAACACTTATAAGCTCCTACGTATCTTCCTCTTCTATTGATTTTAAAATTATCGTCTCCACAGACGGGGCAGATACACGTATAGTGAGAATCACTTTCTTTAACGATTTTAAGTCTAGACAGGTATTTAAGAATTTTAAACATTGGTTGGTAATTTTAAGAGTGTTTCTATACTACCAACGTATTTAAGAGAGACTTTGGGGATTTTTATCGGATGGGTTTAGGATTCTTCTATTTCTTCCTCATCTAAATCTAAATCAAAAGAGAGTTTTTTCGGTAGGTAGTTTTCTTCCCTAGATCCCCAAATGTTTTTACCCTCTTCATTTTTCCCTTCAAATTTATACCCTACACTAAATTCCATTAGATTTTTTAATTCGTAGGGAGAAGAGTGACCATAATACTTGCGAAGAATTTCGTTAAACCACACCCAGTACCAATTTAACTCTCGGGAGCTTAGATAGTAAATGTGAAGTTTTTTAGGTGTTGTTCCTAAAATAAAAGCGTCTTGAATGCGTGGCCCTTGTAAGATAGTTCTATTTACGGCTGCTGTATAAGCTGCAAGTTGTAGGCAGTAAGAAACTAATTTATCTGCACTTTTAGAGGATCTCCAATTTTTAAAATCCAGAAGAAAAGGGAAGGGTTTTTCCTTCTCTAGACCAATAATTTTATCTGGCCGGTTATATACGCCTACTAAGTCAGGCGTTCCTCCAAAACCAATATACTCACCAGTTTCATGGTCTAAAAGTGTCTCCCAGATAATTTTTTCTTCAATCATCATGGGCTTAACATCTTCAAGAAAAGGCAAATACAATTGATGTCGAGACATGACATCTTTTTGTTCTTGATACTTTTCTTCAATAGGTTCTTTTTTGAGATACCTCTCGTTGACTGTATGAACCTTAGTTCCTAAACTACTAGCTGACTGAGAAATACGAGCGGCTTCTTCATGACCAACGTCTTCCTTCCACTTTTGAAGGGCTTTTTTGTCGGTTGCTAGTTTGCTGATGATTGTGGTTACGCTGTGGTAACCTCTTCCTGTTGTTTCGTCTACATAGACCCGATTGTGATCAATAGTTTTTCTTACAATACTCATTTTTAAAAGTTAAGTGATAGGGGGAGTCAAAGCTCCCCCTGTAATTAGAACTTAGAACGGAACGTCATCTTCCTCTGTTTTTCTTGCAGCGGAAGCCGCTTTTTCTGCGATAGAAGTTTCAGGTTCAGACCTTTCCCCTCCAGTAGAAGTCTTCGTAACGTCAACGGGACGAATTTCAAACACCCTAGAAAAAATCGGAGAAAACTTTTTAACGGTCAACTCACTATCGGGCACTCTTCCTTCATATTCTTCAAAGTGCATTTCTCCGGCAATATAAAGTGCGGCATTATGCTGAAGAACATCTGCAAAAGTTTGAGCCCTATCGCCCCACACAGCGACTTTAATTCTCATAGAAGAATACTGGTCTGGAGTCCAGTAATCTACTACTTGAAGATTAAGAACTTTAGTTTCCCCATTTTTAGTGGATACTGTAGAAGGCTCTAGGGGTAGGTTTTCCCCTTGAGACTTAGACATTACTCGGAACAATCCATTAACTAGCATTTTGTAGTCCTTCTTTTAACTGTTTACCTACGGTTTCTAACTCTGAGAGAGACATACTGAGTAGACTCTCATAACTAAAATCAGTTCCAGGGATATCTGGAATCTCTCGATCTTCCAAACTCATATAATCAGAAAGTATAGTTCTTATTTTAGAAATATACTTTTTCTTTGTTCGAGTTTCGGGATCTTCTCCTTCTTCAGCAAAGGCTCTTAGTTGGTGACCAACATCTTCAGTAATTTTAAACTGAGAGGGGTCAGAAAACAAGCCTTGTGCTGTCTTATCCATAGTTGCAATATGATTTTCATTAATTGCAAAATGGAAGTCTACTTCATATAGGAAGTTTTGATCACCTTGAGGGGATAACCCCAACTTTTCTACTTTAGCTTTATTTTTATCGTTGTAACTTTGAACATACTCCATTTTAGACCGGAGCGTCATAATTATATGAATGTCCGCTCCAATCATAGCTCGAACAAATTTTGCGTGTTCGGCCTTAGGTATTTTCCAGTCTGTGTATCTACCCCCTAATTCAACTTGCCAGTTTTTAATATAGTCCCATTCATGGGAAAAACTGTCAATGATAATAGCTTGGTAGTCGTATGCTTTAGCTTCATTAATAGCGGAGATTAGAGTATCTGGGGAAAAGTCTTCAGGTGCCATATAAGCCGCATCCCAAGACCAGTCTCCTAGATTTTCATCTCTTACATGAAGACTAGATCTGCCTCTCTCTGAATCCACCATTAGAACTTTACCGGAGTTTGTTAGGCCCTTTGCAATTAACAAAGAGCCCAACGTTTTTCCGGCGTTGGAGGGACCAGAGATAAGAGCTTTAACCTTCTTTTGAACTCGGGTAGCTTCTTGAACTGCAAAAGTTTTAAAGAAACTACCTTTTTTCGTGGTTGCAGCCATAATCTCCTTTTTTTACACGTAGCAGGGGTCCAGAACCAAAGTTTGATTTACTTCAGTTACAGGATTACTCATCCTCTGCTGAAGCTCTTCTGGGGAGAGAACTCCCTTCGGTACTGTACCCATAATAACTTCTTTAGTCAGGGGTGTCAAGAAATTTTCCATTTCTTGGCCCGAAGAAATAAGATCCGAAAAAGACACCGTACCATGAAGCACCTTTTTATCTTGGAAGACGGCACTTTGAGCCTGACCCAGGTTACAGGGTCTAAGACCTCCATCCTCTTCAACTAAGAAGACTCCTCCTAGTACAAGCTGGTTAGTTTCAGGATTATAGATTAGAGAATCTAGATATTCTAGAACTCCTGACTCAGTATTTGCTGCGTTTTGAAACACAGCTACCATAGCATCATAGAGGTCTTGGTCATAGATACCTAAAGCCACTTTAGTCAAAAAGCTACTAAAAAGAATGTGCTTTTTGTAGATTGGAATGGTACCTACTTTACCCCTCATTTTGAGAGATTTACTATAGCTTGTTTCTGTATCGGAAACAAACTGAAGATTTCGGTACCGAAATCCATTTACAATTGCATCCGACACCATCGTGGCTTGGAAAAAAGAAGCGTCACTAGAACAACGCTGAATCATCTCTTGCTCGTTTTCAAAGCAGCTCTGAATACTTTTACCGAGCTTTGTAAGAATGCTTAGAGAGGCAGGATAAAAGGTACTCTCTAAAATATTCCACAGGTTATAGATACTAGGAGTTATTGGGTCGATAATGAAAGATAGGCTCTCACCACTAGCAGAAAACTCTCTGTGAAATTTGAAAAAGGGCAGCGAGTTCTCGTAGATTAGAGAAATCTCGTAGTTATTTAGAATGTCCCGATTTTTGATTCTTTCTAGGCTTGTTAGATGTGTTAGCATTAGTCTTCCTGTTCTTGAGGAGGTTGTTCAGTCAACGGCGTTAGAGGCAGGGTATTAAATAAAGCTCCTGCACTCCAATTAGACCAGTGAGGCCCTCGGTAAGATAACACTGGCCTATAATCCTTTCTAAGAAATATTAAAGGATCTTGTGTATTACCGATTTGATATAGACGAATTGAGTGTTCATCTACAAACTCTATTGTATAAACTCTAAACTTCTCTGGGTTATTGAAATCTAACCTGAAACTCCGAATTTTATTCTCAGAGTCTAAATTCAGAGCATAGATTTGTTCTCTAGGTTTTATTTTTCTTTCGTAAATAAAAACCCTGGGGTCAAAATAGGAGTCAATAAACTGGTTAAAATGATCCATAGATTAAAAGGCTAGTATTTTTTCGTGATAGGGACTAAAAGCACTTAATTTTCCTCCTTCTCCACAACCGGAATCAACTACCGCACAATAGTTCGATAAAAATACTGTATGGTAGTGTCCGCAGACTATAAAGGGCTTCTGCTGATAATGAGGCCACCATTTAACTCTCTCTCCTTTTTGCATCAATCCATAGATACAAAGAGACTTTTCTTTAGAGTTTAAAAGGTGAGGGTTTTTTAAGCTTGTTGAATAATACGCATGAACAGCTACATACTCTACCCCTCCATAAAAACATTTGAAATAAAAAGGGCGGTCTTGAAACCATTTCAAGACTTCTTCATTTTGAGTTGAAGATCTAGCATAAAGAGTTGCCTCCTCTCTCTGAATCGTAATAAGATTTTTTTCTTCTAGACTTTCTACTGTTTTTAGAAAAGGTCGAGTTTTTTCGGACTCTTGGTTAATGCTTATTTTTCCCTCTAAAAAACGAATAATTTTTTTCTGATGATTACTTTGAACTAGTACTGCAAGATTTTGATCACAAAGATTTCTAATAAGTTGGTATACAAAATTAAAACTAGCTTGATCATCATCTAGCCTAGAGTCATTGATATCTCCTAGAAAGATATAAAAATATTCTTCTTTAGGAAATGACTCTAATAAAGTTAGAAGATTTAAATAACGGGAGTGAATGTCCCCAATAAAAAGAGGCTTTTTATCAGAAAGAAAATCTTTGAAAAGTGTCTCGGAGTTCAGCATAATAAGAAAGCCCTCTTTTTTGGTTCTCAAAAAATCCACACTCAAAGAAAATTTCCGTTTCTTCTTCAACACCAGGTAAAACTTGAAGTTTCTTTGGTTTTGTACTAAGCATAAAACCGTAAAAGTCAGTATCTTTTACAGTGGTGTACTCAGCTAAAAGAATAAAGTTAGAAATTTCTGCCTTAGCATAGAGTTTTTTATCCGACTTTAGATTGCATCTCACCCAAGGAATTGTTAAATTAAGCTCCTTGGTATTTTGAATTAGATTTGCAAAAAGAATATTTTTTGGTATCATAGTAAAGTATAGAAGTGTTAGTTAAATACTAACGTGTTTTTTCTATACCGTCAAGTATCTTTAAAAATATGACGAAAGACTATAAAAAAGGTCAGCACTTTTTAGACTTGGATGGAAAAACCTGGGAACTCAAAGATATTATAGAAAGCAGGTCTCTTCTTTGCAACAGTAATCCTTCAATGGTAGTACTCTTAAGTCTACTTAGACATGATAGACGAAAAAGTAAATTAATCAAAGTAAGTTATCAAGAATTTAGAGAAAAATACTCGCCTTTTCTTTCCAATGATAGAAAAAGTATTTCTAATATTATGGTACTAGAAAGAGCTTTTAAAAGGGAGATTGCTCAACCATAAGTAAATCAATAGTATGAAAAAGCTTCTTTAGAGGCCCGTCATTTTGAATTTTCATAAACCTCTTTAGAAGACCATTATTTCGTAATCTATTTAAAATTGGGTATAAGTTTTCATCACTATTTACTTCTGGCACATTATCTTTTTCCAGATATACTAAAATATAACCGTTAACAAAAGATCCGGTACGGAGATTTTCTATAGCTTGAACTTCTTCTATATTTCTAATGCCCTGAAAACAGACGGGTCGAATCTCCGAAGAAAGTTCTCTTGCATAATTTCTAGAAACAAAGAAAGGATCTGTTTCTCTACGAAAGAAATATTCTTTCACCATCATTTCTTGAAAAGAGACTTTCATTCCTTCGGCTTTAGAGTTTTTAATTTGAGGGTCGTCTAAGTCTCCAGGCTCTAGAAGATAGAGATCCTCATAAAAACGTTTCATAAAACCATAAGGGTGAAAGTTTTTATAGCCATACTTTTTTTCTAAATAAGAACAACACTCGCTTTTACCTGAGCCACTCGGACCCAGGAAAATTATGTTGGGAAGATCTCGATTTTGTCGCATTTCTATAAGCTCTTAAACTTTGTAAATAGGGTTCAAAGAAAACAGGGTGGTTGCAGTACTTTTTAAGTATACTATTTTTTCTACTTAAAGCATAGTATATAAAGTAGAAATTTTTTTCATTGTTTTTTTCTTGAGGTTTCTCTATCAAATTAAAAGCAAGCTTCCACAACTTCTCTTCAGTTAGCTCTTCTAAAAAATTAAGGGGTGGATAAAAATAGCCGTCTAAAGTATTTGATATCTTTACGGTTATTCTTAATTGAGCTAGCTGATTTTGAAAATATGCGGTACAGGTATTAGGGTGCAACATTGTTTTTATTTGCCCTATTTTTGATATAGAACTCTGCTACCGGCCCTGCCCAGACCTTAAAAAATTCTATTAAAAGTTCTCCCAAGTAGATAATTTCCGGCTGGGCATCGGCTTTATACCTCATATCAAGAAAATGCATCAAAGATCTAAGGTTAAAGGTCATAAAAAAACCTTGCCTTATTCCTTGAGGCAGATCATCCCTGGCATCTTCTTCAGCCACACCCTTAGTAACAACAAGATCATAGTAGTCAAGAGAGGATGAAATTTTGTTAAAGAAGTATCTTTTTAAGACTTCTTCTTCGCTAACTTCGTATCTTTTCCCTTGCCTATTATGATATTTTCCAGCAGGTCTAACGTAAAAAACTTTTTGTAACTGATCTACAAAGTGTCTTTCTTTTTCAGAGAGTTCTTCGTTCTGTAGAAGTTTTGAAATTATTAGCCTTCTACCTTCACCATTGGGATCTCTATCGGGAAATAACTCTAGAAAAATATTTATTAAATCAACTACTCTTTTTCCCGTATACCTTTGACTTTGTACATCAAAGCTATTATGAACTACGAGATTATTAGCAAAAAAGTTTCTATATTTACTTTTTACTTCAATGTCATAGGTCTGTTTTTCGCCTACACATTCAATAGAAATAATTTTAGCCGGTACGGGTTGAAAAGATCTGCCTCCGGCATTTCTCGTTAGATCTGCTTGGTTGTCAGAGCTATCTCCCCAATATAAGTTAGAAAGACAGTTATTCTTACGATTGTCGTCTTTATGTAAAGCCTTATTTTTTCCTTCCGGCGGAGGTCCTACAAAAGCTTTTAATACTTCTGTATGTAAGTAGATGATTTCTTTTCTATGAAGAGAAGCATATTTATAACCCGTTGGGCCTGTGACAACAGATTTTAGTTTAGGCTCCGAATCAAATAAACTTCGCAAACGACCTAAGTTACTAACCTGGTAGTATCTTTCAAAACCAACTACTGGACGCCACTCCTCAGATTCCAACTGTTCTTCAGTAAAAGTAATATCTTCTTTTACTGGTGGATTATTAGGTTTATAAGACATGCGAATTGCATAATCTTCTGTTGTAAGATTTTTAATCTCTTTCCACTCAAAAGAAGATAGATCAGAGTTGGTTGTTAGAATTTTATGGTCTTCAGAACCTTGAATGAAATTATTTCCTTCAGTAGAAACTTTATATAGAGTTTTAACTCCCGTATTATAAATATTAGTAATGTTGGTGTATTCAATCTTTTTAGTGGAGGGATTAAAATACCGAAGTCTTTTATCCCTAACATAGTGCCTTCCAAAGTAGGGATCTCGTTGATCTTTGATTCCGTTAAACCATAGATTAGCTAGATCTTTTAATGGAACAGAATAATTTTGTACTCTTCTCCCTCTTTTTTGAGGCTTGCGAGAAAATTGAATACGGGTATCTTCATCCAGGCAAAAGGCAATTCTATGAGTTCTGGCCTGAACTGCAACGCTGTGGGGAAAGCCTACGACTTCTACTGTAGCGTGAGGGTGCTCTAACGGACCAAAGTGCCTCTTTTTTAGAAGCATTCTAAGAATTTTTTCCCCCGCTTCTTCCTCTGTTTTAGGTAAATAAGAGGGAGGAGAATCCATAACCGATAAACATTCGGAATAATCCCTATGAGCAGCTAGGTAGGTTAATGTTAGAGGGTTAGAACAGGAGGTTACTACCCGTATACCAGTATTCTTATCCATTTATTTTTTAGCTTTTTTTATATATTCAAAGTGATTTAATAACAACTGGTTTAGTAATTCTTCTTGAATTTCTTGGGGGCTTTTTACTTTTTTCTTTTTTGGGGTAGAAAATAGAATACTTTTTGTAAAAAAGCACCCCACGATAAAAAAAGTAATAGCCCCAAGAATCATAGTTTTTAAGAGTTAGTTTCCAGTGCTTCCTAGACCTCCACCTCTATTGTTAGAGTTTTGCCAGGGAAGAGAAGTTCCTCTATTATACTCAGAAAGGACGCTTTGTGTCAAAGAGGGCTCTGAAGAGCAGAGCATCATTTGAGCAATCTTATCCCCCTGATGAATACGAGACTCTAGACCAAAGTTAAAGAGAATAACTTTAATCTCGTCTCGGTAGTCTTGGTCTATAGTACCAACGCCATTAGCTAAAAATTGTCCTGTAGTAGACCTTCCAGAACGGCTTCTAATGTCTACTCTATAACCATCCGGAATATTAAAAAATAATCCCGTTGGAATAATAGTCACAGACATAGGGGGAAGATCTACATACAAAGTTCCGTTATACGCTGGATAGATAGGAATTTCTTTCGACTCCAAGGAAAAATCTATAGCATTTGAATTCGGAGATACCATACCCTTTAAAGCATTACTTTTTAGAGTAGGTGCTTCTGATAAATCAACAAAAATATCATAGCAAGCGTCTGTTTCGTGAGCTTTTACAGGATGTAAAGCCTGACTTGTTTTAACGTATTCTAGTACTGGTGTAGTCATAATAAAAAAGAATAGACGTAGGAGGGGAAGGACAACCTTCCCCCTATTTCAGTTTAATCTTCGGAAGCTCTTTTGCCTCGCTTTGTAAGCTTTAAACTGTCAGCTTTCATTGAATGTTTAAGAAGGGCAATTAGATGCTTATCTTCTAAGGACGCTAATTTGTCCATCTGAGGATTATCCTCATCGGACTCGGGAAATTCTTCCAAAAGAATAAAGCAAATATCCCGAATTAGTGCTAGTACTTTTTCTCTAGAATCTTCCTCCAGATCAATAAAGTCTTCCTTAACAAAGAGAGTCGGTATCATTTCTAAAACCGATGGGGGTAAAGAGGACCGATTCTCGTGTAACACTCGCAGTAGATCAGGTGGTAGTTTCATTTGTTTTTGTTTTAGGTTTACAGGCGAGTAGGGGTATTTTACTACCCCTACCATCTAGAAGTCAACACTAGTTAGTGCTCATCATCGTCGAAGTAATCATCGTACTCCTCTTCCTCATCCTCATCCTCTTCGTCCTCGTCCTCATAGTCATAGTCATCATTTTCAGACGCCGATTGAGAAGAAAGAGTCCGACTAATTGAGTCTAAAGCAGAAAGCTGCTCTAGTGATGCTGTACCCATCAACGTAGCCACATCAATAGCCTCGGCATAGGTGGTGCTTACTCCATCCACAAAGTAGATGGCTGGAATAAACTTACCATGCTTAAAGAGAGCATTGAAAATTTGTAACACAGCATTTACACAACTGTGATTCATGAGGGGCGTTTGGGCTCCTCCTGAGGTTGTTACCCCACAGTTGTTACCCGTAGAAGTGGGACCATAACCCACAGCCCGCATAATGTCTAGCAGGGCCTCATTCGGGGGAACAGGAAACAGGGGTGTTTGGTTTACTACACCATACGCATAAGCCTGTCCAACCCCCGTTTCCAGATACTCCCCAGTATGTAAGGTGTGATTAACTAGACTGGCCCCAGTAAAGATCCACAGGTAGTCGTTTCTTGCATCGGCAAGCAACTTTAACATGACCTGTTTAACAACTAGAGGGTTATCCGCCGAGCAAATAACCACTAGTTTTTTATTTAGCCGCTCCTCGTCAAAGATGAAGTTGACAGTATCTTGGTTAATTGGTTCTGGAATTTGCCTGATTTTAATCAAATTCCGTAAACGCTCCACAAAGACGTGAGCTTTTGACTTACCCAGGTCCCATGGATAAAAGAGCTGTCGATTTAGATTACTATCTCCGACAGTATCAAAATCTACCAAGGTGTAATAAAAAGACCTGGGCAGATCAACTAGATTTCCACGAACCCAAAATTTTAGTTCTTCTACTAAACGGGAGCCTGTGCCTCCGCATCCAATTTGGATGATCTCATCAGGAACGAAAGTTTTCATGCTTGACCTCTGCTATGTTTTAGATGGACTGGTTTCAGAGTGGCGACGGTTTATGATGATCTACCAGCTTCGTATTGAACCCGGTTAAGAAGCTCTGCATCTTCCACTATTTTGGTGGGGTTGTGAACATATACATAGGTATATGCTTCTCGGTCTTCTCCGAGGGGATCGTACATAGCTGCAATTGCTACATACAACCTTTCACGGTAAATACGAGGTTGTTTTTCTTCTGGAGATAGGTCTACGTATTCGTTAGGAGAAGAAAGTCGAAGATAAGTCACAAAAGCCACATTTGGCGGCAAAACGTGAAATAATCTTCTTGAGTTTGTCGTGGAAAGGCAAGGTAACTGTGTTATAGTTCTCTCTGGATAGTCATCCTCCTCTTTGAGCTCTTCTAAATTAAAGGTCTGACACCACTCTAAAGTCGTCTTTGAGTGCCGAGATGCAGCCAGTGGTCTGAGATCGTTGTTGACTGTTCCGTTAAGAAACGTTTCATAGACTTCTGGAAGAGAAGCGTTGCTCCGAAGACGGTTCTCTCCCAAACAAACATTTCCCGATTCGTACGTATTAAACATACGAAGCGGAGTAAATCGAAATTCGTTTCGAATATACTCCGCTGCAAACCACGCAAATCTACCATCGTTAATTGCTGCAAAGTGGTCGGGAATAGTAATATTAGTTCTTCCCGCCCGCTCTGTGGCCGTGTAATTCATCTTGCAATTATCTTCAACGTAGTCCCAGGTTTGAGTACGGCCTTCTGCATTTACAAAATTGGCCGACCTGCGACGGGCGTTTCTTCCCCGAGCAATTAAAGGGGCTCCTCCAGAACAAGCTTGTTGATGGTACAAAGGACAAGAAGTACAAAACTGCCAAAACAGATCTGTAGCAATCATTCCTCGGAAAGCCATATACCTAATATAGCTAGGCATAAAGGCTCCAGTAAGACTGAATGTTCCTTGTTCCCCAATACTGTGAAGTACACCAATAGCTGTAGGTGCGTGACTTAAACAAAATCGGCCTTTAATTGTGTCTGGTCTTGGGTTAACCGTTACTGTGTAACTGTCATCAATCGCCATTTTAGTTTCCTCGATAGTAAAAAGGATTGTCTACATCCGCTGAGTTGTCTACCAGACCTCCTCCATCAATAGAAGATGTCCAGTAGTCTTCATTAGATAGAGGGTCATCACTTGCCAAAGGGGTATACATCTCAGATGGTAAAGGAGTATACATCTCAGACGAGAGCATTTCTAGAGAATTGTTTGAACCAAGACTTTCCTGATGCCAAGCTTCGAACTCTTTCATTAAGTCCACAGGGTCGGCACTCAAGTCATCTACGAGCGTGGCGTAGATGTCATACATGCAACTAATAGCGTACTCAATCAGAGCTTCTTTTGCATCCGTCCTGATAAGAGCGGGTACTGTAGAAGTTCTCCAGGCTTGATTAGCAGCAGAAGCTTTTCTGTGCTTTTTACTAATCCTGTTGTACGCTTGCTCATGCTCAGGATTTCTAAACGGGCGGTAGTTTACGTAATTGGCAGATCCCGAGTAAGGCCTCGTCGCATAAGACTTACCTGTATAAACTTTGCCCGACCAAACAGTTGACCTGGTGATGATTGTTAGAATGTTTGTGCTAAAGGTATTCTGTTGGTACTCCTCCACTGAAAAGTCATCACTCACAAAGAACTCAAAGGTTTTTTCACTTGTTACTTGGTGGCGAACTCCCAGATGAGAGAAGCTACTGTAAGTATCAAAAGTGGGTTCATCAAACTCGTAGTTTTCGTAGTTTTTGAAGTTTCCCAGAATCATATGGAAACCCGTGGGAATAATCTTTCCCGCAGTGTCTTTTACCTCACAAGTGTTATCTACTGAAGAAGGGAAGGCCCCGAAAGTGTTATGGCTATGAAAAACACCTACGGGAGTATAATCCGACATTACGATGAGGTTTCCATCCAAGTCCATTACTTGGGTATCAGATTTAATGTCGGAAATTGTCCAGTTAACACTGGCTTTTGTCACAGACTGTTTGGGTACAAGAAGCCTTAAGGTCTGACTCTCATTGTGAAGAGCCAAAATTAAGCCCACTTCTAACTCATTAGGGAATCCATCATTTCTACAAAAGTGAGCAAATAATTTGATCGTCTTGATCCAATCTTCTTTAGGGACTTTTTGAAAAGTTCCCGTAGAAGTAATTACTTTGGAAGGATCTACTGGACTTGGTTGAAGATTCCAGAAGTTGAGATCTTGAAAAGTCAAAAACTCTTCATTAGTCATGTGGCGATCCTGGTCCGTCATCTCCGTGTAGCCCAGAAATACAGGATGCTGCATTGGACAAAAGTAACGGCCCCCAAAGTACTGAATCAGGGGTTGAATTTCATCGCCTCTTCGAATGAAAGATCCAGAGGATGTAATCTTCGGAGTGATTTTTGCTTCTTCTTGCTGTGTCATTATCAGTTTAGTGAGTAGTGTTGTTGACAAAAAGAAAAGGAGGGGTTTTGAGGCCCCTCCTGACTGTCAAATTTTGACGTAACCTAAACAGTGGGGCTCTTAGAGGGGAGCCCCAGCCCTATGAACTACTAACCGTTGGTGCCAGAGGTGACACTGTAGGTTAGGCGGATAGAGGTGATACCCTCCGCGTTAACGGCTTCGGGCAGGAGGCTCGTCAGGCTTAGAGGCTGAGGAGCTTGGCCGTTGATGCTTAAGGAAGCTTCGTCGGCGCGAATTTCCGTACCGAAGGTCTCGTCCTTGATACGGCCCAAGGTGTAGCCTAGATGCTGCCAGCTCTGGAACGTCCTCAGAGATGGCTGCTTAACGGTGCCTTGCAACACAACAGTTGCTACAGGAGCCACCGCCGCAGTTTGGCTCACCGCGTAGCTGGGCGTGGGCGGAACAACAGTAGGCACAACATTGCCGTTAGCCGGAGCGGTAGTAGAGATCAGGTTAGCCAGAGCTTCAGCGAGGTTCTGGACAGCGGAGTTGTTGTTTTGGTTAGACATGATGTGTTTTTGTGTTTTAGACGTGTACACGAACGAGGCCTAAAGAGGATAGGCCCCCTAAGTAGAGAAACTAAATTGCCTCTCTACAAAGACTGTTTGCCAGTGGACTCCGTAGAGTCAATGGACAAGGTTTTTCCTAGCCACTCCCCTATGTAATAAGATAGGGGTTTATCTATCAGAGCTAAGGAACCATTATCTGCTGGCGGTAAATTAAAATCGAGAAAGGTGTCTTCCATGTCAAGAGTTTTAAATTGATAGGCAGAATTGGAAATGCCTAGTTTAAATCTCCTAACTAAAAAACCCTGTTGTTCTAAATGACCAATCAAAGCTTCTATTACTCTGATGGAATCCTCATAGCTAGCAAGCTCTTCTGTTTTAAGAACTGCCTGGGCATAAGCCGGTTTTTCTTGGCAGGCCTCGTAAATTGGAGAGAAAAACTTTGTTTCAGACAGTATTTTTTGAAAAGTATTAAGCTTTTCTCCTGAAACAAAAAGAAGCATACAAACTAAGAAACTATTTGTAGAAAAAACCTTATTCTTAGTCTCAAAGTCTGGAACGCCGACAAAGATTGCGTTTCGACTTTTTAACCAATCAATATTAGACACGTAATTGCTGGTGTGTTCTCCCTCTTGAAGAAAAGAAGGGAAAATACTTTTAAAAACTTTCGGCTTAACTTCTTCAGGATCGCGAAAATCTGAATTAGAACTGATAAGACTTAAAATTTCCTGTAAACTTCTAGAAGCTGACATTTGTTTCTCCTTCTAATTAATATAAAGCCCTTTTAACATTGTAACTGGTAAATCTTCTAGCTTAAAACTTCCCAAAGATAAAACTCTAGATAGAATTTCTTTATGCGATAGGCTATGGTCTGAAGATGGAATGCCTAAATACATTTCCCCTAGAATTCTATTACGCCTTGCTTCCCAAGATAATTGGGAGTATTTAAAGACATTTTGTACCTCTAACCCTGGCACTTGATAAGCCGTAAAAAGAACCATGGGGTTTTTATAGTAGTTTGATATAAAATTAACAGCTCGGGAAACAGCTATAGAAGTAAAACCAGAATTTTGAATTGGATACTGTGTTGTTTTTGGATGATAACAAATTTCAATGTGGTTAGAAGAGGTGTGGCCTAGGAAAAAACCGGGATTTAAAGTTTTCAAATCCTTTAAAAGGTCACACATTAATTTGTGTAAATTTACTTCTAGTGGGTCCTCTCCAAAAGAATTTAAATAATACTTTAGAGAGCTATTTCTAGCTACTAAACCTGATAGAAATAAATACTGTGGCTCCTCAAAAACTACGGGAGAATTTTCTCGCTTGTACCGAGAGATTCTTTCTTTTAAATCAAGAGTAGCATTTGATAAATCCAACATAATAAATTTTAATATAAGGGTCGTGGCTCCCCCAGTTGGATTTGAACCAACGACTCTCCGCTTAGAAGGCGGATGCTCTGTCCGCTGAGCTATGGGGGATTATAGTAGATAATATAACACGATATTTGTATAGAAATCAATACTCCTCAGGTAGGATTCGAACCTACGACCAATCGGTTAACAGCCGACCGCTCTACCACTGAGCTACTGAGGATTGCGGAAACTAAAGTTAATTAGCTAAGCATTATTAATGAAATCTAAAGCTTGCTTAAACTCTTTATACAGAACTTCAACATTTAGGCAACCATGATGGCTATAGAGATAATCCCATAGCCCTCTATGGGTTTTAGTGTCCCCGAATTCTTCCATGAAATCGGTCTTAATTACGAGGGCATGATTACGCCTAGCTTCATAGTAATCATCCATATCCTTAGTCCATTGCTGCCTTTCTTCTATGCTACTAGAAAAAGGGAGATATGGCATTTTTACCTCTAGACTGTATTTGCCGTTTTTGAGATTTTCTAGAACTCCCATTACTCATCTCCTTTAATTACATAAGCGATATCCCACAGATAGTTATAGATAGCTGAATGACCGTAATCATGCCCTAATCGCCAGGCCAAAGTGTAAGCTCTTTCTGTCATAGGATCAGCCGGGTCTAAACCGGCTGCGTGAAGAGCGTCTTTTTTGAACTCTTGAAGTAACCTTTGTTTTTCTTTAAAATACGGCTGTTCTAGATATTCTTTAGAACTACTACACTTATAGCCAGGTATGCAGGCAGTTTTAGGCACATAATATCTGGTATTTAACTTTCTATTGAAATCCATTACGTGTCTCCATTAATCACATAAGCGATATCACGCAGATATCCGTAAACTCCAGAATAGCCGTTACTATGACCTAGCTCCCATGCCATATCCCATGCTCTACCTGTCATAGAATTATCAGGGTCTAACCCAGCTTCAAGAATGGCATCTTTTTTGAAATTTTGAAGTAACTTTTCCTCTTCTTTCAAGTACGGTTGATTTTCATACGCCTCTAGCGTACCAGCTTTGCTATAGGGTATAAATCTACTTTTAGGCTCATAACAACCGCTGTCAATCTTTGCATAAATGTCCATTACTCATCTCCTTTGATTACATAATTTAACTGCTCTAAACTGTTAATTATATCGACAAATAAAGATGTATGTTTAAGACTTATTACATACGCCCAAGCTCTCTCACTTAAAGCTGGGTCTGTAAAATTAGCGTGTGCTAGAGCGTCTTTTTTAAACTCCTTAAATAACCTTTGTTTTTCTTCAAAGTAAAGCTGACTATAGAATTCTTGGGGGTTACGATACTTAACGTAAGGTAAAAAATTCACTTTAGGTTCGTAATACCCACTACTCAACTTTGTATGAATGTCCATTACCCCCTCTCTTTGACTACGTAAGAGATTCTACCAATAAGATACTAAAACTTGAGAAAACTACTGAATTTTATTTTTGTATGTTTTTGTACTATAGTATATCTCAACTCCTTCTTTTTTGCTAATTTCCGTACGAAAGATATAAGATGTATCTTCTGTAAATTGAATATTATCCTGAACTTGTAGATGTTGACTATGAAATCCAATAGGTTTAAAGATTGAAAAAACACCTAAAGATAAAGATAAAGCTAGTATAATCATCAAGAGAAAGGAAGTTATAAAAGACACTACTTTAGGGGTAGTTTCCTTAATTGACGAAAGTAAATTTATCATAGTGTTAAAAATCCTTAAATTCTACCCCTTGAATGACAACGGCTTCGGAAGATAATAGCCAATCAAATCTTTCTACTCTTAAGGTATATATTTGTATAAAACTCGCGTAAGGAGATATAAAAACAGGAGTTTCTCTTGTCATAAGAAACTCTCCCCCTTTATAACCCACAAAGATTTTTTCTTCAGCCTCTCTAAAAATTTTTAAACAGAATTCAACTGTACTCGCTTCTTTAAAAGAACTTATTGGTTTAGGATCTATAGCTAAATACTGGTAGTGAGCTCGGTAACTTACTAGATCCCCCACAGTATAATTAAAATCACACACAAATACTGGGGTATACAAAGGAAAAGGCTCTAATTGCTTAATAAGGTCCCCCAGTGTAAGTGGGGCAGAAAAATTGGGTTTGATCATTTTACCTAGAATCTTAGTACTTTAGTTCAGGGCAATAAAGCCTAATATTTTCGTTCCAAACTTCAGAATTCCCAAAGAGATACTTTCCAATAATTTTTCCAGGTTTAACGTATTTTGCATTGTACAAAAATTCTTTTTTATTCTCGACTCTCCATACAAAACCCTCTATTTCTTCTAAAGCCCCGTGAAATCCAAATTTTCCAAAAAACTTACTTGCACTAGAAACAGTTGCAATACAAGAAGGAGAAGATTTAAAGTACGCAGGAGTAATGAAAGAAAAAGCTTTTATTTTTTCTAGGGTTAACTTCCACTTTAATCGAGTAGTCTTTGTACCTTTTCTAGTAAAGAGATCAAAAACAACAAAGGGTTCAGACTCTAATCCATACAAAGTTCCATGAGCCTGAGCTAACCACTCCCCAGCTAACCAAGCAACCTCGTTCTCTTGAAGTTTTAGAGACTTAAAGAACTCTAAAAATCGTTCATAGTGTCTAAAGACCCAGTTGTGAAAAAGGTGGTGTTGGTAGTAGTGGCTGTTAATAGCTCTATAACCAGACCTAATTAAAGGGATAACTTCTTCGTTTTGGTATAAAACACCAACACAACTCCCATCTAATTTTTCAAGAACATAAACCTCATCTGTAGGTCTTATTTTTTCTTCGGGATTAGAACTAGACAGTACTAAATCATTTACCGCAATATTAGAGGAGTTTTTCCAGTGAGGAATACTAAAGTAGGCCTTACCATTTAGTGGCTTATTCATGACAAGTTCTCTGTAAAAGAGCGGGTGATCGGACTCGAACCGACGACATTCAGCTTGGAAGGCTGACGTTCTACCACTGAACTACACCCGCCAAACTTTTGTGTAGTAAATGTTAAGAAAAGGAATAGTGAGAAAAAGAGCTCCTGACATTCCTAAACTTATAAAAATTGAAAAGGCGTTTAAAAAGGGAGAAAACAAGGAAAAGGAAAAACTACTGCTTTGATAGTCTGTGACATTATTCCAATTAAAACCAAAAAAAGGAACACTCGTATCAAAGATTTGGTCACCAACAGAGTACTTCTCTAAAAAACAGATACTAAAAAATCCACTATCTGAACTAAGATATGAATCTAAAATCAAGAAATCTAAAAAACCAAAAATTCTTTTTTTCATTTAGATTAGTACCACAACTAAAGTTAAAAATCTCTTCGTAACCTAAAAAGAAAGCAATCTCAAAGCAACCGAAATAACAGTCCTCTTTAGAATACAGAGTGTTATACCAGCAGAGAGAAAGAGTGTCCCAGAAAAGAAAGAGGTTTACAACATCTATTCCTTGTTTTAATTTAATTAAGTCCATGAAATCTCCAATTAAAATGGGCTGTCTGGGATTCGAACCCAGGACCAATCGGTTAAAAGCCGAGTGCTCTTGCCGCTGAGCTAACAACCCAGAAAAGATGCTACGTGTCTGCAAAAACAGAGGCTTCTTCTATAGGAGTAAAACTAAGGTCTCTAGGTTTATCTTCTTCTCCTAAACCAAAAGTTGTAACGATCTCAGCTAAAAGTTTTGATTCGAATTTTTTTAGTTCGTTCTGAAAAGATACATTGTTTTTAGGTAATTTACAAGTTAGAAAGTTTTTACTTTCTTTTGTTTTCGAGTCATAACCTAAGATTACTAAACTTCCAGTTTCCGGGTTGTAAAAGATTGCACAAAAACCTAGAGGTTTACAAAAAATTTCAGCCGTGGTACTAGGCTGTCGATAACCCATGGAAAGAAGAGCTTCTTGGTAGTTCATCGTAAAAAAGGAGATAAGAGAAATAGAGCAATATCAAAGAAAAATGCAACAAGAATATTTAACAGGTTATCTTGAGGTAGTTTTCGGAAAAGAAAACAGTATACTCTCTCCATAGCAAAAAATAATCCGGTCACAAAGAGTGCGATCCAGAGAGACTGTTGAAAGTATAACATGCTTTTAAGTTTAAAACAATCAAAGTGGCAGGATTTGAACCTACGACATCTCCGCCCCAAACGGAGTGCTCTACCAAACTGAGCTACACTTTGTAAAGACCCCAACTTTTAAATTAAAGACTAAGTACTTTTCCAGGGGTCTTTTTAGACTTATAAAGTCTCCTAAAAATGAAAAGCTTCTTTTGTCTTCTCACCTATTCTACACCTAAATTGTAAATACCCCTAGTGGGACTCGAACCCACACTGGACAGATTTTAAGTCTGCTGCCTCTTCCGATTGGGCTACAGGGGCTAACTTCTTTATGAGTGAGCTTTACGACTAAGCAATTCCTGGGGTCTATACCAAAGAGGTTTAGATTCGGGAAGCCAGTTCCATTCGGGCAGTTTGAAATCCTTAAAAAGTTTATATGAGTAATACTCTCTATAAGCAAAAACCGAGTTTTCTAGATTTTCTGCATAGAAAGTACCTCTCGTATCTTTTATAAAATACCATCTAGGAAGAACTTCTTCTTTTAGTATGGAGTTTAATTTTTCATGGGGAGAAGAAAAGCAAAGAGCAATTGGAGTAACCTTTTCTAAATTTAATTCACTTTCAACGTACAAATCAAAAAGTTGATTTGCAATTTCTCTTGCTTTTAAGTGACTACTATTGTTAGGTTTTCGAAGATCAAATTCTTTTAAAAGACCCCGTAAATGAAATAATAGCCACTTTCTATTTTCTGAATTTTGTCTTGCCCACCTAACACTACCATGATTTGGCATTATTGGTTTGTACAGGCTATGATTACCCGTTTCTAAAAAGTAGTTAGTACAAAGAATTTGAGCCGTCTCTGTAATCATCTTATTAACATGGCGATCACACAAATTAGAAGCTGCAACTAAAGGGTCGGTATCTACGAAGAAAATATTCATTAAAAAGAGCCTCTCATCAGACTTGAACTGATCTATCCCGCTTACAAGGCGGGTGCATCGCCATCTATGCTTGAGAGGCGAGAGCTTTTAACATCATTTTCTTGACCAGATTATTGGGAAAAAATAGGGACTGTTGTGTGGTTAGTTCTACTTCATTTTTAAAATGCTCATAAATAGCTTGAGCTACTCCCGCCGATCTCGAAATTCCCGCATCACAATTAATTGATATTGTGTCTATAATTGACCAATGAGAATAAACAAAATTAGCAATTAGATTTGCTTTTCTTTCATCAAATAGTATTGTTCCTGGGTGAATGTTTTCAAAGTTATTTTCTGCATAATCATCAAACTTTAAAGCTAAAATACCAACACAATTTTTATTTTGATTGTCAATGTACGGAGTAAAAACATCTGAAGGAGATGTAATAGAAAGAATGAGATGCTTACCAGACAAATCTGTAAAATTTGCATTTGCCGTTTGGCGACTTAAAATCAGAATTTTCTTCATTCGTTAAAATTTCTAATTCTATATAGATGGTATAAAAGAACAGTCATTTCAAAAAGCTTTGTCGTTTCAAAATTTCCTTCTTCAAAACTTTTGCAAACCTCCCGAATTGCTTTTTGCACCTCTTCTTCAGAAGACATGACACTAAAACGAGAAAGAAGCTTAAAACAAGCATCTTGAAAATCTCGTCGGTATTGAAGTTCTAAATCCAGGAGGTTTTTCATTCTTAGGGTGTTGTGATTGCACAAATATATACGCTTCCAACCCCGGAGTTAAGAAGGCTTCCACCCCCGCTAACTTGAATTACACTTGCTGCGGCTCTGGAAAAGTCAAACTCTCTAGATCCAATATATGGTCCGCGATCATTAACCCTAATATGTACAATTGCACCATCTGTTCTTAAAACAGAAACAATAGTTCCGAAAGGAAGAGTTTTGTGGGCAACCGTAAAATCATTCTGGTTAAAAATTTCTCCGTTTGCGGTTCGGCGTCCATGAAATCCCGGCCCATACCAAGAGGATAGAGCAGTTAGAGTGTTTCCGCCACACGTTTCCTGATCTGAGAGATTCATCTCAGTCCAGTAATCCGTTAGTTGGTCTAGTGTTGTACTGACACTGAGACCCCTCTGTTCTAGGCTACGAGAGGCCTCTAAAGTTCTTGAGGCCTGTTGTATACGGTTTACTAAAGAGTCCTCTAGAGGCTGTCTGCGGGCCTCTGGTAGCAAAGGTTCAAATTCTTGAAGTGGTTCTCCCCCACTCGGGATCGAGCTCAAAAGTAGAGAGAGATTCAAAGCTGCAATTAGAATGTTCATTTTGATTTTAATGACTGAATGGAAATCTTACTTTACCACAGACTACTAGAATTCGTGAATTTCTTCTAGATAGTCTTCTATCATGGATGACCAAAATTCTATCTCATCCGAGTTTTCTTTCTCTCCCTGTTTGCGCAAATAATCTAGCTGTCTCTGAACCAAATCCAACTGAGCTCCTCTCTGAATAGAATTCAGATGCAGAATATAATATTCTGGATTGAAGTGATCAGCTAGAGCAAGCTTTAGAGCGTAAGTTTTTCCCGTTGTTTTTTGGGTCACTACTGCTATTATTGGATTAGAGCCTTGAATGGGTGAAAAACAAAGACTTTGAAGTAGAGATGAAACTGTGATGGTCATACCAAAAAGCGCTGGTGAACTAATTCCCTGGAAAAGCACGGTCTACCTATACCTAGGAGACGAGCGGGGCTGGATACCCCAAGTTACAGTTAAAAACTGTAATAAAACCATTATATGGGAAATGGTTACCAAAGGGTATCGCAACCACAAACTCAAGATTGGTCAAACCTTTTTTAGGTATGACCCTGAGATGAATCTTCTAGTTCCCGAGTAAAACAAGCAAAACCCGCAGGGAGTTGTTTTATTCCTTTTTTAATAGGTTCATAGAAAAAAGGAACATGAAGTTTAGAATCCCCTAATTTTGTTTTTGACCGGGAAAAGTCTAGGTAGATTGTACCTTTTTCAGCTAAAGGGTCATCTGGGTTTCTAGAAAAATTAAGTACAAAGATGTCTTCTCCTCTCAGTACTGAACTACCTATGTAGTAGCGTTGCATTCTTGAAAGCTTACCTTCTACAGATCCCATAAAAGGGATGACAGGTTGATTACTAAACTCAGAAAAAACAGCCGTGAAAAAACCAGACTCAGGTTTAATATTTAGAGGTTTTAAGAGATCCATAAGATCTTCTATTCCTGGTTGGTGAATTTTAATTTCAGTCGCGACGGCTTGCAAAATGTCAAAAGTAATGACAGATGTTTTACAAAACAAGTAATCAGCCACAGGAAGCACCAAATTTTCTGGTAAGTGGTCTGACAGAAAATCCAGAACTTGGTCTCTGTGAAGACTGTTGTAAGTTTGCAAATATCTAATTCTACCCGGACGGTGAATTAGAAATTCTGAAATGTCAGACGTATTCGAGGTAAGTAAGTTTAAGGTGGGAGTTGTAAGAGATCCATCTAATAGACTAAGAAGCTCTTCTCCCTGAGACTCATAGTAGACTTTCTCAAACTCATCAAAGAATAGAACAAAAGGTGTTTTGTACGGAGTGATGAGATTGTAAAGTTGTAAGACCTCGATAGGCTCACTTACGACAATCACGGAAATGCCTAAATTCAATATTGCATGATTGCAAATTTTCTTTGCAATAATAGATTTTCCCGTTCCGGGAAGTCCTGCAAATAAGGCTCCCATATTATTGAGCCCTAATTTAACCCAGGACTCAATAATTTGGTCTGCAAGAGATACGCCCCCGTAGAGTTTTGGGGGTAGAGAAAAAGTATTTGATGCAAAAGTAAGGCCTAAACCTAGCCTCGGATGGGATTTTATTGTATAAATTGCGGGCTCCAGTTCTGTAGGGTGCAGAAGCTCCTGGTGAAAGAAAGAGCCTTCTAGTTCTACGAGTTGTGGTTTAGCCATTAGTCTTGAATCCTGTATTGGTTTTCAGAGGTTGATTGAACAGAGATAACTGACCCCTACAAAAAGTTATAGGTACCAGCTCTCAGAAGCAAGTTCTAAAACTATAATTTTTTCACTTTTTTCCTTTCTCGTTATAAGCTAACCTGAAACCTATAGTAGAACCGCTAGTCGATACGGAAGGTAGAAGAGGCACCACTACACCTAAATTATTAAGACTCATTACAAAAGGAACATTCCAAAACTCTCTTTCTGGGAATTTTCTTTTTAAGGATAGATAATGTATTTTACTGAGAATACTATAATCGCGAGAACTGCGAGAAAAAGACACGGCCATTTCTACCTCCGCAGAAGGTATTAAGTTCATAGCTCTCTCTGCGGGTATTAAGTTCATATCCTCATGAAAATTTACTAATTCCCAAGATTTTTTTTGTTTAAGTAAGCCGTGAGTTATAGATAAAGCAGTCTCCTTGTAAGTAGGGAGTCTGTAGCCCGGAAAAAGACAACCCAACTTTTCCTGAAACTCTTGAAATGATCCAGAAATATCTTTTGAATTTAAATGTGACGTAGAGATGGTAGATTCTGAAATATAAAAGTCGTCATAGACATTAATAAATAGTGCTCCCGGAGCAGAAGATCTTACAAGAGAGTTTAAGTTGGGGTCTGATAATCCAAAAACGTCGGCCATTTTTATTTTTAATGGTAGATAGGGTATATTTCTGTTTGTGGAGGGGTCTCTTCTATTTTTGTATCGTGAACTAGTATCATGATACAGGTATGGGGGAACCGCCTCCAAAGACTAGTACCCCAGCTTGGTCTATACACTTGAAGGTAAAGTACATTTTCTGGCGTCTTTAAAAAAGAGTAAGTTAAAAATATAGCTGGTTTGGGACCAGTGCTTTTATGTAGAGAAGTTTCTTGCCAATAAACAACCTCTTCTTTCGTGGGAAGACGGATGTTGAAACGTCTTAAAAAACAAAATCTCTCGTATATTTCTGCCGCTGAAAAAGTGGGATCTATCTTAATATCTTGGGGGTTAAAGGGCTTACAACTTAAACTAATGTTTTCCGAATAACTTAAAAAAGAAATGTTTTTTCCGACGGCTTCACTAGAAAAAGGCCCATCAAAGAAGGGACTAAAGTCTGTATAACCTAAAATGTGATTCTTCATGGAAAAGTTCTATAGATTAAAGGGTTTTTTTCGATAACTGGATCGTATACTAAAACAATAGAAAAACTTCCCGTAGCAAGATTTAGTGAATTTCGGCGTTCAGTCTTAAAATGGCAAGACACATTTTTATCAATATGCACCAAAAAAACATAAAGTTTAGTATACCCTTTAAAAAAGGTATTAATAAGAACTGAATCCCGAGATCTTTTTGTAACTTTCAGCCATTCACAGGCCTCTTCAAAATTTGGCGGCCTGAGATTAAATTCTCTCAAATCTTTAACTCTCTGATAAATTTCAAATGTTGTTGTCCGAAAAGGGAGATTTAGGCATTCGTGTGAAATTTTTGTAGTGGAAATTAGACAACTAGAATTCAGAGTCATCCAGTCCGTTTTTAAACTTCTTCTAAATGCTGCTTGAGGGCTCAAATCAATATTTTGAGAATTAAACAGATAAAACATGACTTTAATTCCGTTCGTAAAAAAATAAAGATTTCCCTTCTAAAGAAATATAAAAACCTGAAAAGTCTTTAATGTCTTTCAACTGAGGGCAACTAGTAATAATCTCACTAATATCCAGAGTAATTGTAATACATAAGAGTGGCCTCTCTAGTTTTGTATGGGCGGTACAGGAGTCGAACCTGTCTAGGGTTTCCCCACCAATTATGAGTTGGTTGCCTAATCCGCTCGGCCAACCGCCCTAATATACCCCTTTTTAGAAAAGAAGGGGTAAAAACTTTTAGCCGTCCTTTATTCCCAGGGACCGGAAATATGTTTAAAAATTTCCTCCAAAAATCTATAAAAGAGGTACAAAACAAAAGCTGCCAGTAGTAGAAGAATTACGGTCATGCTAAGCTTTCTCCAAAAGTAGGGTAAACTCTTGTGTTGAAGTTGCGGTCGATACTTGAAAAATTAGACTTTCTGGTAGTTGCCTCCGAGTTAACTCTAGAATATGATTCTCACTGGGAAAAACTATACTATTGAAAACTAACTGCTCCGTAGATTTAGAAAGAGAATAAGAAAAAACACTAAGAACTACAGTTCCAGGCAAAGAGTGAGTAAAGAAAAAAGAATAACTTGAGTAGTTATTTAAAATTACTTTTTTTGTACCGTCTTTTTTACCTGAAATATGAGTTCTTGCTTCGGGAATTTCAATTGTAAATTCTTTGAAAGTAATAGAAGACACTTAGTTTTTTTCTCCCACTAAAACTTTAATTTAAGTTAGTAAGAGGCAGTCTTTTTAGAAACTACCTCTTACTCTCAAAACTCATCGAGTTTGGGTGTTAAACTCTCTTCGAGTAGAACATCCTTTATCAGCTAGAAAACCTGTAGAATACGGGCACTCAAAAGTGTCAATGCGGCCCCCATCTAAAGTGTTTTTAGCATCACAAGAAACTCTTCCATCTCCATCAGAATCTAGAGAGGTACACCCTTTTAATACGTGTGTCTCTTGAGTAGAGTCTAAGAAATTTTCCTCCGCAACTCTAATTCTTTCGGCTGGTCGAATTGGCCTCCAGTCAATAAAAGGCATTTTTCCACGTAATACTAAAAAAGGCAAGTGAAGCACAAATATGGCCGACAAAATAATCGTTAACAGGTCAAAAAGAGTAAGACCTTTTTCTCTTGGGCTTGGTGGAGGAGCATCCGGCACCTTAGGTTTGGGATCTTTGTCGGGTTTTGGATTCGAAGGGGGACCACCTCCGCCCCCGTGGTAAAAATTGTTTTTCATGAAACTTATACTCCAGGTAAATCTCCAATTTCTAAAAAGTGCTACCGCATCTATAAACAAACTTTGAGTAAAGTTTGCAAATAGCTTGGTAAAGGTAAAGTACTATTAGACATGATTGTGCTTTCTTCGATGAACAATGGACGAAATCGTGTTTATACTGACGCCAAATCTTTGGGCTAATTGTTTTTGTGTCACCCCTCCCGAACGGTATAAGTTTCGAATCTCTATAATTTGAGAATCCTCCAATACGATACTGTGTCCAAGAGGTACATACACCTGGTCTCGTTCTAGATTGTCAATGCTGCAATTTAGACAATTACCATCTATGTGTTTTACCCTTATCTTAGTATTTTCAGGTAAGCCATGATAAGCTTTGTAGACTAAAAGAGCTAAAGACCTAGTTGTTCGCTTTCCCCTAACTATAAGTTGAACAACTAAATTTTTATTGTTGGAACCTAAAAAGGCTTTAAGAGGTTTTTTATAAAACGTTCCCTGATAGCTGTATACAACAGCCTTAAATGGATCTACCAAGTAGCCGTCAAGACCAGGAACTTCAAGCTCAATATCAGGATGTACGGTCATCCGACCCTCCAATGTACGGTTAAAGGTTGACTTTGAGAAAAAAGGTATGCTACAATGCGGTTGGAGCTTGGATCAGGAAGATAAATAACCAAGACAGCTCCTTACATTTTAGCAAACATAGACATTTGATTGAGTAAATGAGAAATAAACTTACGAAAAAGATTACTCAATCATATGTACAAAAATCAAAAAATTAAGAAAAGTATTTTCTATCAAAAAAATTTTGATATTCTTCTCTAGCTCTTTCAGGGTTAAAACCATCTGGACCCCAAGTTCGACTTGTATCATGAATCCATTGCAAAGCATCCAAGAAAATACATAGGTCTTTAGGAACACAAGGAATAAACTTTTCAGGGTACAATTCAGAAACAAGATCTCTTACTGAAAGTTGATTTAAGCTTTGAGTGTTAAAAACCTTTTCTTGAAATCGCTTAGGTATTAAATGTCCAATAGAACATTTATGACCCGATGGCCCATCTAAGTACACACAAACTTCTAAAGCCGTATTAAAACTTCTAGTTGGCTGTTTTTCCAGTTTACCTATTACGAAAGAAAGAACTTTTTCTTTAAATTCTGGTGTCAACCCTCTTTCGAGATACTCCTCTACGATTGCATCTAGTGTAATATTCATTAGTTCTCCTCCCAAGGAGATCTTAAGCTATAGACCTGTTCTATTAAAGTCTCGTCTTTATTCCTTTTTACATACCCCTCTCCATTCCAATTTTGTGAATTATCATGAATTTTAAGAAGGTAAATGAGAAAAAAGAAGTACTCATCTAATAACTTCTGTGTTTCAGGATCATTTTCCACATAAAGGTCATAGTAATCTTGAAGGTCATGTACTGATAATCCTAAAGAATTGTTAGCTCTGCACTGTTCTAGTACTTCTTCATCGACCAAATGGCCTACGGCACATCTTAAAGTCTTTTTTAAAGGATACACGGGAGATCTCGATTCAAGAAGACACACCCTTGTATTTTCAGACTTACTTTGATACTCTTGAGCAGATAACTTATGTAGTACATAGTTATAATCTGCTTGTAAAATCTCTTTAAATCGAGAAGGATTCTCTCGAATTGCTGACAAAGACGTATCAATGCTATTTGTCATTTGTTTTTCTTCTCCGAGTTAAAACTAGACCTCTTACCCCTCTTTCGAGCTTTTGTTTTTAAGTTGGAAGCGGAAGTAGATCCTAGTTGACCAGAAAATAAAAAGCACAGTACCAGCCCAATCAGCAGAATTAAAATTATAATCATGGTTCCAAAATCCAATTTCTTAACGCTCCTCTAGTAGCTTCTATCCCAATAAGGGAACCAATTGAATTACCGTTTAGATCTTCCAGGTATCTTCTCCCGATTCTAATACTCTTATTTTTTGGTGTGCCAGGAATTAAGGCCAGAGTTGCTTTTTTGCAAATCTCTGGCAAATTTAGTTCAAATCCACCAGTATCGAGAATTACTCTATTAGGCTGACCCTGTACAGAACTTAGAAAGAAGATAAATATTACAGGGTCATTTTCTTTTGAGCCTACTTCCCCCGAAGGAGGGGGAGCTAGAAAATAAACGTCTCCGTAATTAGCCATGAGTTTTCTCTCTTAACTCTTGATTCCACTCGTTAGAGATGTCCATCGGATGAGGTAACGTTAAAGGGCTTCCTTCATCGTCAAATAGATTGAGATTAAATTTTTCCCAGGGATCAAAAACTTCGGTCAAGCCTTTCTCTGTAATTACCAGAGATTGTTTTAGAGCACCCCAAGAAACTTTCCAGCCAAGAATTTCCATGTGAGTCTTTACTCGAACTAAACAGTCTGAGCTCCACTCAACTCTAGCAAAAAATTCTTCACTAACCGATAGCGGTAGATCTATTAGATCTGTATTTCGATTTAGATCGTACATAGGTAGACTCTCCCAATAATCAGGTAGACTGTTGCAATCAAAGAAACCAAGCACAAGACTCTCAAAAAGTAGAGAGTGAGATAGTTAGAGATCATGACGAAAAAGGTTTAAACTGTATGCGACCAGAGATTCTTATTGGCGGGTGAAATAGAATCGAACTAGCGTAAATTAGGGGGTCGTTTAAAAGGACATTACTTTCTACTGGAGAAGTGCCATCTGTCCAAGAAAGTGTAATGTGTGGAATTCTGCCCTCTTGTAAAAAGCTGAAATTATCTAGAGAAACTCTCAAGACTTGAAGAGTTTCCGACGTAACAATTTCCTCAATAGAAATGTGGACAATTCTCCCAATATACTTCTTTACGTCTGCATGAGGGCAGTTAAAAACCAGAGTGACATGAGGAGGGTCAGGCAAATTGGGATAAACCGGATTAAACTGGGGGAAGTTTACAACTTGAGAGGCGTCGATGTATAAGTAACCAAGCATTTTTCTAGAAACCACCTACGTATTGAACAGCTTTTTGCCAAGATGTCTCAAAAGATGTACGAAAAGAATCGTACTTTCTTTCGTAAAAATCAAAGGGTTTCGGAAAAACAAATCTTCCGAAATTCTCGATTTGAGTTGGGCTGTTTATTCTGACAGAAACAATGTTTACAACCAGTTTTCCATCCTCCAAGACGGGAATCCAGCCATCACAAGCCGAGGGATGGGGTCTCTTCTTTTCAAGAGAAACTACTATCTTTTCACTCCCAAAAATTTGAGGTTGAAATCGGTTAAGGTAGTTATGTAGAATGTGTTCTCCACTTAGAATCGGTCGGTATCTTTTGCTGTTGTAGATCAGAGGCAGTTGAGCGTAACTACCTCTTAACACAGAGATCTTGTTATTTTGAGAAATTCCCTTTTTTAACGAAGGGGGAATCATTCTGGGATGGTATAGATTCCCAGTATCCCACTGCGTAAAGGGTCTATACTCACTGTTAAACCTATCTTCGTCAAAATCATAGTCTCTGGACAGATACGTGTAAATCTCTCCTAGTCTTTTTTCTCGAAAAGACTGAATACAAAATTTGACAAATTCTACATCGCTTTCTGCAAGCTCGGTCACCAAAGACCATCTATCTAGCCATTCGGTGTAAGCTAGCTTTCCCGTAAAACCGTAAAGGCCTGTGTAATCAAACTGTTCCATTACAAAGGCTTTGCAGAAAAGGTCGAGATCTTCAGGAGAAAGATCTTGGTATCCCAAAATCTTTTGTACGTACCAGCGTCGATCTTCAAGTAGGAAATGAAAAGGAATCATGTTTTTAAACTCTGACTTTTTTGTGTACTTGGTCAATAACTAGGTCCGAAATCCACCAGAAATAAATGGCAGACATCATTAGATTAGTAAAGACCGAAAAGGAGAAAATCTCCCATCCAAAAAGAAGGATGGGCAAGAATCGGAGAGGAAACACTAGAACAAAGGCTACTCTTGCAAAGAGTTTCACAAAGTTAAAGAAAGCTAGAATTATTGCGTATCTAGCCATTTGTCGGGTTGTCAGACGGGGGTTGAATCTCATCTTTTTGCCTATTTTAACTACAGTCCTGGTGAGTCAATATGACGATTGCGTCTTCTCTCTCGAATCAGGAGATAATTTACATCGGACAGTAGACAATACAGAATTTCTACCGGGGGGTAAAGAATTCCTACTTGAAAGAGGAAGGTTCCAGATAAGAACAAGAGCAAATTGTTTTTTGTGAATACAAAAACAAGCAATCCAGCGCCACAAGAAATTAGAGTAAAAATTGCTAATACTCTAAGAATACTTCGCAGTGCTTTTACAGGACCTAGAAAAGCTTTAATTGCCTTTGGAGAAAAGTACACAATGAATCTCTAGTCTCTTAGGCTAGAAATAAACAACAGAAATAAGGTCAGATTGGTTTGAATCAGGGGAAGTACCAGAAAAAGGATGTTTAGACCGGGTTTAGACCAAAAAGCCCAATCTATAAAATACACAAAGAGAGAAAGGTACGAAACAAAAAAGAAGTAGATATTGACAGAAGTAAAGTAGTCCCAAAAGTCGGGCTTTCTATTTCTCTTCATTTTTCTTGTGTAATTTTGATCTTCAGATTCAGTTGTTGGAATAATAACTCTTGCAGCCCCTCTACGAGCTTTAAAGTCTCAAGAGTCAGGAGAGCATCGTACGTGAAACTTCGATTTAGTTCCTCTCGAATTTTATCTTTATACCGAGTTTCAGCCAAGAGATGTAGAGCCTCTACCATACCCCAATAAGTAGGTTGATCAAACTCGAAAGATCTTTCCGTAAGCTTTGAGAGTTGAACTCGAAATCTTATGGCTCTAATAATCCTTCGTGGATCTTCCTCAAATCTTTCAGTTGGTTTTCCTACGGCTCGAATGACTCCTTCTTTTAGATCTCTTTGCCCACCAAAAAAGTCAAGAATCTTACCTGTAGAATCTTTTGCCATCGCATTAATGGTAAAGTCTCGACGGGATAGGTCTTCTTGCAAAGTTCCAGGTCTCACATGAACTAGCTTTCCATTTTTATAGATTTCCCCGCCTCTAGCCCAAACAAAGTCTACTGGCCTACCATAGCTGTCCCTAGCAACGGCTGTAAACTTGTCGGCGTACTCGTGTAGAATGGTAAAACCTTGATCTCGCAGGGTTTGAATCATATCACGATAACTATCCAAACCCACTACGAGGTAGTCAATATCTTTGCTGCAAATTCCTAGCAGCTTATCCCTTACGTGACCACCAACTTCATAAATATGCATGTTTTCTCCTATTCCGTTTTAGAATCTAGAGCCTCTCCCGGAGAAGAAAGCTCTTCCAATTCTTTCGTAGTCAAAAGATGACCTGTTTTGGCAAGAATCATGCAGAGTAATTTCTTCTGATTCTGTAGGTAGAAAACCTCCCCCCACAAAGCTGAGTATATTTCAATCAACTTTTCTTTTTTACCAGGCTCTATTTCAGAGAGTAACTTTTCGAATTCAAGTATGTTGGACCGAAGTTGAAATTTTTGGGACAGTGTTAGTTTGGAAACCATTATTGCTCTAACGTCCAACCATCAGCAAGTAAAGCTTGTAAAGCAGACTGGTCTTTCGATTTTTGCCGAAGAGTAGAAAGGACTTGAGCCTCTATCACTTCAATACTAGTTCGAATATCTAGCGAGTGATAAAGAGTCTGCTCACCTAACTTTAGAGTGTAAATTCCAAAGTCAGGATTATGAGAGTTAGCACCAGAAAAAGTTAACTCTGAAAAACCAAATTTTTCTTGAAAGTACAGAAGGCAGTCGAAATCTGACATTTTGTGGAGGCGTTCGTACTTTCGGTTATTTATAATAACCGTCAGGCCCGAATCTATCAAGTAGCCGGAGAAAGCATGGAGTATGATGAGAGCATCAAGGTTTGGGGGAATAGTATAACCTTCTTCTGAGATGCAATAACAAGCCCCCAACACACTAAGAGGACACTTTTTACCAATCAGGCTTTTCTCTCTAATTTCTTCACTCCCATAATACACTCGGACAAATTTTCTTTCTGGAAAGAAGTCTATATAGACCTCCGCTTTTAGAGCTTTCTGGTTTAAAGCCTTCAAGGTGTCATAAATGTTAGACATTTTCTTTCTCCTTAGTAATCCAACCGTGTTCTTGGAGATTTTCACCTGACTTAAGCAAGCTAACGATATCTTGAATAAAGTCGTTATTTGTCCAGGACCGATGACACTTTTCTAGTAAAACATCGTCTTTCTTTACGGTCAATGTCTTTTCAAAAGGGTCGTATTGGATGACTCGCAAGTTGTACTTTATTCTGAAGTAAATAGTGCAGTCAACCCAATTCCATGTAATAGAGTGGCTATCCGGTGCAAATTGAGTTTCTACTTGCAGTTCTTGATCAAACAGGTAACTTGATACTAAAACACATATCATTTTAAAGTCATATGTTTTAGGAACAGTCCAGCTATCATCAGGACCAGTCTTCTGAAGACCGAGAAACGAAAGAAAATGAACGGAATGTCCATTTACGTTTACTGCGGCTCTTTCTTTTTCTTTACTAGAACTAAAAATGAGTTGTATCGTTCTAGTGATGGGGTAGCACCGGATAAAGACTGAACTAGTTTGGGCAAAAAGTCTAAGTTTTTCTAGCAGAGTTTCAGTTTTCATGATTGTTACCTTGAGACAAAGCTAATGACGGGAATCTGAATTTCTTCCAAATTGCAGACCTGTATTTTCTCTCCTTCACTTGTTCGGCTAAAGACGGAATCGTTAGACTCAGACTTCTCAGTAAGATAAAACATTTTATCTTCCTGACGGCAATAGAGAATGTTTCCTTTCGTTAATAAGTAATCCCCTACATTAGGGTTTAACTTAGCGTAGGACTCTACTTCATTAACAAAAGCAAGGCGATATCGTTTTTGCAGGTAAGTGCCTTCTTTTGCTAAATCTAGAAGATCTCTTAAGGGATTCAAGTTAAATGGATCTTTCAGAAAAATGTCTTTGAGAAGTTTTATTTTTAATATGTCCGGAGTTAAAAAACTCTCGTTCATACATATAGAGCCAACTTGAAACCAGGGAAGTTTTTCAATAGATCTTAAGATCTCTAGTTTTTGCTGGAAAACTGAGGTGCTCTCTTCTGTATTCTGGGGAAGGTCTTCTAAAAAGAGATCGTGATCTGCTAGCCCCCAGATAGTGGCTTGAAGTTCAAGGTCTTCTTCAATTAAATTTAATTCTTGTAAGCGACTTACTAAAGAATAGTTGCTTTTTAAAGAAGCGTAGTATCGGACAATAGCTTGGTAAACTTGGTTTGAGATAGTCATTTCAGAATTCCTTAAAAGAAAACAACTCGAAACGGCCCCTATAGGATTCGAACCTATGACCTACGGTTTAGAAGACCGGTGCTCTATCCACTGAGCTAAGGAGCCAGAAAAGGTGTAGAAAAATCTACACCTGTCTGTTTCTACCTAGAGGATGCAGCCGAAGCTGCTTTACATCTTGGAGCTTTTATACTCCAAGCTTTTTTGACTACAGAATTGAAGGGTTTCCTGTATTCAATAGATCTATATTTTCTAATAGGGGTCTAAATCCCTGCTTCCCTTTTCTTCCAAAGTCGAGACAAGGCAGCCTTGATGCAGAGTAGCACATATTTTTTTTAGATGTGTAATCTCCTCCACGACAGCAATACCCTTTTTTTGCAGGCGATTTGTGGTATCGACTGAGACATATCTCTCGTACGTTTCCGTGCATACCTCTAAGACCGTAGGGATGACGCTCTTCGGTAAAAGCAAGAAAAGACCAGGGAAGTTTATAATTACTCTCGCAATTTACAAGATCCTCAACAGCGGGGTGGTCTTCATCACCAAAATAAAAAGGGCTAGTGCTACCGGCTCGGCAAGCATATTCCCATTCGTTTTCTGTGGGTACTCTAAATTTTTTAAGTCCCGTTTGAAAATTTAAAAAGCTGCAAATTTTTTCTGCTTCAAAAGGTCTTATTCCAATGTAAGGTGTTACTTTTGCAAGAAATCCATTAGACTCCTGATATTTTGGACTCAAGGGAATATCAAAAATTAAGTGAAAATCAAAAATCGAGATTGGATTAAGAGCGAGGTAAAATTCGGGAATAAAAAGTTGCTTTTCAAATAGGAGAAAAGTTCCCGATGGAATTTTACAAAACTCCTTTGAGTGAGAGCTTTTTAAAAAAATTTTCATTTTAAGAAAGGGGGTATTTTTATACCCCCGTGGTTCACCAACGAAAAAAAACTACTTAGTCTCATCGAGTATAGAATTAATGTTATCCGCTAGAGTGTGGTAAGCCTCTCTGTTTTCTGGGGCCACAAAGTTTTGTAATGTTCCCCTCAAAACCTCAACTTCTCCCTTAGCAGCTTCTACTACTCTTTGATTTTTTTCTATTTTTTCTTTAAGCTTCTCGTTTTCTTGTTCTAATTCTTTTTTCGTTTTACGCTTTTTTGTCATTTTTTTTAAAATCCAAAAGCACCAAATTGAGTGGGTCTCTCTAGAACGACTCTAAATCCAACGTGAGTGTTCCTGTAATTTTTAGGGAAAGAAATTATTGAACTGGATTGACAAGACCTTGCGGGACTTCTCCAAGATCCCCCTTTGAGAATTGCAGGCCAGTTATCTGATTCTTGTTCCGTTTTATTTTCTTTACTATTTTTACACCACTCCCACAAATTACCATGCATATCATGTAAACCCCAGGGATTTGGAGGGTAATAATTAACACGATTAACTTGATGTGGATGAATACTATTATGGCTTTGAAAGTGAGAGGTAGCAGAGAGTTTCAAATCGAGATGATTAAATTTTTCTATACTTGCGTCTCCTATACCTCCAAAGTAGAAAGCTGTTGTAGTGCCAGCTCTACAAGCATATTCCCATTCAATTTCAGTAGGTAATCTATACTGATCTGTCTTACTGGAGATTCGATTACAAAACTCTAAAACATCCCAGTAAGACACCCCTCGTACGGGATTCTGGTAAAGCTCGGGAATATCTACAGTCGAAACTAAAGGAGTGTTTACTTCTGGTAACTGTGTTACGTAATTCCAGATTTTTCGTGTTATCAGATATTTAGAAAGATAAAAACCAGGTACGTAAATTTGATTAGAGTCTTTACCTAGGAAAGTACCTGAAGGAATTGTTACTACCTCAATCAGAGAAGTCATTATTTTTAGAATCCAAAATTGCTAAAAGGAGGTGTGTAATCACAAGCTACTCTAAAACCGCCGACGACATCGCGGCAGACGGCATAGCTGCTGTAGCGAAATGCGGACCGGCAAATCCCCGTAATGTCGTTCCAGGAGCCTCCACGTAAAACTCGCTCTTGGTTGTTGCCTTCTGTCCAGGCACTACCGTCTGTAGGAGCCCCCTCATAGTTGCTGTGCCACACATCCTCACACCATTCCCATACATTTCCGTGCATATCGTAGAGACCAAAGGCATTGGGTGGAAAACTACCGACCTCAGTGGTTTTCTGTCTGTAATTATCCTTTGCCGCCATGACGCCATTGCCTGGGATACCGGCACAGTTGGCAAGGTCAGTGGTGATGCTTTCCCCAAAATAAAAAGGTGTTGTGGTTCCAGCTCGGCAAGCGTACTCCCATTCTGCTTCAGAAGGTAAGCGATATTTCCGACCTGTCTGTTGGGAGAGCTTTCGGCAAAATGTTATGGCGTCGTTCCAACTTACTAATTCTACGGGTTTATTATCTCCCCGATGAGAAAAATAAGAAGGGTTTTTACCCATCACTGCTTGATACTGGTTCTGGGTGACCGGGCTCTGTCCCATATAAAATGCGGGTACAGTAACTTTATGTTGAGGTTTCTCAGACGAACTTCCGTCTCTTTCATTTTTGGAAGACCCCATCATAAAAGATCCTCCTGGAATAAATACCATTTCAGGAATATCATTATTAGTCATTTTTAGAATCCAAAAGCTTGAAAAGGAAGTTTGTAATCACAGGCTACTCTAAAACCGGTATCGTCCCAGCTTTGGTCGGCATAGACGAAGTAGCGAAACGCGGACCGGCAAAGCCTCGGGCCGTAGTCCCAGGAGCCGCCACGTAGAACTCTTCTACCTCTATCATCGTCTTCTAACCAAGGTGATCCGTTTATGGGAGCTCCCTGGTAATTACCATGCCATTCATCATCACACCATTCCCACACGTTACCATGCATGTCATAAAGGCCCCAACCATTGGGTGGAAAACTACCGACCTCAGTGGTTTCCTTTCGGTAAGTACTTCGTGGCTCTTCTCCGTAGATCACGCTACCGTCATAGTTGGCAAGGTCAGAGGTGATAGTTTCCCCAAAGTGAAAGGGGGTTGTCGTCCCGCCCCGACAAGCATATTCCCATTCCGCTTCGGAGGGTAATCTATATTTTTTAGACGTGACCTCTGAGAGCCTCTGACAAAATGCCGTGGCTTGATTCCAACTCACTCTTTCTACAGGCTTATTATCTCCTTGATGAGAAAAATGAGAAGGGTTTTCACCCATTATGAATTTATACTGGGCTTGGGTGACCGGATATCGTCCCATGTAAAATGCGGGTACAGTAACTTTATGTTGAGGTTTCTCAGACTCACTTTCCCCTCTTTCATTTGTGGAGACTCCCATCATAAAAGATCCCCCTGGAATAAATACCATTTCAGGAATACATTTACTAATCATTTTTAGAATTCAAAGGAGACGAAGGACTACAAAAGATTGCTAGGGGCAGCACAACAAACACGAAAACCGAAGTCGTTGTAGCGGTTGTCGGCGTTGAGGTTGAGGCGATACGCGGACCGGCAATCCCTCGGAATGTTGTTCCAGGAGCCACCACGGATAACCTTTTGGTCTGAATAGCCCCCGTCTACCCAAGCCGAGCCATCGGTCGGTGCCCCCTCATAGTTGTCGTGCCACGTATCCTGACACCACTCATAGATATTGCCGTGCAGGTCTGAGAGGCCAAAGGAGTTAGCAACCTCAAAGTGGTCTACAGAGGTGAGGGCGTTGCGAAATTCACCTGTCGGACCCTCACCATAGGTGTAGTTACCGTCGTAATTGGCAACCTCGGTAGTGAGGGTGCTCCCAAAGTAGAAAGGCGTTGTAGTCCCAGCGCGGCAAGCATATTCCCATTCTGCTTCAGAAGGTAAGCGATAGGGGCGACCCGTGCGCTGGGCCAGGGCGGTGCAAAAGGTAACGGCATCCTTCCAGCTCACCCCCACAACGGGTTTATTGAGAGCGACAAAGCGATCAGCCTCATATTTCGTGGCGGGGGTGGTGCCCATCACCGCTTCATATTGGGCCTGGGTGATGGGGTAGCGCCCCATGAAAAAAGTGGGGACGATGACCTCATGCTGAGGGCCTTCATCTCCAAATCGGTCTTTTTCCTTTTCAGGAGAGCCCATGAGAAAGATGCCAGCGGGGATATGGATCATTTCCAGGGGCACAATATACCCATGAAGTTGTTCTGTAAAGCGCTTCATTTTTTTTCTCAAAAACAAGTATTACAAGATCTCAGCGAGAAGCGGATATTTTTAGAATCCAAAGGAGATAAAGGGAGTAAAGGGCAACAGAAGAGTGCTGGGGTCATCACAAGCTACTCTAAAACCATTGAGGATGTAGCGGTTGTCGGCATAGTTGCTGGAACGACACGCGGACCGGCAATACCACGGAATGTCGCTCCAGGAGCCTCCACGTAAAACTCGCCTCTCTTGCGTGAAGGTGTTGCCTTCTGTCCAAGCACGGCCATCGCTGGGGGCTCCCTGATAACTGTCGTGCCACACATCCTGGCACCACTCCCATACGTTGCCATGCATGTCGTAAAGACCAAAGGCATTGGGCGGAAAGCTGCCTACTGTAGTAGTTTCCTTTCGGTAAAGACTATTTGGCACTTGTCCATAGGTCGAGCAACCGCAATAGTTAGCAAGGTCAGTGGTAATAGTTTTCCCAAAGTAAAAAGGCGTAGTAGTTCCTGCTCTACAGGCATATTCCCACTCGGCTTCAGAAGGTAATCTATACGTTTTAGACGTGACCGCTGAGAGCTTTTGGCAAAATGCTACGGCTTCATTCCAACTTACTAAGTCTACGGGTTTATTATCTCCTTGACGGGAAAAAGGAGAAGGAATTTTACCCATTATAAATTTATACTGTGCTTGGGTTACTGGATACCGTCCCATGTAAAAATCAGGTATCGTAACTTTATGTCGAGGTCTCTCACTTGAACTACTTTTTCTTTCATCCGTGGAAGACCCCATCATAAAAGACCCTCCGGGGATAAATACCATTTCAGGAATATCCTTAGTAACCATTTTTAAAAACCAAAACTGCTAAAAGGGGGTGTGTAATGACAAACAACCCGAAAACCTACGCTATTAAGAGCTGTGTCTTCCAAGGTAGACCCCCTTGAGGCCGAGCGGCAATGCTTAGGATATTCGTACCACGAACCGCCCCGCAGAATTCGTCTGGAGCGATCACCTCCTGTTGTCCAAGCACTGCCGTCAGTTGGTGCTCCATAGTAGCTCTCGTGCCAACGGTCTAGACACCACTCCCATACATTGCCGTGCATGTCGTACAGCCCAAAGGCATTGGCTGGAAAACTACCTACTTCGGTCGTGGCCTTTGAAAACTTTCCCGTGGGACCGCCGTTATACTCTGAAAGGCCGCAATAGTTAGCAAGATCAGTGGTGATAGTCTCCCCAAAATGAAATGGGGTCTCCGTTCCCGCTCTACAAGCATATTCCCATTCAGCTTCGCTAGGGAGGCGATATTTCTGCCCAGTTTGTTGGGAGAGCTTCTGACAAAATGCCATAGCATTATTCCAACCCACTCTTTCTACTGGACGGTTGGCTCCATTCTTAGAAAACCTGGAGGGATTCTTACCCATCACCGCTTCATATTGGGCTTGGGTGACTGGATATTTCCCCATCCAGAACTGCGGCACGGTTACCTCACGTTGAGGACACTCGGTTGAATTAGGGTCTCCTTCATTTTTGGAAGACCCCATCATAAAAGATCCCCCTGGAATTAGTGCCATTCTTGGTAACTTAGTCATTATTAAAATCCTAGAGACTGGAAAGCGATCGGGTTTAAAAAGCTAGTGAGCGGGTCCAGACTACAAGCTACTCGAATTCCGACATTAAGACCCTTATACGTACAAGGAGCATATCGACGAGAGGCTGATCTACATTCCATACCCAATGAATCCCAACCGCCCCCTCGTACCACCTTTTTATTTGTAATACCTTTAGTAAGCCAAGGACCTCCTTTTATAGGCGCACCCTTATAATTTGGATGCCAAACATCATCACACCATTCCCATAAATTCCCGTGCATATCATATAGACCAAAAGAATTAGGGGGAAAAGAACCTACGGGGGTAGTTTCTAGCCGTCTTTCTCCCCCATAGTGTATGAGGGTTTCGTTAATAGAGGAATCAAAGAAAGGATAATAACCGTCAAAGTTAACTTGATCGGTATTTATTGTATTTCCAAAATAAAAGGGGGTTGTGGTACCAGCACGACAGGCGTATTCCCATTCTGCTTCGCTAGGTAGACGAAATGATTGACCCGTTTTTTCTGATAAATTCAAGCAGAAGATCTTAGCTTCTTCCCAAGAAACGTTTTCAACTGGCCGATTGCCCCCATTTATTTTAAAATGAGCGGGGTTAGATTGCATTACGCTAAGGTACTGATCTTGAGTAACTAGATATTTTCCTAGAAGAAAAGAAGAAACGTTGACTTTATGAGCAGGCTCTTCTTCAGGAGTATCGTATGAATTTTTATTAGAGCCCATAGTGAAGCTTCCCCCTGGAATTAGTACCATTTTGGGAATATCATCATTAGTCATTTTTAAAATCCAAAAGCTTGAAAAGGGCTAATGTAATCACAAGCTACCCTAAAACCAATAAAAGCAGATTCCTCGGCACTCCATTCGTAAGAACGGTAATTTGCTTCACAGAGGCTAGGCGCACTCATCCAGGAGCCTCCTCGAATCACTTTGTTTTCACTGCTTTTTGTATAAGTTTGGCTATCGGTATTCGTCCAAGCGCTACCATCAGCGGGGGCACCGTCATAGCTGTCGTGCCACGTATCCTGGCACCAGTCGTACACATTGCCATGCATATCGTAGAGACCAAAGGCATTGGCGACGCCCACTTGACCTACACAGGTAGTTGTTCGGCGATATTCACCTCTCGGGCTACCATTATAACTGTTGATGGCAGCATTGTAGTTGGCGAGTTCAGACGTAATGGTCTCGCCAAAGTAGAAAGGCGTTGTGGTGCCTGCCCGACAAGCATATTCCCATTCAGCCTCGCTAGGCAGGCGGTAATTTTTGCCGCTGTACTCGGTTAGACGCTGACAGAAGACTTGTGCATCATGCCAACTTACCCCTACGACGGGTTTATTGGGAGAAACAAAGTTCTCTACATCGTACCTAGTAGCGGGGTTGTGACCCATTACAGTTTTATACTGAGCCTGGGTAACGGGGTAGATACCCATAAAGAAAGTGGGAACAGTGACCTCGTGTTTAGGAGATTCATACTCATATATTTCAGACCCCATTAAAAAAGATCCACCCGGAATTCTTGTTATTTTAATGAGATCCATAATTAAAAACCAAAAGCTTGAAAAGGACTGATGTAATCCGAGACTACCCTAAAACCGATAGAGCTGTACTTTTCAGTCGGAAACCCGTAGAATCTGAAGCTTGATCTACAGGTCATAGACAAACACGACCAGCCCCCTCCTCGAATCACTTTTTTTTCAAGACCGCTTATCCAGGCTCTTCCGTCTGTAGGGGCTCCTTCATAGTCGGAATGCCAAGTATCTTGGCACCACTCACGGACGTTACCGTGCATGTCGTACAGACCAAAAGCATTGGCCGGAAAGCTGTCTACTTCGGTTGTCTGCCTTCTATACTGCCCTTTAGGGCCAAAGTCGTAAGACGAAGATCCATTGTAGTTCGCCAGGTCGGTCGTAATTGTGGGGCCGAAATGGAATGGGGTTGTGGTTCCAGCGCGACAGGCATATTCCCACTCGGCCTCCGTTGGCAGGCGATAGGTTTGTTGAGTGTTGGAAAGACGCTTACAGAATTCTACAGCCTCCACCCAAGATACCCCTATAACGGGTTTATTGAGAGCAACAAAGCGATCAGGATATCTAGCGGCGGGATTCGTACCCATCACCTTTTGATATTGAGCCTGAGTGACAGGGTAACGGCTCATAAAAAAAGTGGGAACAGTGACCTGGTGTTGAGGGCCTTCCTCTTCATAGTGATGCAATTCGTCCTCAGGAGAACCCATCAGGAAGGTGCCCCCTGGAATCAAGCGCATTTGATACTGCATCATGAAGTTAAAACTCCGAAGCTAGGTCTATAGTCCACCAGTCTTCATATTTCCAGTGTGGAGATCTAGCTCTGTCGGGATCTGTCACGCTAATAATGCTATGGGCTATCCCTTCCTCTGTTACCCAGAAGTTGTCCCTAAAACCGACAGGTAAAATGTACTCTTTAGTATTCGGGCCTTTTATTACAAGATCCCGAAAGTCATCATTTCTATTTACGAAAGAAACCGTTACAGGTCCTTCTGTGGAAACGATTCGAGCCGTTTCACCCCAGCACTCCACCTGGTACGCTTCGACTTCAAAGAAATATTTAGTCAAAATCACATTCAGTTTCATTAGTTTCTCTAGGGTAAACAACACGGTACAGAAGATCCCACAACTCTTCTTCCTCAGTAGTAAGAAAAAGAGGCCTTTTTTTATACCCTCTTCGAAGAGAGTACTCAAAAATTTTAGAGATTCGAAGTTTTTCCGGTGAAATCTCTAGAAAACTTCCCTCTCTAAAAACGAAGTAAAAGCCATTCTGATCTTTATAGTAGATACTACCCAAATGGCTAAGTAGACCTTCTTGCACTAGGTATCTACTCCATTTTTCAGGTTGCATCTCTACGTAGAGATTTGATTTGCAGGGCTTCTGACTTTGTTGGGATAATAGAGCTAGGGCCTGTGTTTTCGTGAGAGGAGTTCTATTTAAACACTCTTCACGAAAAGAAAGCCAGGTGTTTCTATAGGAGCGATTTCCTATCTTGGAGGCTTCTTCTCTTAGGGTCAGAAATTTCTTTTTTCTGCGAGAGCTGAAGGTCTTCCAAAGTGTCCAACAGTCCTGTTCTATCTCTTGGACAGTTTCTTGGGGAAAGTCAAACATGAATCTACTCCCAAATAGATTCTAGATCCTCAATAGACACCGGCTTTGAGGGCTTATACGGGTTTTCCAGTATTCTCTTTTCGATAAAGGCTGGCCTATGTCCCGTATCCAATAATTTTTCTTGATCGTGAATCCGACTAAAAGGGGTAATTTTTCTTTGACTATACCGACCCCCTTCGATGATTTCAGCCTTTAGCCCCCCTCTTTTCTTATATTGAGTGGTTCTAATTTCCCCCACTTCTTCTAATTGAGAGTAGAAGGTATTAACCCCATCTTTCTCAGCTACGGTCTCTGAGCTTTCTTCGACAGCTATTCGATAGAGCCACTGAAAGAAGAAGTACGGTACCTCCGTACTAACCGGGTAAGAATCCGGTATACTGACTGTCATCTTCACAGGCTTTCTCGATAGAGGCCGTGGAAAAAGGGTAGTCTCAAAATCGGAGAACACCTTCTTATTAACAATGAAGGCTGGGTAAAGGGGAGGCAATTCCCCAATTAGATAGGGAGTCACAAACTCCTGATTCTTGGGTCTAGTTCCCTTGAAGACGGCCTGCACCTCTCGGGTGATACCGCCTATTTTAGCGGTTCCCTGTAAAACCCACCGAGCAGGTATTTCACTTAGTAAAAAGTGAGAGGGATCATATTTTTCGGAGAGGGCTCTTCCAAATAGATCCATAAATTGGGGCCGGATATTGAAATCATAATCCTCTCTCATGAGAATTAGATGTTCCGCTAGGGCGTCTATAGAAGACTGGCCTTCTGGACTCTCCCACCAGCTTCTTAGATAGAATTCTAGTTTGCCGGAAGAAAGGGAAATGGTTTTAATCATGATGAAGAATCAGGTAATTTACAAAAACTATGACTGTAGAAATTCGAGAATTCTGAGTCCCTTAAAATACTCAGAACGGTTTCTCGAAAATCATTATTTTGAACCATCGCCTGCTGAATCAATTCGCAAAGAAGCCAGTACGGGGTGTCCCTCCAAAGGTCAAGAGACTCGGTGTTTAGGGACAAAGACGTTTCTAACTTTGTAGCGATCTTTAGGGATTGTTCCTCCGTCAAACGGTACGGAGAGACTATAAAAAGAGGCCTTCCCCCATAGTAAGTAAGAAGGCCTCTACTTATAAACTCGGTGGCTGTGGGAGAGAATCTCATTAGGGCACGAAAAAAACCAACGGGGAAAGCGGGACTCGAACCCACGACCTATCGCTTAGGAGGCGAGTGCTCTATCCAACTGAGCTATTTCCCCTAGCTGTCGCTGTTCTGTTTCTAGGTAGCGACATACCCACACGAGCGGCATGTAAATTACATTTTCTTCACTCCAATCGACATCTCTTGGCTGCTAGGGCTGAGCTTGCCCGTGCGTTTACCTCTCACCAGGGCTTAACGGTGGTGTCTGTGCCAACAGCCTGTTTCTTCGAGGGCTCACGCTATTGCAACAATGGGGTCTTTAGCCCCGATACACGGTCTTACCTCCATCCGTATCGTGTCACCTACATTGGTTCCGCCAACCCCTACCCACACGAATGTAAATTACAGATTTCTAGTGCTTTAGACACCGAATAAAGAGTGTTTTTTAAAGTCACTCTCATTAAAAACTTTACTTTGTTCTTGGAAAAGCTGCTTCGCTCTTCTGTGAACAAAAAATTGTTTTTGCCCCATTATTCCGATGGGATACCGATAGTTTCCATTCGATGTCATAAAGGCAATGGTGTTGCCTGCCATTCCCATCTTGGGACGTACACCATATCGGCAGGGATGGAAAACAGCCATCCACCCCATTACTTTGTAAAACTCATCCTCCGGTACCAGTACAAAATCCTGACTTTCCTGCGTGTTCAAAACAACCATTAGATTAGACTCTTAGTTCTTCTGGGTACAAGTATTCTAGAATGATGCTTTTCAGGTAATCCCTTGAATGGGGAATTCCCGGTTGAAGGGCAAGAGTTTTTTCTCCTCCTTCTAGATCCCAGGATTTAATCGAGAAAGAATTAGTTTCTTCGTCCATCTCAAACAGGATCTTATGACCCAGGACGGTCTCCCCGGTCATAATTTCCCAGTTTAGCTGGCGGCCAAGCTGGAAAGGGAGGGGTCGAATAGCTTCGGGAATTTCTGCCAGAGATTCCTCAACAAGCTCTCTTAAAAGCATCCTAAGAAAAGGGGGGAATATCCCCCCAGCTAAAAACAGCGGTGAGTCTTTTTTAAAGCGACTTACTCCAGGTCGCGGAAATTTCTAGGGTCTGTAAAGATCCCAAATTTGAGGATCGAGTTTCCCCTCATGAAAAGCGTTTTCGTAAAGACCCTGAGTGGCCCACTGGTCCCACAGGTCTTCCCCCCACTCTAGGTCACCCACTTCTTGAAGCAGGTCGATCTCATCTAGGTACCCCTTCTCAGGAATACGAAGTCCCTTTCCATGGAGGTACCCCTTGAGAGCAGTACTCTGCTCTTCGGAAGAGAGTCGGTGGAAAACCGTGTAATCTACGATAGTCATCAAAAAATCCTCAGTTCCAGTTACTTACGAAAAGAAATTTTTAGGTTTTAACAGGGAGAATTTCTTAACCCTGTGAAATTTTGAGTCTACTCTTCTTCCTCCTCTTCCCAGATCCAAAAATACTTTAAAACACCCCCGGATTGTCGGAGGGCTACGAGAAAACATTGATTTGGTTGAGCATTGTAAATACTAGGAGCCGTTTCTCTGGAAGTGCGGAATTGTATCTCCAGGTCTTTACTCACTAGCTGACAGGTTTCCACGTATCTTACGTGGCTAATTACTGTAGCCCCCCTTTGTTTAATCCAGGTTTTTACAGTTTTGGAGTTAGTGCCTCTTAGAGTCACTACTCTGTTGTAGGCGGGTAGGTAGTCCGATGGAATACCCCCTAAGATGTGTAGTACCGGGTTCATATACCGCCTCTCCTAATACTCTGAGTCTCTCGTATACTCTTCGAAATCGTAGTTTGAGACACCAGAAGAAGCCTCAAACTACGATTTTGAGCGGTGACTACTAGTTTCTTCAGGATGTTACCTTTTAGCTCTTTTAGTGTAGCCACTGATGTTAAAGTATGGGGTCAGAAGGCTGACACTAAATCCCCCAAACATGCTGCTAGTAGAGTTCAAAAAGTATAGTTGGAGCCTATTACTAAATAATGATCAGGTTCCACCTATCGGCCCAGCGACTTTTACCTCTTTTAATCATTCCCCTTTTTTGTATCCCACTAGCTTAGCTTCTCTAGTTCTTGTTGGAGCTTTTCAATCTGGCTCTTAAGGTCTTCTATTCTTTCTTCTCGTTCTTCCGCAGTCATAACCCACTTATCTAGAGTGGACTTATTGGCGGACATGAGAATATCGAGATTAATTAAAAAATCTTCTAAATAGCTATTATGGGACGTGGTGATGTACTCATAGCCGGGAAACTGCGCTAAGACTTGGGTATGAATACGCTCTAGCGTATCGCTATAGTCTGAGCACCTAGGAGCCCTATAAAAGCTACCGAGAATATTACTTACCATTTTTACAATTTTTGAATCCATTTTAACCCTTAATTATAATATAGTAGCCAGGAGCCCTAGGGTGATCGAATAACCCTAGGGCTCCTTTTAGTTACTCCCTAGCCCTGAGGTAAGTAGTAACCCATATTCTCCATCAAGTGGAGATATCTCTGGTGGACCTGTTTCACCCACTGATTCCAGGTCAGACCCGATT